TATAGCGTATGGACAGGTTCGTGGTAAGTGCCACTTAAACGAAGAGAGAGAAAAAGAATATGTTCAGTCTTCTGAAATCATTCGTAAGAGAATGGAAGATTACGTCAAGGAGAAACAAGATGCTCTCATACCCGAGTGTGCCTGTGGCACCGGAGGTATATAGCAAAATGCTTAAGATGTTCATCCTCATCAGACGAGATATACTTCCGTTAACTCATTGTGCTGTACAGAGTAGCCACGCGGCTGCCGAGTTTATGGCACAACACGGACAGAAGCCCAAAGTCATTGATTGGGTGAACAACCACAAGACAATGATTCTTCTCTCCGCAACGGATAACGAAATTGCAAGCATAAAGGCACTCTATGACAGAATGGAGTTATCATACACCACCTTCATAGAACCCGATATGTCTAACGCAGAAACCGCAACTGCTTTTGAACCCATCGACAACGAAGTGTCCAAAGCTATTTTCGGTAAGCTGTCGCTTTTGAAGTAAATTACAAGACCTCCCTTCAGTGGGAGGCATATGCCCCTAAAGTGTAGATATCGACACACCGGTTTTGTACTCCGGAAAGCCATGTGAGAGTCGTGGTGGGGGCACCATTATGCTACTTTAACACAGTGGTAGTGTATCTGTTTTGTAAACAGAAGGTCGGGAGTTCAAATCTCTCAAGTAGCACCAAGCTTTATTAACAAGGAGAATTACATGAAACGCAGTCGAGTATGGCGCAGATCACAGACGAAACGAGTTGCAGACAACCGTTTAAAGTTTTTGAAGGAAACGGATAAGAAACGAGTTAAGTATTTTGAAAATGAAAAAAATAGGCTTGCCGTCAAGCATCCCTGTGACTGTGGTCGTACTGACTGCGGGTTATGCCACGGGCATAAGATTCCTGGCTGTGCTTCCAAGTGGAAGGATGAGCATGGTCTTCTCGAAGAAGTTATTCGTAAAGAAGTTCAAGATGACCTTTCGGAAAGTTGATGTAAGTCCTTATAAACATTACAAACTACGCAATGGTAAAAATACTTATTGTATTTTTCTCAGGACATGTTAGAATACGCATATAAATAAAGATAGAACATTATGATTAACCTCCTACCCACCCATCAGCCAGTCCAGCAACTCCAACCATCATGGTTGTCGAGTCGCCGTCTCTCTGATTTTATTACTCAGGAGTCAGGTAAGTAAGAGAAAGACCTAAAAATAGGCACCCTCTGAAAACCCTGACTCAAAAAGTCGGGGTTTTTCTTTTTACAACATTATAAGCGTAGTTTGATTATGGAAGGTAGAACCAGTGTGGTACTGGAATTCTTTGCTAAAGAAATTGTTCCCTTTAATGGGAATGGAGTTCGATTCTCCCACCTTCCACCAAAACCAGAGAAGTAGTCATTGTGACGGTTACTTCCATTATAAGGAGCAGGATGTAGGTTCGAATCCTACCCTCACCACAAACGGTGAGGTAGCTCAACGGCAGAGCGGCAAAAACACTGTTGCTCCCAATCTCTTCTCTGGTCTTATGCTGCTCTAGTATACTGGTATTACACCTGCTTGGTATGTAGGGAAACAAGGTTCGATTCCTTGGAGCAGCACCAATTTTATAAATATGAATACATGGATAATATTCATAAACATCTCCAAGAAACTTGGAAGAAACTTGAAGAAGCCAATTTAACACCAACAAATGTTGATTCGACTGCTATTATCCAATCTGGATATTCACGTAAGAAAAAAATATTGTATATTAGGTTTGAAGGCGACCCTTCTGTAGTATATGCTTATAACAACATATCAAGATTCTTAAAAGATAAATTTAAATTTTCACCAAGTAAAGGTCAGTTTTTTCATAAGTTTATCAAAGATAAGTTTGATTTTGATAAGATACTTGGCGGTTAATTTCATGGAGTAGAGAAGCATCGGGGAGATGCGTTCGCCTGGAAAGCGAAAGGTCGCCGCAAGGGGGCAGAGTTTCGATTACTCCTTACTCCACCATTGATATATCATATACCATAGTTATAATAGGTGTATGACACAGGAAAAGATATACATCAAGCAACTCGAAGAAGAAAACGAGAAGCTCAGAGAAAAAAATGAGAGCCTTCTCAAACTCGCTGATGATATCGTGAGCAACAAAGCAATCCGAGCCGAAGAAATAATAAACTTGGATGTTGCCTTTTGTAGCTGGATAGTTCCTCGTCTCAAGATGTATCTTCATAAGATGCATCCAGATGATAAGCAAGACAAGAAACTTGTCAGGGACTTGAAGGCAATGATAGATGGCTTCTCCACTGTTACTCGTCTTCCTAGTAAAGAGAAACCTCAAGTATATCCATCTTTATGTGCGGAGGACGCAAAGATGTTTTTAAAGGCTCAAAAGCTATTTGAAAAAAGATTAGGTAGATTATGGATGTAGGCATGGATAGATGGCAGAGTAGGTCGATTGCGTCGGTTTTGAAAACCGAAGTGCCTTTTAACGGGCACCGGGGGTTCGAATCCCTCTCTATCCGCCAAAGTTTTGGAGTCACGGGAACAAGGTGTTCAATCGGTTTCGAAAGCCGTCCCCAGGCTTGAAGGTCTGGACTGTTCGATTCAGTGTGATTCCGCCAGCAAAGCTTCTGTGTGATACACTCCTGATGTATGTGTGTCGCTCCTATTGTATTACACAGAAGACCTCTTATAGTAGAGCCACGAAGCGAATGCTTCGTTTAACAACTCTATAGCGTAGTTTGATTTATGGGCGATTAGTTCAATGATAGAACATCTGATTGACGTTCAGAATACAGGGGTTTGATTCCCTTATTGCCCACCATGCGTAGGTTTGTAGGCTCGCTTCCACTAACGCAAGCAACCTTCATCTTTTGGGGGAGTACGCTAATGGCAAAGCGACTCGTTGAACAAACGAATTTTCTGTGAGAGATAACGTTACTCACAATAGAGAATTCAACCCACGATGCTCATACGGAGTAATTACCCAACGAGCGTAAGGCGTGGGACTTAACTGATAAGTTCCGATGAGGCATGTTGGTTCGAATCCAACCTCCCCCACCAAGTAGCAATCGTCTAAACATAAAGACACATCAAGGGGAAATAAAGAGCCTAACTACGGGGGTTGAAGTCCCACGATTAAGTTCCCAGGACGGGTAGTTATCTTGATGATGAATGCGGCTTATGTAGCCGTCTTGCTACAATCTTTTTCATGGGCAATGCTCCGAGAGCAATCATCGCTTCGAACGAAGATCAGCGTGGGTAAGCACCACGATTGCCTGCCATTCTCATACCCCGGTAGTATAACAGAAGAACGTCGGTCTACGAAACCGAAGATGAAAGGTGCGAGTCCTTCCTGGGGTGCCAGCAGACCGTGTGGCGGTAGCGGTCTTAAAATATATCCACCACCAAAATCTCCATGTCGAGGGGAGAATAAATCCACTTGGACCCGGAAGGGGATCCTTAACGCCGCTGTTCAGCCAGGGTAGCACCCTGTCTCCTATAAGATCATTCATTTCCTTCAATGGAAGAACCTTATTTGAATGCTCATGGACCGATGCGTGAAGTTGGTACATTTTTGGGCAAGAGTCTAGCTGGTATGCTAGTGCAACTCTGATAAAGTTGTTGAGGTCGGGTTCGATTCCCACCTTGCCCACCAATAAGGAGCATGAAACGGCTCCGCCCCACTCAAGCCTCTCTAAGATGCTCAACCATGAGTGGTCGTTCAGTAGCACCATACCAGCCTCTTAACAATGCAGAAACGGTGTGGTCTTTTGGGTCTAAAATGTAGATAGCGACATATCGGATTGTCGATCCGAAAAGGGGAGCGCAAGTCTCCCTAGACCCGCCATTATGGCTCCATAGCTCAGCCTGGGAGAGCAATTGCTTGTCACGCAATAGGTCGTGGGTTCAAACCCCACTGGAGTCGCCAAGTTTGAAGCTAAGAGTATCTTTGGTGTAACGGATGCATACCCGCTTATGACGCGGGAGGAACGGTTCGATTCCGTAATGATACTTGATAGGGCAATGAGGACGCTCAAAGCTGCTTTACTGTGGACGATCCCCGCCACAATAATTATAGAGGGTTGGTAAAGGGCATCTCCGTTAGCTACGGAATGCTACACAAGTAGTACCCCAAGCTACTTAAAAGTGGATGATCTTCGCCACTATAATGATAGAAAGTCAGTTAAGGTTCTGCAAAAACCTAGCGGGATTGGTGAAGTGGTTATCACACCGGCAGTTAAGCCGGAGTCAGAGGTTCGATTCCTCTATCCTGCATATGCCTGTCTAGCTTAAATAGTAAAGCACCCGCCTGAAGAGCGGACAAACCCGGAGCGTTACCGGGGGCAGGCACCATTTTTTACTCCGTAGGATAAATACTTATGGAGGCTCTATGAAAGTTGCATTCTTAAAGGGAACGGGAATACTTGACAGACTCATCCAGTTCTGGACATTCTCAAAGTATTCCCATTGCGAGCTTATATTTTCTGACGGTTCCTCATTTGGGACTTCTCTCACTTCTCCCTTTAAGACACAATTTACATATAAGATGTACTTCCATCAGCATTGGGATATAGTTGAAGTTGATGTTCCACCAGAAAAAGAATTGTTGATTAAAGCTTTCTGTTGGACACAAGTAGATAAGAAATATGACTGGAAAGCTATTTTCTTTTCCATGATTCTTCCCTTCAGAAAGGAAGATCCTAGTAAGTGGATATGCTCAGAGATATGTGTAGCTGCTTTCCATGTTGCCGATTACTTCGGTGGCATAAAAGCATGCACAGTAAATCCTGGGAAGTTTGCTAAGTTGATTAAGTCGATTAAGAAGTAAGTTACTGGCACGTAATTCAACAGCAGAATGCGGGTTTCTGACACCCGACGTAGTAGGGGCAGCACCTACCGTGCCAACCATTTCATTGGGGGTTCGTCTAATGGTAGGACGAGAGACTTTGATTGTTATAGGAAACAATGTGGTTCAAGTCCATAAACAGTCGCCAGGATCTCTCTGTGGGGGTTCGAATCCCTCACTCCCAACTATCATTGGCTCATGATGTAACAGCAGCATACAACGCTTTGAACGTTTTAGTCTAGGGGCAGAACCTAGTGAGCCAACCAGTTTTTATCGGTAGGATATATAAATACATGGTATAATATACTACCGATAAGGAGAATATATGACAAGAAAAAAGAGAAGCATAATTTGGAAAATACCAAAAGAAGAATTCGCTAGATTAGTAGCATCATCTAACACTATAAGCGAAATACTAAAATATGTCGGAATGGAAAATAAAGGAGGAAATTACAAGACAATTAAAAATAGATGCATCGAAGAAAAAGTAGATATTTCACATATAGCACTCGGCGTAGGTTCCAATAAAGGTAGAAAATTTAACGCCAAGAAGAAACCATTATCACAGGTATTAACCCAGAATTCATCATACGCTAGACATTATCTTAAAAAAAGATTGGTCAATGAAGGATTACTAAAATACGAGTGTAGTTGCTGTGGGAACAATGGAGTATGGTTGGGTAAGATAATAACTCTTCAATTAGAACATAAGAATGGAATACATAATGATAACAGAATAGAAAATCTATGTTTCTTATGCCCAAACTGCCACTCTCAAACTTCTACTTTTTCTGGTAAAAATAAACAATATCACGCAAAAAGACATAACTGTGACGAATGTGGGTGTGTAACAACAAAAAATAAAAACAATAAATGTCTAAAATGTTCTTGTAAGAAACGCCGTAAATTTGAAGTTAGTAAAGAGCAGTTAATGGATGATGTTAGCAAAATGCCTATGACTAAAATAGGTGTAAAATACGGGGTGTCTGATAATGCAATAAGAAAAAGATGTAAAATTCTTGGAATTGAAATATAACCTGGGCGTAGGTCAACAGTAGACGGCTCCTTTTGGAAGGGAGAAGAAGTTGGTGCGACTCCAACCGCCCAGACCATTTTCTTTTTATGTGATATAATAGTTTCTGATGTGGGTGTAGGAAAGTCTGGTATTCCGCTTGCTTTAGTTACCTAATAGTAACTGCCAGGGAGCAAGAAATCGCAGGTTCAAATCCTGTCGCCCGCACCATTTTCCCTTTGACAGAGTTGGAGTTGAAACTGTCATGTCGCAAGAGGATAAGCGACTTTAAGAAACCTCAAGTTTTGTTGACCGAACCGAAATGTCGGCTTAGAAGCAGCCATCATTTAAAGAGTACGGGCGCTGTATAGAAATGAGCAAGCATACGACTACTACAAGGAGTCTTGAAAGCAAGCCTTAGAGCAAGCTATAAAGACAGCCGATAAAAAGGAAGACCGAGAACCACTTGTAGCCAGCGTATGAGTAACTTGTCACATCAACTCCAAGTATGGGGTTCCCACCGAGTGAGGCGAGTAAGATTGGTTTCGTAAGAAATCCGCCTCTCTTTCATACGCAGAGCAATCTATTGCTCGTCAAAGTCCACACGAGTGGATTATGTGTGATTGTGGGTGTATAATAGATAGTAAAGCAAACCACCGTTTTAGCGTAACAGCACACCGGATGGGTCAACAAAGATTTTATACATGGGTCGTACAATGGTAGTACCTTGGATTCCAAACCCAAAGATGGGAGTTCGATTCTCTCCCCATGTGCCAAAGTAAGTATGTCGATGGTCGCTAGTAGGTTCGAATCCTACCGTATGCAGAGATGCATATCCACGGTGGAGGGGCTGCATGCACCCCAATGATGTCGGGTTCGACTCCCGAGCATACTTATGTTTTCTTGTCGTATGTGCCGCAACGAGCAGACGGACTGGGCTGAAGACCTAAACGAAAGCATGGTCCAAACCTGGGGCTTAGCAAAAATGAGAAGGAAACAACTCATGGACGCTTGAGCGTGTAGGTGCGAATCCTACCATCGACACCACGTTGAGTAGTGGCGGAAAGAGCGGGTTCAATTCCCGTAGTAGACGCACCCTCGTTTTAGAGGGAACTTGGACCAGCATGCATCCAAGTATGTAGGTGCAAGTCCTACCCTCAACACCAAATCAAAGCTGGATAAACAACTCGCCCCGCCAACCTTCACCTGTCCTCGTAGGGGACAGCAGACTTCTCTCCAGCATCCGAAAGGATTTGAGGGGTTAGAAAGGTAAAAGACCTTCCGTAATAGCTGAGCGTGTCAGCGGCGGGGCACCATCTCATGTTGAGTAGTGACTAAATGAAACGAATGATTGCCTATGAAGAGGTAACATCTGTAGTAGACTTCCTATGAATAAAAGGAAATACGGAAACAGAAAATCTGTATTGTGAAGGTGCAACTCCTTCTCTCAACACCAAAACGGCTTTCTTACAATTTCTTACTCCGTTGCGCTAAAGTAACGAAATTGATCATGGGCAAGTGACGTTATAACGAATGGCACAGTTTGCCGTCTCAAACACGGTCGTTTTGTGGGTTCGAGTCCCACCTTGCCTACCAGCGTCCAGCGTATCATCCCAACTGTGTACGAGCGAACTGGACATTAAGCAATATCGCAGCGATTCGCAGCATAAGACGATATAGCAGTGGGACCATCCGGAAGATTGGCTGAGTGGTCTATAGCAGCAAGTTACTAACTTGAAGTACCTTAACGGGTACCGGGGGTTCGAATCCCTCATCTTCCGCCAAATAAATCATGGGGGTGTGATGTAACAGCAGCCATGCAACGCTTAGAACGTTGTGGGAGAAATCCCGTGCAGGTGCAATTCCTGTCGCCCCTACCATTCTATAAATAACTCGGTATAATAAGGAATACATATGGACACCATCTTAGAGTCGCTAAAAGAAACTTACATTGCTATGGAGAAACAGGAAGAGATTCCTCTTGAGTTTCCCAAGGCACCAAAGAGTGATATTAGAACAACTGGCATGATGGTTGTTATGTTCGAAGATTGGAATATGAACGGATCTTCGCCTTATAAGTTTGTTGTTGAGACGAGCAAATTCCGCAAGATTCAGAGTTTGCTTGGCTTGGGTGACTATGGTGGAAAAATGCCTCCTGCCACCATATTGTCCAGCATAGAATCGCTCGTATCCAATGTCGAGTCACAGTCATTATCTGACGGTGGTGACATGGCAAGCATCTATGCTAAGGTGACAAAAGTTGACAATGCTATGAATATACTACAGGCTCTCAAGAAGATTGCCGAAGTAGCCGAAGTAGCTGGAACAGATATCAGAGCAGTCAACGCTCAAGTTGTTTAAGTTAATATTTTATTTGTATTACTGGCATCCTCGTGTATAAATACATATAGGGAGGATGCCAGTATGAGACATCGAAAGTACACCAAGGAAATACTAGAAGAAGTTGTGAAAAAATCAACCTCAATATCAAATGTTTTAGCAAATCTGGGTTTGGCATATAGTGGTGGAAATCATAATCATATAAAGAGTTTAATTAGATACTTCAATATAGATATATCTCATTTTACTGGGTCTGCTTGGTCACGCGGGAAAACCTCCTTGACTGATATGAGAATAAAAATGCAGGCTATAAGAGTAAGAAAATCAGACGAAGATTTTTTCTGCGAAAATTCAACCCCCGCAAGTGGTTATATGATTAGTAAGCGTCTATTGGAAAATGGAAGAGAATATAAATGCGAAAAATGCAATAACGGCGACACGTGGATGGGCGAAAAGATAACATTGCAAGTAGACCACATTAACGGCATTCATAATGATAATAGAATAAACAACCTTAGATTTCTATGCCCAAACTGTCATTCACAAACATTGACATGGGGTAATAAAGGAAAACTTCAGAATACTAAACAAAAAAATTTATTAAAGGAAAACGACCAGAAGTTACGCTTCGAAAAAAAGTGTAAAATGTGCGGGTGTGTGGTGTCGAAAAAAAGTAAAGGAGTTTGTGCAAAATGCTACAATGAAAATAGAAAATGCGGTGAATTTATAATTAGTGAAAATAATAAAAAGTTTGATGTTTCTTCATGTGATTTGACGAAGTATATAAACGAAATGCCGTTAACCAGCGTAGCTAAAATGTTCGGTGTTAGTGATAATGCAATACGCAAAAGATGCAAAAAACTAGGGATTGATATTCCAAAATTCCCTAGAGGTTATTGGCTAGAAAAAAATATGTGCGTGTAACCCAATTGGCACGAGGTATTACGTTGAGGGCGTAAGTGTTGGAGGTTCGAATCCTCTCATGCACACCATTTTATGGGGATGACACAGATTCGACAGGATCGTGGAAGTATCTCTTGCAAGTAGTGGAACATGTGGTCACTTAAAAAACATGTAAAAAAATAACTGATGACTCAGTTGAATACGCAATGGCAGCTTAATCGCTCCTTGCCAGAGTCCCAAGGATATCTCGACTTGGAAACTCTGTAACATAGGGGTTGCTTCTTGGCAATGTAACTGACAGTTACCCAAGATTAAGACAACTGTGAGTTGCGGATATGCGTTATTATCCTAGTCCCGTGCCAGGACGATCAACAAGAAGCATCTTTGGAGTTTAAGTCTAAACTTCTAAACTTGTAGACGGAATATGAAAGTGATTTTGGACTGCGGGGCAGCACCGCACATCTCCACCATTCTAAGCACGGTGGGTATAGGTTATATAGTAAACTGGGAGACTGTGAATCTCCATAAGCGATTGCAAGTATCGCTATCCACCCCATTCATGGTGTACGAGGTCCAACGGCAGGACATCAGATTGTGACTCTGAGCGCCTTGAGCGCAATGCGGGTTCGAATCCCGTCGTATACCCCACTATTTCTTTTTAATGATGACTGTTGTTTTCTCGCTATTTGGTCTATTATCGACTCTAACGGTTGGTTCGAGTGCCTCATCTCGCTCACTTAAATACTCAGAAATTTTGACCATATGGGGAACATCAATCTTTCTTAGGGCACTAATAACACACCTTGGGCATAGATCATCAAATGGATTTTTTCCAAAGATGGCTCTAAGTGACCGCAAACTTGGCATATATAACCGCTACTTTTCTTACTAATAGCTGGCAATAAATGCGACGGAGTGGCTGTATATTCATCGGTCCCGTACTTTCGCGATGAATCAGTCATAACATCATTATTTATAACCTCTTATGTAACAATTGAAACACTCTTGGGATGTCGTGGAATTGGGAAACAGGGACACATTATATGATTGTGCGTCAGTAGCAGCTTTACATGGGCTGGGTGTATTTGACACCTTATGTCTTCGTACTGAACCCCGTGTTGTCTTCGAGAACTCAATTTAGCGACAACAAAAACTCGCCTCCCTCTGAAAGAGGAAAGAAGCCAACCCAAGTATCTTAAAATCAAACTACGCTCACATACTCCTATAAATAACACTATCAGGGGTATTTAATATGCGTGATATTGTTCTTGAGAATCTTAAAGCAAAGTATGCTGCTATCAATGGGTCAACTACTCTAACCGAATCTAACAAGAGATACTTGACAGAAGCCAAAAAGAGATACTCTCATCTTACTGAAAGCTACCTCTTAGAAAATAAGCCAGTTATTGATAATATACGCACAATGAGTGTCTCTACTAGAGACATCATGAATACTCTACATATTAGCTTTGCAGCAGCTAGAAACCTCAAGAAATCATATGACGCTTTCGCCATCGCAGAGCATTTCGCCCGCGTTGAAACAGACCCGGAAACTTTTAATAATAAGCTGAACGAGTCTTGCAAGGTAATCCTTGAGCTTGAGGGTGAATTCGACCCCAACAAGACTTTGGGTGGCGGAATGGACTTCACATCTGGCGCAGACCAATTTGATCCCAACGCTCGTATTGGTGGCAAGGGTGACTTCGGCGGCGATGCTAAGGCACAATCAAGGGCTAAACCCGGTGAAATAAAGTCAAAGGAAGAAAAGAAAAAAGGATTCTTGACCAAGGTAAAGGAATTCCTAAAGAAGACTGGTGAGATTGTCAAGAAGGTTGCAACCACAAAGGCAACCTATAAGGTTCTTGCTATTGGCGCTGTTATGGTTATTTTGGGCGTTGTAGCCGCTGCAATCGGCGGCTGGGTTGCTGTTGGATTTGGTGCCATCAAGGGATTGCTTGGTTTGTTCTCAATCTATAAGGGATCTAAGGAACTCATCAAGACAGCAGATTTCGCACAAGGCAAGAAGGGAATTGCTGGCGTTGGCGAATGGATTAAGAAATCCAAAGACCCAAAGAATGCTGCTCGTCTCATATTAGCAGTTTCCCAAGTTGCTCTCGGGGCATGGGGAGCGTCAAGTGCAGTAAGTGGGATTATGAATGATATTGCCGTAATGGACGCCATGAAGATGTATAATCCCGAAGGCAGCGTTGATTTGAATCTTGCACGCTCTGGTGATACTCCGGTCCAAGGAGTGTCTCCTGAAGCAAAACCAGAAGTGGCTCCAGAAGTAGCTCCGGAATCTCCAGAGGCACCAAAGGCACCAGAAGCCCAGGTAGCAGCCGCTCCTGACCTTAATAAGTTCACTAATTATGGAGCATCGAAAGCAGAGGCACTCCAGACGACTATTCAAAAAGCAGCTATGAGCGGAAATGTCGAGGAAATGAGCAAACCATTCAATGCTCTAGCAAACCAAGTCGGTGAAGCAGTTAGAGCAGGAAAGATAACATCATCTCAGGGAGAAGCTATATTCAAAGGGTTTGCGAACCAAGTTCATAGCGATAATGGTGGAATACCAGCAGATTCTATCTTGAAAAAGATGTTATCTATCGCTAAGATCTAAGTAACATCATGGAGTGTATATCCACTCCTAATTTTGTCACGATTTCCAAATGCAATATAAAAGCTCGCAAGCTATAAACAAATAGTTTCTTCATAGTGTATCATACACTTTTTAATAAATGATTGACAAATAATAAAAAACATACATAATATATAAATGGATTCCAATACTTTAAGAAAACAAAAAATAATCTTTATTAAAGAAGAACTAAAGAAGTTTTCTATAATAAAAAGAAAATGCAAATATGCCTATAAAAATTGGTATAGAACTGCCAAGAATATAGTTTGGAAATCGCCAAAATTCAAAGAAATGAACGATAATTATTATTTTAGCCACTATGGAAAATTTTATATAACATGTTTACATATATTATATAATAAAATAACACACGAAAAGAATTACAAACAACATACAATTAAAGTAAATGAAAATGTATATTCAGATTCTATTAAGACAATAGATATATGGATTGAAGAGAAGATTAAATATAAGGAAGATATAAAATAATATAATTTGTTATGTTATAATATTCAACAACGAGGTATTAATATGTCAAAAACTAATTTTGTCATCTATGTGCGTGAGGATCTTAAACCAGAGATTAAAGAAAAAATATCTGGTTGGAACTTATCGGATGTTATTAAGCAACTTAACATTCCAGATGGAAAAATCACTGGATATGGAAAAGACGTCGTAACTATAACAGAAACTACTAATGCAGTTGGTGCATCTTTAAAAATGACTATGGGGCAGTGGTGCGTAGTAGAATCATTTGTCGAAGTACATCCTAAAATAACTGCTAATCTTGGTCCAGTTGCTAGGGGTGGATAATGGTTGATATTCGGGCATTTGGGAAAAAAGAACTTGCCGATGCTGGGATTAAATTCATCTCTATTCCAGTTTTGTCGATTCCTTATCTTGATAAGACATTTTACGCAAAAACTTTATGGTGTAATTCGGTCGATGATGTGAAGGCAAAATTATCGAAATATACTCCAGTTATCATATTTGACCATACTGGAAAATATGGCACTGATTCAGTAAGAGGGTTTGCCGAAAAACTCCCAAGAGACTGGAAGAGTCCAACGGCAATATTCGTGAGAGTAATTCAAGATCTAACATCTGATACATGGTCCAAGATAATGTCAAATATTTTGGAACCAGAAAATATAAATTTTACTTTTAAGTGGGACTTTGAAAACTATACACATCCTAATATTGATATATTTAATAAGAAAACAGAGAACATAAAAAAAGTGCAGCTTTCTTACGATGAAAAAGAGAGACTTGAGTATGCCAATGCTCACAAAGCCCATAAAATATCCTTTAAAAGATAGTGTGTGATACACTGTTTTTAACGGAAAAATAACTCTTGATTTAATATAAATAAACTGTATAGTTGAAAAATACAGAAGAGGAATATAGTCATGGCACACATACCAAGCTGCCTTATACTTAACGCATCAAACGAGTTTCTTTGCGTCCGCAAGTGGCGCAAGGCTCTAAATCTTTTGAACAAGACCTACATTCCCGAAAGCATTGCAAACGATGCTTCTCTCCCACAGTATGCCAAGGAAATGAAGAGACTTCCAAAGATGGAAGTACTGGCATGGTTTGACGAGTCGGAAAATGTCCGCTCGTTCAGTGGGACACATCGTATTCCTGCCGTCATGCGCCTAACCTACTGGACAAAGACGAAGAAGAACTCGGCTAACCGCCTAAACGCTCCTTCGCTTCGAAATGTCTTGATAAGGGACAATTTCACCTGTCAATACTGTGGTGCCAAGATTGGAATGCGATCCGGAACTCGTGACCATGTTATACCACGAAGCAAGGGTGGAAATGACGTTATAGAAAACGTTGTTGCTGCCTGCCGTCGTTGCAACAGCGCGAAGGACAACCTTTCTCTCCGTGAATTCGAAGAGAAGTTTGGATTCAAGCTTGCCAACAAGCCTCGCGCCCTCACCGAAGAGGAAAAGATCATGGCAGCTTTGAAGGGATTTAAGTCCAGAGAAAAGAATGTCTGGATAAAGTGTCTCGAAGAAAACGGAATATCCCTCTGGTGAAAACAAAGGCTACTACAAAGTAGCCTTTGTTTTTTTATAAATGTCGATATAATAACATTATGTCAAAACCATTTCGCGCCAGAAATCATTATGGGATTCCCCCATCTAATGTTCCTAGAATATTTAAAGCTGGGGCACGTCATTACTTACATCCAAAATTAGCAATACTTGATCAGATAGATTGCGTCTTAGAATACTATCCAGATATGAAGACCATGGTTGTATCCTACGAGCCATTAATGGTTAAAAAGGACTATACTGATTACGAAGAATTGATTTATACGAAATCAATCATGAGTTCAACTGTTGATTTCATCGTGGAGATTATCAGTAGAGACTGCCTAAGACCGAAAAATAAAGAAATACAAAATTCACTAAACGGAGATAATGAATGATATATTATTGCAATGAAGATGAAGATTTTGTTGTTGGGGTTCACAGTGTTGATAGAGATGAAGATAATATTGCAAGAGTTCTTGGAAAGATAGTTGAAATGGATCTTGTAGAATGTGAATCAGACCAATATTCAGATTTCGAAGAATCTTCATTCTCACACGACACCATCATCATAGAATGGAGCCAGTTAGAAGCTTTTTCCGATATCGTGTCCTCTCTTTCTCCCAAAAAAATAGCTGTATATGTAGTATTTTAAAATGTCAAAATACCAAATAATAGAGAAATTCGGAAAGAAGCAAAAAGAAGGAATAACTCTTTCTACTTCATCTATTGATACGATGGAAAAATGCCACTATCAATACTATCTTCAATATATAGCAAAGATAAAAGTACCAGATGACCAAACAGCATTGGTTTTTGGGCGCATGTTACACATAATAATCGAAAACTATAAAGGCGGTGCTGGCGAGGAAATAAAGGGATTATTAAAATTATTCAAAGAAGATGAAAATCTTAAGGAAAAATACTGGAATAAGTTAAATCCCGAATATAGAGCTAAGATTGCAAAGGCAGCATACAACACTAACTTTTACTTGACAAAAAGATACCCACAGTGCAAGGGAATAAAACACGAAGAGCAGTTTGATCTATATGATATTGACAACGTAGATGGAAAGAATATTCATGTTCAGGGAAAAGTTGATGGTATATATGAGATAAACAACAAACTATTCATAACAGATTTTAAAACAGGAAAAAAGAAGAAAGATCACAGCAAGCAGCTTGGATTTTATCTTTATGTTATTAATAAGACAACCAAAGATAAAAAGATTGTAGAAGCAACGGGGGAGATTGTTAATTTATGTCTCGAAGACCAAACGAGCGTAGATGAAGTTTTGGAATACTATAACCTAGAAGAATTTGACATTATACGCGCCGAAAATAGAGTCAAAAGGGCTATAGAAACATTAAAAACAAACGGCATACAGCTTGAAGATTCGAATAAATGGGTCAAAAAACCACAAAGACTATGCAATTGGTGCAAGTACTATAAATCCGGTCACTGTGATGGAAAATAGGGTATTGATTAATACGATTAATATTGTATGATATTGTTATGAATGAAAGGTTCATTCGGTATTATAAAAACACAGGAGAAAAATATGTCTAACACTAAAGTTATCGTCAGCGAATATTACATTGTGCGTGACCGCACCAGCGGTGGAGCTTATCTCGCCCGCAGGCGCAGCAGCGTCAATGCCAACCAGCCCAAGTATCGCTGGGCAAAGGGATTCCGCAATCAGGCTATCAGAATGCAGTCTTATGACCGCGCTCAGAAGGCTCGTCTTCGTTATGGCGGAGAAGTTGTCCGTTGCGTTAAGGTCACATTGCCAAATGTGGCATCTGCGACTATACAGACTGTAGTCGGCGCTGAATAAGTAAAAATAAAAACTAAAATTACAGTTCCCACCCAGGTTTAACTTGGGTGGGTTTTTATTTATTGTTATAATATAGTGATGGGACAGACAATTAATCCAGAAATACTAGTTTATATTCGTGAAAATATAGCGTTCAGACAAGATATAATAGCCCACTTTCCACAGCTTAGTAGTTATGTTGATTCATATATTGCAGATAATAAATGTAGTTGTAAAAATACCATACTGAAGTATATGTGGGATAGTAGAGACAGCAAAGAATTCTATATACTCCAAAGTAGCTGGCAGGATATAATGTTCATCGTTGGAGATGATCCGACATCTCTGTTAAATATAAATAAAAGAGAGATGTTTGGAGAAGTTGTAATAATACCCTCGACAAAAGAGGCTTACCGCAACCTTATCCGACGAGCAAGAGAAGAACAGTGGATATTCCATGGATTCACTGTTACTGAGTCAAGAAGAAAATGGAAGGTATATTTTTACTAATGGGGAATAAATGACGCCAAGCGAAATAGATGCAAATTCATTCGGGAAAGAAGACTACGACTTTCCTGGCAACTACAGAGCCATAGTAGAAGATAACGAAGATCCTCTTCAGCTTGGTAGAGTTCGCGTAAGAATATCTGGAATTCACTCTCTTGATGTTAACGAGACTCCGGTCGATCATTTGCCGTGGGCAGAACCATGCTTAGCGATGTATTATTCTGGTGGTAAGAACCTTGACAATAAAACAGGCAAAGATTCTGATAGATATAAACCGGGTGGTGGCAGCAACTTTATCCCACCGCAGCGAACATCTGACGATCTAACTATATCTTTCGTAGATCCTATACAAGAAAGCGACGGAACTGGTGGAATATACACTACTCCCCGTAAGGGATCACAAGTATGGGTATTCTTTGAAAATAATGATCATACCAGACCACAATACTGGTCTTTAGCACCAAAAAAAGATGACTGGGTGAAACAGAAAAATAAGCTCGTAAATGAAATAAAAATCAAAAAGGACAATGTTAAGTTTTGGCAAGACAACATTGACCCACTTATTGATAAAGAAGAACATAAAGGAAAGTTCACCACAACTCAAAACGCTAAGATAAAGACAATCAACGAAAAACCAAAAATAGAAATTTTCAATATTGACGATATTGAAAATTATCATATAACAAGCTATACATCTCCCGGTGGTGTTACGCATATTATCGTGAATAAAGACAACCTAGAGAAACATTACATAATTCACAAGGGAACTATTGAATATATAGAACATAACGGTCAACGTAAGATAATGGTGGGGAATAATGGATTCAAGGATAGTAACAATGCCGGAAAGGCAAATGACTTAGAAAACCTAGTAGCCAATAATTATGAATTACATATAGGCGGCGATTTTGAAATATTTGTAAACAAAAGTAAATCTATTCAAGTAGAGGGCGACTATCAGTTAAATGCCAATAAAAACATAGGAATTGTTTCCAGAAACGGCAATGTTAACATTGTTGTAGAAACGGGGGATGTCAATATAGATACAGGGGGCAATACAAATTTAAACGTCAAAGGAAATGCCCAAGTTCATGTCGAAAAGGATTTAACTGCAAAGGTCGAGGGTAAATTGACAGTTGAATCAGTGGGAAAGACCTCTATAAAATGTAATTCGGATCTTTCCGTAGAATCTTCTTCTAATATAAGCTTTAAAGCTGCTGGTGATATAAACTTCGAATCCGGCGCATCCCTAAACATATCTTCATCATCCGACACTTCTTTCAAGTGTACCCAATACAGCGTCACATGTACCCCAAGTGGATTCCATGTCAACGCAGGATCCACATTCAGAATAGATCAAGCTGGATTTGGTGGTGACAAGATGTGTAGCTCACATACGATAAATGCCCGCCACCCAGGAGCTTTCCCTGGACCAATAGCCGGATTTGCAATGCCATACCCAGGAACACCAATACCTCCTAAGCCGCCTATACCTCCGGATCCGGTCAAATTTGTAGCAGGAACAGAAACAACGCTAGAACCGCCAAACCCGCCAGCCTACGAAGACAAACAAGGAAATTCTGTATCGCGACCTCCACCGCAGCAACCAACTATTAAAAATGATACATTCCTTGGTAGAGAAGTATAATATATAATTTGTATAAATATACTAATGAGGAATAAATGGCAAAAAGAACGCAGGATAAAGTCGGTGTATATTCCGATTTACCATTTAATATGAAGTTAGATGCCACTGGTGACATACCTGTGACGAATTTTAAGGATTCGATTAGACAGTCGATGTTTAATATCTTACATACAAGACGCGGATCCCGTCATCTTAACCCAAGCTTTGGTTGTATGATAGAGAGCTACTTATTTGAGCCATTTGATGAAGAAACTGGAAATTCTATAGGAAACGATATTAGTAATTCGCTATCAAGATGGGAACCGAGAATAAGTATTAATAATGTAAATGTCAACATGTTTTTAGATACTCAAGTTTATCAAATAGACATAACATATACAATATTAAACCTACAAGAACGAGATTCGATTACTTTCACATTGCAGAAAATATAGGTGACAAATGGATAAATCCAAAGAAAAGAAGACTATATCATATACTAATTTCGATTTCCAAGAAATTATAAATGAGATATCTAATAACTTGCGAGAGACAAGCACCTACAAGGACTTCAACATAGAAGGATCCAACATCAGTGTTTTATTGGAACAAATAGCTGCCATAGGATCGCAAAATAGCTACTACAACCACGCCGCCGCAAATGAAATTTTTCAGCCAACTGCTAAACTTTATAAGAGCTTAAATAAAATCGGCAACACATTGAGATATAACGCTCGTGGAAGACTGTCTGCCGAAGTAGATGTGGTAGGGTCTTTAAATCCAGAATATGTTTTTGGAAAAATAGGAAAGTATATTGAAATACCAGCATATTCTATTTTCCCCTCTGATACACCAACAAAAGATGGAAAATCGTTTTCATTTACCAACCCAAAGCCAGTTGTATACATAACCAAGGGCTATGGTATAAGACAGCTAGAAGATAGCGATCTTAGATATGCCGGATATTCCATGCCAACAACAGCAAGGGCAAGCTTTTTCGATATTGGTGGAAGTGTCATTGGCATTGACCCAACCAAAATTTCTTTGCCTCTATCTCTACTTAAACCACTATCAATAATAGTAAAAACTTCAAGTGATAATTATAGACCATTTGACGTTGAAAATTACCCCAAGTCAAATCCAGCAGACAATCAGAGCATAGGGCAGCCATTCGTAAGAACTGTCAATACCCTTGAATATGCCAATCCTCTCCTACCAAACATCATCTATTCTCTTATATTTAACTTTGACATTTCAACATCGACGCCATATATGACTGTCGCTGAGTCGGACAATGTTATTAATGATAAGCTTGACGATGTTATATGTACTTTTAGATTAGTTCCAACCGATAATACTAATACATTTTACAGATTAGAAGTTGTGGACATGAATTCGTACCAAAGATTTATGGTGGGAGTAACTGGAATTCAAAATCTTGAATCATGCAGATTGGAATATGATACACTTGGCGGAACGACAAATTCTGTCGAAAGAATAAAGCTAGTTATTAATAAAGACGGAAGCTCGCCGCCTCTTGGGGTTCTTGTTAATGGAAAAATATTAACTTTTAATAGTGGAACAATACAATCTCAGAAAATACCATCAAATTATTGGGACTCTGGTATATCAGAATATAATGTAAATTTGGCAATAGGTGACGAAAACTCCCCAGAAACAAATTATAACGCCCAACTCATAGTTACTTCACAGGAGCCAATAAGTAATCAGGTAACTATAGCTAAAATAAACACAAAATATACGGACGGAGCAACCGGAACAAAAACACTTGAAACTACATCCGGCAACAAGTTTGGGGATCTTAAATTTGTTGCAAATGATAGCGCACTAACAACAGAACAAAAGGGCAGCAGGGTATATTTTGAAAGAGACACACGCTTTCAGCGTATTATTTTTGATAAGCCATTTGTTTTACAGCCCGGCGAATCTCCAACCGATTATGCAATAAATATTACGCCAGAGGGAAATGTAAGAACATGGCACTCGAATAAAAGCGAGCGTTCGTTTGACTTATATGTTGAGCCAAATACACAATTCGAGGGTTACATTAGCTGGACAGCGACTAAGATATCAAGATTAAAAACTACTAGCGTTGATGTTTCATTTAACACCCCAGTTCCGCTTGGTGTATCGGTTGATGGTGATGTTTCTAACTACATGATTCAATTGACGCCAAATGATAATGTGGAAGTTTGGTACGAAAACATTACGGAAAACGGATTTACCATAGCCACCGAAAAGGACTTTTTTGGAAAGGTAAGTTGGAGTATATTCAACTACTATGGCGCAGATTCGGTTCCAGTGGAATTAGCATCTGCTTATAGACAAACAGGAAAAATAACTCTTTCTCCTGCCCAGGCACAAAGCGGAGTTCCTGTAAATTTAAATGTCCCAATTAACGATAATAACTATGCTATTCAACTCGTACCAAATAAGAACGTTAGGGTATTCTACTCAAACAAATCAAGTAGTGGATTTACAATAAAGGCAGAACCAAATACAGATCAGACAATTGATATTGATTGGTATGTCGATAGTAATGCCGCAGACTACACATATCAAAAACACGGAGAAATTGACTTCAGTGGTCAAACCAGTACAGAGCTTCAAATACCGGGTCTTTACTTCAATAACATTCCCGAAACATTTGAAATAAATGGGTTGATGCAGGGAACAATATCATATAGTTATATTAACGCAAATACCGTTGTAGATGATAACAACAATAAGCTTAATATGAGCGTAGATCCAACAAGAGTATTTCAGAATGACGTTAGATTAATTATAAATGACGATACTGTTTCTACGAATTCTATTAGGGTATTTGTCAAAAATACTGCTGGAACATGGGATGAGTGGGATAGGGCAGGGGCGGGATATGATGGCGATCCGTCCCCTGGTAATGAAGTATATTATGTGAAGGTAAACCCCGACAAGAAGACTATGATTGAATTTGGTGATGGTGAAGTATGGGGAAGCACGGTAATTGATAAAGAAATTTTCGTATTTGGGCTTGTATCGGTTGGCAAAGACGGAAACATAGCAAAAAACGCTTTAAGTAAAGATGTTGTACTTTCTAAGTACATAATTGGTGATGATAATACCAATATTAACTTCGAGAAAAACTTCGTAAGCCTAGTCGGACTAAAGTCATCTCTTTACTTCAGCGGAAACGCACCATCTTCCAAGATAATAGATTCTGAAAAAACGCCGTTGCGTACAGGTGATATTTCAATCATTCAGAATAAGATAGCATTTGGTGGAAATGAAATAGAAACTGTTGATGAAATACGCCAAAACATTACAAATACCTTTGTAACGCAAGAAAGAAACGTCTCGTTGGCAGATTATGAAAGATACATTCGAGAAGTATTCAGTAACTATCTCCAAACTTCAAAAGTACTAACCTATCAGGAAATTAAAGACGCTGGACTAATTCCTGAAAGCGAGCAATCAAAGTACTGGTTCAATCACATATTTGTCGTGGGGTTAAATAAAGACGGAAGTAACATAATATCAAAGTCTCTTTCAGACGCTATGATAAAAAAGTTAGATAACTCCACTTTCAAGATGATAGGTGCTGAGCATGTAGTGACCGCTGCTAAATGGATACCTATAGATGTATCAATAAGATACAAAAAGTCAAAATTCGGAAGCGGTGAGCAAATAGAAACAGAAATGAGAAAGAATATCCAAGATTATTTCTCACCAGACAATCATACTCTTGGAGAAACTATTAGATCATCTGATATAATCTTCCTTATGCAAATAGATTATGTTGAATCTGTGGAAATCATGTTAAACAAAGACCCTGATAATAAATTTAATGCGGCTGATTATGATATAAACTTCCGCCAATCTGATGTAGACGTTGACATTGCAAGAAGAAACAAAATAATGTCTCTTATAGCAAAGGATCCGTCTCTTGTCAAGGTTGTTCAGCCTCTATTCGACACGCTTAAGATAGACGGAACACGAGAATGGAACTACACCTTAGATATTAAACTATCTGAATTTGAGTTCCCAAAACTTGGTGATGTAATAATTGAAAGAGAAGAATAATATGGCAACATTTAAAGCAATACCAGAGATATCACATAATCTTCTTATATATGCAAACGAATTATTCATAGTATCGAATAATTCTACGGTTGGGTCTTTGCCATCTGATTTCGAAATAGACGGAAACGTTGAAAAAAGCGAAATAAACCCAGAAGACTATATAGTAACATCAATATCCAAAATACAATGGGACACAAGTGACGGAAAATCATTTTCGGATGATTCGCTTAGCTACAAATTTTCTGATAGCGGAATATTCCAAGTTTACTTAACGATATGGTCAGAGCCATTTTTAACCATAGACGGGAGAGTTTTCTACTTTAAAACTCGCGGATATATTGATGTTACCGTTCAGTCTAAGTTTCTTAAGCTTTTCTATGATTTTAATCCAACATGGTCATACACGCAAAATGTTGCAACGGATGATTTTTACAAATCAGCCGCAAAGTTATTCGAAAGAATTTACAAAGATACCAAATCATTATATAGCTTATGGGATGCTAATGAAATAAATCCTCTTTACTTCGAATATCTAGCACTAACTCTTGGACATGATTCACTATATTCGTCCAAAGTGGGATATAAAAATGAAGAAGAATCTGGAAATTTCGAAGAATATGATATATACGATAGAATTTCAAGAAATAAGGCAACCGATAAGGAAATCAATTATTTTAGAAGATTCCTCATTCATAGCTCTGAGTTATTTCGTAAAAAAGGAACTAATCAAGATATCAGTTCTTTCTTAAGTTTCTTCAGTATAGATGGAAAGGCAATAGAGCTTTGGACCAAGAATTGGGGACAGACTCCAGTTGGTCTTATTGACGAACTATTCCTTGACTATGATGTGGAGAACAACAAACACGGGTTTAAGTGGAACGACATTCGTGTTGTTGGTAACTCCAATGATAATGGAATGATAAAGAAAACACTAAACTCTATAATAATAGACAACTATCACCAAATAGAAAAGGTCGAATTTGATGTTGATCAAGTAGCTACTGTTACTATGTCCGGTAGCACAGAAGGTTGGTACGAGTTTGAAATTGAAAAGAAACCCGTATATGTTACCGATGTAAGAAACAATAATGGAAACTTACTAATTGAAGAAGAATCATATCAACAAGAACCATTTGTATATACACTTGATGAGAATATTCCTGTAAGGCAAGACCCATCCAATCTCGGAATACTACAGGTATCTCCAGATGTGATAGATTATGGAGATAAAATAACTCTGTCATATGCTTTATCTGAAGAAAATACTATATCATCTGTAATAGCAAACACAAATCGTAGTGTTAAGAACTTTGATGCCAATGTTGTATGGTCATTCAAAAAGATAAACGACCCAAACACCATAGAAAGCTTCAGATATTCTGAAAATGAAATTTTCTTTATTTTCAGGGGTATAAAAAATTCCAGTGATTTTTATGCAAATATTGGAGAATACTATAGATTTAGTATCAACACAAGAAATTCGTGGGTGTCATTGTCAAGAGTTGTCAAGAATCCTTCTGATGAAACAGCAATAATACAAAAAATAAATCTTGGGACTGCTGATTCGCCACTCTACAATAAGCCAGTCGTTAATAACTGCGAAGCATATGTCTTTAATGATGACTCTTATTATGAATTTAAGTTACAAGTATCTGGTAGTTTAGTATCAGCATATGTTCGCCTCAACGACATGGAAACAAGAATATCCAATAACGTCAATAATGAAACGGGTGGATCTGTTTACGGTCAACAAGCCTGCGGCGAATGGATAACATTATTTGAAGGCGTATCATTACAAAAGGATTCAGTCAAGATTCAGACTGTTGATGAAGAGGGAAACCAAGCAGTTACTATTCAATACACCGAAATAGAAACGGGTGGTAACTATGGCGTAGGATGCAAGAATGGTATAATGGAATTGAAAGATGTAGCGGTGAATATTCTTGATCCAGATGAAACTCTTTGGACTACGGCTGAAAAAGAACTTGACATAAAACCAAAGTATCTGGAATGGATTAAAGCAACTAATTTAAGATTTAATAACGATATAAACAATCACGAAACATTTACAAAACAGATAAGTCAGTCGTATGATCCAGAAGTTGAAACATATACCATAGAAGAAGGTGGATCCGCATCTCTTAACTTCTTATATATGAATAATATAAAGGTAACTGAAGATATTGCTACAAGGTATATCGTTAATTTCGACAGTGAATGGTTGAGTAGATTTAAGGACTCTGCCGAAGTATCTCGCAAAATTATTATTCCATTTGGAAATCAGAGAAATTGGTTCTTAGCTGATATTCGCGCAACTGACAAGAGTATTTTCAAGAACTATTATGGGTCTTCTGATGTTGAGACAACACCAACAACAGGATCAGATGTGATCCGCATACCGGGTCTTTTCGCCTACAACGAGTCAGTTCCACTCGACAACTACGAAACCGAACCAGACGATGCATTTTCCTCGCTTACCAGAGAAAATGATACCTCGCTCACTTTCACGCTTAGCGACAGAATGCAGCAATACATGCTGTCAAACTTTGAAATTCCTCTCCGTGGAGTATTTCAAGAGGTCTGCCCAGACTCCGGAATTTTCACTTCTATAACCGGAGCAAGGACTATTAAGTATAATACCAAGTGGGAAAATCCAGTATTCAGTCCAATTGTTTATAATGGAAGTTCGAAGAGAGTCACCGGAGTAAGATTTAAGAATTGTGACGACATTCAGAGGCTAATAGACGTTAATTCATTAGATGGACAAATACCCGTTCTTTTGTGGGGACATTATTCTCTGGAGATGGATAAGGCATACTTCAAGTTTAGACCAGATGACACAACTTTAACTGAAGGAAGTAATAATTCTTATATAGTAAAGATATTTCTCCCAATTGGAGTCCTTGATTCTACTCGTAGAACCTATGGATTGTCTACTACCTTCTTACATGATGCCATCAATCAGGGCATGTGTAAAATAAGTATTTTGGGCATATATGTAAGAAACCCATCTGTTATTTTTAACTCGGAAGCAAAGACAGTAAAATTACCTGATAATTGCTTAAATCCTTACGAGAACCCAAGACTTGATTTGCTATGCAAATATCACTTTAGTACCAACATAAAACTTGCGGCATCTGTATATCCACACCCAGGATCTTCCAACATATATGTTCTTGATTCAAACTCAAGGAAATTGTTAAATGGAGTAGCCGAAGCATGCAGAAATACAAACGACTGCACAAATAACTCGACTTTGGACTACGATGCAGATTTCTCTTGGTGGGCACCAAATCAAGTGTGGATGAAACGCGACGTCTCAAAAAACCCAGTAGAGATTCAGAAAGATATTCTATCAAATATAAACCATAATGCTCTTTCGACCATAGAAAAATATTTTTATAATATAAAGCTTTCGGAAGGAAGTAAACCAGCGGCTCTAAAGTTTACATTATTAGACGGTGATGTGTCTTTAGATACGATGTATTATGCTAAAGTAAACGTAAGACTTGATTATTCGGGGTTCAATTTCGATGATGCGTTCATCACTAGCAACCCAGATAATGCATTGACAGAATCGGAAGCTAATAAAGTAAAAATAAACGAAACTTCTCCGCCAGCATATGATTATAAACAATCCCCCGTAAAGTCATGCCACACATTTTATATTCCTATTTCATGGTATCCTTCAAATGAGGTCAAAAACAACAAAGAATTAGAATGGGCTAACTATATAAATGGAAGCACTGGAGATGCGTCTATAACATTCACCCCATATGGATTAATGACATATTTAATAAATCAGGCAAGCGACCCAAATAATGTCTATGCCGATTCTGCTGGTCAAATTATAATTGCCACAAAGGGATGGAACATAGAAGATTGGAACACGCTTTTCGCTTCTAATATGGATATTGAGTTTATTGCCGAAAAAGTTCCTACATCGAAATATAAGCTTTTTAATAAATTAGTGACTCTTGATGGATTGACTATAAATTCGGGAGCTAATATAACCGTCACAAGTAATATAGCTGACGAAGATTCGATGGACTGGAGAGTTCTTGATGACTCAAGAGTATTTGTAAAGTCAAATTCATCTAGTGTCTTTGAAATTCCAGAAAATGTAAACTTACTAAGAAACTGGGTAAAGAGCATTGATAAAATAACCCTAAATAATTTTAGAATTAGTAACGAATCTTACACAATGACTTCGGACACTTCAATTACTATTCCAAAAACAGAGAATAGTAGCATATTTGCTGGAGCAGAGCTTCGTGGAAGTTTCTTCTACGATATATTCTTTGCCGAAAACCAAAAGAGAGTCAAAGAAGATAATTTTAATCCTGATATAGAGAGATTAAAGTGGCTGCCATTTGAGTCGGTAGACGACACAGTATTCACCGCATCGCTAAGAAAACCAAGTAGCTCTCTGGTATTTGAATCAAATGACTTGACATACGACATAATTAACTTCAAGGGAAAAAATAGCTTTAAGTCAATTAATAGCAATACTTCTCTTTTCCTCGACTACAAGAAAACTGGTAAGGTCACTAAGAACAATAACGAAATAGATGTAACGAAAACCGAGAAGCCAAATGTCAATAAGCTATACATTATTGATGACAACAATTCAATATTTGATTTTACTACTGATTTTATTTTCGATGAGGAAATAGGAAAGAACAAAAACTTCATTGGTAAGAAATTTGAACATATAGTTAAAGCATATACTATATACGACCCAATAACAAACAAGGTAGTTTTGGGTGGATATTACTTTGTTGGTGTTGGAGTATATGGGTTTGATATAGGACTTGGAATTGCAAGATATAATGTTGAAACTGGAAAAATGGACAAGTCATTCCTAGCAGGATTTGGGGACTATGACACCAAAAATATAAAACTGGGAACTTGGTACACATTGAAGACAATTGTCGGGTCAGAGTATATTCGTGTAACTTTTAACGAGAAAGACGATCCTGAGAGATTGGTTATAAATTATTTCACCAATCCAATATCCCAAACCGATTCCAATAGATACTTGGACGGTGACTTTGAAGAACTTGTTTATCTCGTGACTGGTCTTTCGAAGATGGACATCACCTACCCAAGTACTCTTGGTGGGAAAACGAACGCTTCATTTGTCGCAGAAAACTTCAATGAGGATCTTGTAAAGAATTTTAGAGCAACAGGAACAATGACAGGAATGCTCTTTAATAACGAGTTGACATATGTTGGAAATGCCAAGTATACTTCTACAATTCAAGGAGAAGTTGTATTTGGTGACACAACTCAATCAAAGGATCTTACTGATATACTTGAAGAAATTTCAAGAGTATATGGGGAGAACGGTGAAGTTAGAAGTGTTAAGAAAACAAATAATGGAAATATTCTTGTATTGATAGGTAATAGCTTATTCTTTAGAACAGTTGGCGGTCCTGTCGCCAAATACAATGCTGTTGTCGATAAGATAATAGTCATAGAAGATAAAGTTATTATTAAGACAGTAGAAGACGAAGTTGCAAATATGTTAGTATGCAATGAAAATCTAACGTCTTATAACTCTGTTTATGTTAGAGACTTAACATTCAATAATGACCATATATACAGATACCTTGAGCATACAAGTAGAAAGATAAAAAATGTATGGGAAGGTGAAAATAGAATACATGTTGAGTTTGGCGAGCATTATCCAGAATTTGTTACTGTTTGGGACACCACACAGCCAGGATCTTCGGCATCAAATCAAATAACATTACCTTTAATTGGTACATATATTGATTCTTATGCTGGCGAGCCTTTGGCACCACAGACCGAATCTGTTCCTGCGCTCGTCTCTGGAAAATACTCGTTTACTGTAGATTGGGGAGATGGTACATCTGAGCGTATAACAGAATGGAACTCATCGGCAAAAACCCATACCTATGCTTATCCGGGCGTTTATATAGTTACGATAACTGGACTTATTGATGGTTGGAGATTTAACAACGGTGGAGACAGAAGAAAGTTGATTGATATTTTACAATGGGGTCCGTGGAAGTCGGGAAATGCAAGTGGTGTTTTTTATGGTTGTAATAATCTTATTCTTACGGCTGAAGATCAACCAAATCTTTCTGAGATAACTAACGGTACATCGTTCTTCCGCTCATGCTCAAAAATGATTGGAAATGGGCTACGAAACTGGACCACCACTGGAAACATAAACGATTTTAGATTTTTTTTTGAAGGGTGTTCGATATTCAATGCTGACATAAGTAATTGGGACACCACTAAGATGGGATCAACGGCATTTATGTTTCGGAGTTGCGGAAAATTCAATCAACCAATAGGAAAGTGGAATACACCAAAAATTTGGAATCCATTTAACATGTTCTATGGTTGTAGCGACTTCAACCAAAATCTCAATGGATGGGATACATCTCTCTTAAAAGTATGTGCGTATTGTTTTGGCAACGCAGTAAAGTTTAATAACGGATATCCACCCGGAGTGAAGGCTCCATTTACTTGGAATATGAGTCAGATAGGCACTAACCCAAGCGTCGGTATGCAAGGTATGTTCCGCATGCTAGGGACATCGAACTATGCATTTAATGCTGATATGACTGGGTGGGATGTTAGTAAAGCAAGAAGCTTTCAGGGTACATTTGAGGGATGTGTTGCCCTTAAACACGATTTCTCAGCGTGGCAGATACCAAATGTAACTCACATGGGTGACTTTTTAAATGGAGTAGATATTAATGACCCCAATAGCTCAGCCAATCAAGACAATTATGATGCAACTTTAATATCTTTTGCTGCCCAAGGATTAACTCCCGCTGGCATCCAATCAAATGTACCATTAAAATCCGCATCAAAATATAGCGCAGCAGCAGCATCGGCTAGATCGTATTTGACAGGAACTAAGGGATGGACAATAGTAGACGGGGGACTTGCGCCATGAGTATAAAAAATCATATTTTCACCGCAGATGCTTTATTCTGGATAGCACACAATAATAACGATATATTTCATTATGGTGTAGCCAACGAGAAAGAAACATTATCAACTGGTCAACCCAACTTAGAGATTTTTACCAATAAAGTCGAATGGGAGTCTCGACTTTTGGAGTTTGGGGTTGCACTAGGAGATGATAGTTCTATTCCACAATATCCCGAATAATGTGTCAGTCATTCCAATTTATCATTTCCATTACTGTTAAATGATAAAAAGTATAAATATAGTATAATCAACATTATATGGAGTCATAATGGCTATTGCCTATTTACCGTCCGAAGGAAACATTGATAAAGTCGGCATTACGTCTGATGCTATTTGGTACGGTGAGTCTATTGGTGGATCGGCAATACCAAAGATAAAAACTAACGATACAAACAATAGCGGGAACTATTACTCTTATGCCTATGGAAACTTAAATTCATCATCAAGATGGTTTTACAAAGACATAACTGACTATAATTTCTTAAATGGCATAACAATATACCGCTGCATGTATATTGGCGCAGACGAAAGATATAACGAAAACGAAATATTAGGAAACATTTCAGCATCAATTTCCCACAACGGATTACCCGCTGTAAATGGAACTGTATCTGTAAGTCTATTTGCTGAAGGAATATATACTGCCTTCACTTCAACGTCCACTCTAGTTCTATATGATGAAGAAGACTCCACAAACTTATTGAGCGATGCTACATGGACCGACACTCTAACATCAAATACTCTCCTAACACCGGGTCAGTATCTTAAAGTATGGATAAAGATAGATTTCATTCAAGATCCGGCTTTACAAATATACACCAACTATGATTATTTCCTCACTATAAAGGATCTAACCATTCCTATTAGTAGAACGTCAGGAAGAATGTCTTTAGCTAGATTATTCACCGCTACAATATCGGAAAACAATAAAGAGATAGAATTTGAACAGAGTTTACCACAAGAGTTTCAAATCGAAAATATATATAAGGTTATAGAACATAATAATTTAACAAATATATTTTACTTTTCAGAAAATAAATTTAAATTACTTGTAGTTCAGCGTGATAAAGTAATAACAAATAACAAGTATATTGACATTGATATATCAAGCATTCTTCCAAATATAACGGCTGCGCCAGATAATGTATTGTCCAATTTTTCGGTTTGCTACAGCGATGCTGTATCGGGAACGGATTCTAGTATCGTAGGAATTACATCAAATCCACCATCAGCCGTAAATGAATATCCCGACAATACACTAAACTATGATTCGCTCATCGGAACTAACTTCATGACAGATGTTTTTAGTTCACAAAAACCAAACAATAACAACTTCTATATATTTTATAATAAGTTTTTAACTGATACAAGCGCCGACGATATAGAAAAATACGGATATAAAAACTACTATTGGGCATCATACGTTTTACATCTAGACCTTGACTTTATCAACAGTAACTTCTTTTCTCTTATCAGTTCAGGAATATCTAACACAAAAATAGTTCATCTTCCAGACCAACAAGATATTCTTATTCGTGATCGTTTCTATATCAACACAGCAACACAGCAAGACGACTTGTTTACTCTCATAGGCTATATACCAGAAGATTGCCGAATAGTCAACAATGTTTCAAAGATGATATATTTGTGGGAAGGTGACATTAATAAGAATGATATAAACCCCCAAGATTGTGACATACCAAAAGTAAACAATAGTACTGTTCATGTTATAAAGAACAGATGCACAAGCAGGAATTATTTAACTTTTGATCCTCTGTTAGCAAATGAAAATAAATTTGATTTTTCGAGAGAAATAATCACCTTAGACAATAGTGTTGAAACAATCAATATGGGTCCACCAACTCAAAAAATATTCAATCATGGATACTCAAAAGTTACATACGACATCAGCGAAGATTTAGATCAGTTTTCCACGAGTTGGGGGTTTTTCGTTAATTCTGACAGTGTTTCTTCAACCCCATCAACGACAGGCATAGAAACAGTAGAGACTACTGGAACTTCAGCATCCACATGTTATTTTGATGAACTTAATCAGTTACATCAACATATTACGATGCAAAATATATACGATTCCGCTAAATCCCTAACCACACCCGCAGGTTGTGAAGTCGATGAAACTGATTATCTCGACACATTTGTTGAAATATTTAGAATTCATTGCAACGGAAACATGCAACAAGACGCTGTTAACGCTAAGTACAACTTCAATTCAAAAAAGTGGAATATAACAATAAACGACGAGGCAGGAGAAAAAATTACATTTGAGTTTACAACGAATAACCTTAGCACTAAAACTGTTAATGTAATTACAGTTAATACCTTCCGAAAATTGGATTTTGGGTGTGCGAAAAAATATACCTTGCAGTACTCCATACATGTCAATGGCAGAGAGCTAGTTAATGGCATATCATATACTAAAGACACTTCCGACACTTATGTTGTCACACACAATCCTTTGAATTCTTTCAGTGGGTCGTTAACATACTGGGAAGTTAGGGATTATATCTCCCCCAATGAAGCCGAAATGTATGCGGAGGCTGTATATAGAATTCATTCAAATATCGCCTGGGCAGAATTAGAAAATGAGTTTTCTAATATTAGCACATCAAAGTATTCTAATTTTGCCTATAAGAGAAATATCCTCATTAATAATCTAAACTATAATATTAACGAAGATATATTATTCCCCATAGTCCTCCAAGGAACTGGCTATAACATTTCTAACACATATAATAAAGAAGTAAGAAGATCTGTATTTGATTTTTCTAAGATAGACATAAACAATAAAACCTTTGCTTTTACTTTAGAGGGAACAAACACGGAAATAGAATGGTATGCTGATACATTTAATGTAGATAAAGACACACTAACAATATGGGTCAGGCTCTCACAGTGGTCAGGTCAGAGAATAACTATGTATTATTCAGATATGAGCATTGTATCGGATAATAAACTAGTAAATGTATTTGATAAATTCATATCAGTATGGTTGATGGATTCTATTCAAATAATAAACCAGAGAAGGCACATACTTCAAAAGATCTTCAGCAGCGGAGAGTCTTTTGTGTACACCGAAGAGGAAAATGGAAATAGATCCATGGTAGAAATAACCAAACACACTCCATTCGGTGTCACGACGATGTACAAGAGTAATAAATTTAATGTAGAATGGGACGATTCTACTTATGGTACTGATAACACCGAAGCTATTAACGAGTTCATAAAATCCGAAGTAAGAAAGATAAAACCAGCATACATGGAAATAAATAAGATAACAAGTAAGTATCCGTACAAGCTTGAATCAAACAACAACCACAAGTCATCAGATGGTATCACATCCATCTAACGGAGATAAAAAATGTCAGATCCAATAGATAGCATTAAAATAAATGGCGGAATCGTAGCTACCGCAGGCGTAAACACAAATTGCTGGTATCAGCGAGACGACTTCAATAAATTTTCTTTAAACGGGGCGTTTTCTGGTCTGGAAACTGTTTTTGACTGGGTTATGGTAAAAGACCTAAATGAAAGACTGTTTAAGTCTGGTGTTATAAATTTTTGCTCAACGCAAACATCTCAAGTTGTTAAGTTTAAAACACCATTCCCCACTAATGAATACTTTGTTTTCTTCACTTCCAATAATAATGTTAATTTATTTTGGGTCGATAAGAAAACATTTAAATTTGTAATCAACGGAAGTTTCACAATGGGTGAAGAACTATCTTGGATAGCAATTCATAAGAACATGGCAGTTATGACAGGAATATCAAACCCAGGATCTATATATGCTGGTCAAAGAGTATTAACCACCGCTAGTCTCCCCCTAGTTCCTGGCAAAGATACCCTTGATATAACACTAAATTCAGATTCAAATCTCAACGGATGGTATAATAACGAGATGATTATTCAACCTAACTTGGCACAGGATGGGATTACGACAGACATGGATCTTGACGATTATGCTGTTATTCTGTCATCTGACACTAATATAAATAACTATTGGATAGAGAAGGGAACAGATAGGGTTAAGATTGGAACAAGTTACCCAACCACTTGTGTCATTGACTATATGTTCATAAAAACTGGTATAAATTGGTGGGAAGAGATATAAAAGGAACAAACTCCGATGCCTAACTATACAGAAAACATACATCTAGTCAATACAACTCAGTTTGTAAATGATACAAATATAAACAAGCCACTCTCAGAGATGGATGGGAACATTAAGTATATTCTTAACTTCCTAAACGGAAACAAAGCATTGCTTTCTGGTGTTTATGGAAATTTATGGGACTATGATGGCGAGGGAAGAAGAGTTATATACAACGGTGGATTAGCAGACACATATAAAAAAGCCAATACATGGAAAGCACTTAACGATCTTCAAATAGCCAATGATGATGAAATAACTTGGGATAGGACCAACTCAAGAGTTGTTTACAGGGGACAATCGCCACTCACTGTGGATCGCCCTAAGTGGATTGAGCGAGAGATATGGATACCAGAAACTCTTCGCGACCAAAACTTAGTATTCGCCCTTAAAGCAGCCGGATCCACCGAAGAAGTAGGATGGGACGAATCAAATTCAGTATGCGAAACAATAGCCATTCAGATACTTGGTGGAAATGAAGATGTTCAGGCATTCCGTAATGTTGGCGAATGGGTAAATCACCCCTACTATTCCAATGTCAGTTATGATTCTAACATGACCACCGTCTATGTTCCATTCAGAGCGGCGAGGGACACTAAGAGCGTCAAAGTCAGAATCTTCAGAACATTGAATACTGGATATCTCCATATAGATCGCGTTTTCGTTGGTGGTCTTTGTCTTCCATATAGTAATACTGTCGAAGCATATAACCTCGAAGGATTAGATATTAACGAGTTTTATGACTTCAAGAATGTCTGTACAAAGGTAGCAGCAACAAGCGTCCTTGGTCATAAGGTTTCTGATACTCGCGATAACCTCAAAGGAAACGATGTAATTACATGGTATCAATTTAACTATGTTATGAGAGAAATTCTCACTTATGGGTCAGTATTCACTACGACCGCCGGTATTTCTGGTAGTCCGGTAGATAAGAATTGGGAAGATGTTAATGTAGTTCCTATATACAGCAACGTGCAAGGTAAAATTGCTTGTAACCAAGTCGATAAGAATTATAAGATAGACCATCCTATTCTCGAAGATCCATCAACACCAATTATAACTTTAACTATTCCAACAAGCTCATCGCAGTTGTTTGTTCAAGGTATTTTTGATGTTACCCCAAGTTCCTTTTATGTCTCTCTTTCTGATATACCAAGCGAAGATGGTTATATTATCAATTGGACTTTAGGAAACTCATTTAATCCAAAACAAGCCATTGATGCTTTGGATTTGCCAAATGAGACTCCTGCGATAGAATGCCCAGTTCCATCTTCATATCCAAACATATTTAATTATGAGAGTAACGTTTAAGCATGACTAATTTTTTCTTCGCAGACGAAGCGCATATAATAAAAGGCAATAATGATGGTGTTATTGAAGCCGATGGAATAGTGTATTCACAGGCTATAACTGCAACATCTAGTCTAACTTTATCTGACGAATGGGCAAACAGCGTTAATAAATTCAATGGAGAAGGCGTCGTTGGCAAAACAAATATAGAAGAACTTTATAATGTTGATAAAAATTTCATAGAGGACGATGATGGATCGACCCCGACAAAATACATTTATGATACTAATAATGGCGTTTTAACTTTTAAAGATCAAACCTTAACGAAATACGATCTTCTTGGGTGCCCATTCCCACAATCAGATGAAGTTACCCTTCTGGAAATGGTAAGGGATTTGGAGATACTTTCAAGCTTCTCTCGCATAGCTGATTATGGTCCTATATTCGATGTCAAGTTTCGTCAAGTAAGTTTTGGAGATTACAAATACTTCAACACTTTTGTATGCTCAAATATCGCAAAGACCATTGGATTTTTATCTTTCGATAAAGTCATTAATGATGAGCAAGCCAGAAGGAAGTATCAAGACGAGCTTTATGAAAAATATAAAGATACCGACAAAAAAGATCAGTTCCCTCCTTATAGTGGGTTCTTAGTTAGCGAAGATTATCTTAGTGGTGGTTGGATATCTGTAGATCAGGTTATTCACTCTGAGGCATTTAATCCATGGGCTTATGACCAAGAAGCATCTTTGGCTATTCGCACAAAGAAAATAAAAGACAGAAAAAGAGCAATCGTACATATGTTAATGACATATGCTTCGAGTATATGGGAATTAAATTCCGATAATAAGATTGTCGATTTTGGTATTAGAATAAAAGACAGAGCAACTGGCAAGATTCTTGATTACTCCGACGCTAAAAATGGACTTAATGGGTTTATTGGAAATACTATAGTCGCTCACTTTGTTGGTGATTTGGGAACCGTCGAATCTGATTCCGGTGTAAATACCCCTTCAGAATTTTCATGCGATGAACAAACCTCTTGCAATAAAGTATTCATCGACAAGTGTGATAACACAAATTTCAAAATAAAGTGTGACGAGAATGATGGTGATGTTGATGGTGTTGTTCATGAGCTTATGCCTCAGTTTAGAGTAAACCCGATAATTGAAGATATTGAAAAGAAACCAGACGTTTTGTATACTGTTGATGCAATCCATTGGACAACTGGTATTGATGAGGTCATGACAAGAGAAGGCATCGACCTGTCATGGATAAACAAACTAATCAATGAATTCGGCAGAAATAGCTATCTATCTACCTTTATGGTAGAGAACAGATCGTTCCATTATGTTGGTGGAAATTACCTTGATGGATTTGCTGCGAATGGGTTTAACTATAATGTCACAAACTCAACGACATCTACGCCAGATTTTTATTTGTGGGGAGATAGACTTAGCAGTGAAACATGGAACGGAATAGCTTGGTCTTTAAGAAATAATGTTCCTGTGGGTAGAGGGTTGGGAATAGGTGGAGGAAATAGCGAGTTTGCAATAACAGCCTGGGGATGCAGTACCGGAGTCAATTCTTCCGCAAATGAGCCAAGCATAACCTCACTAACACCGTCTGTAGTATCGCTTAATTCCAATTTCTACATTGCCAATGAAGAAGGATACGATTTCACATGGTCATTATTATCCCTTGATCCTATCGTTTCCAAGCACTCTGTTGCCGGAACTGCGTATGTTGAAGTAATAAAGGATAGTAGCGGGGACGGAGAAGATACTTTTGGCAAACAATTCATTTCAAAAATTGACAAGTGTCTTGAGGGATGCTTCACAACAACATCTTCAGTAAATAATTTCCTTGATCCAACAAATACAGAGACTAAATTATCTATATTAAAAAATGCAAGTGGAATATGCTTTAACGGAACAACGGCAGCGAATATTTCTTTCTATGATATCAACGATAATGACTTAGATTATAATTTCATTTATTTCTCTTATGCAAATGTTCAGAAATTTAAGTCCAATCAAGAAATGATATCTGAGCAAAATGCCAACCCAAGTTCAACTATATCGCCCTATAACTCCCTCGTAGCCAAGTGTTCGTATGTTGACAACAACAAACGATACCCAATTAAAACTGTTGGAACCTGCTACGTTGGAACAGCAACGCATGGAATAGCAACTGGTGGAAAGACATCTGCAACAATATCTGGATGTGTTGGTGTGGGGAATGTAAAAGAAAGCCTCTATGATAGATATTTTAACCCAACTTACTGGAATCATAATAACGATTCCATAATAAAATATGCCTATGAGTGGAACAATATAGCATGGACACGTGTACAGGATATTACGGAAGATGTATCACACCACTGTGGAGTAGGTGATGAAAAATGGGCAATATTTTGGGGTGGTCTACATGGATCTTTAGAATTGGCTAATATCAAGAGCCAACTTGATGACTGTGATGACTGGTGCGCCACTGCAAATATATTCGGTGGGGTATGTCACCGAGATACCTTCTGTTCTCTAGACGGTTCGATAAGGTACACGGATTTTGCAACGGAAATCACAGACGCAAATAATAACATACTATTTAAGATAGGAAACCCAAAGGATATTTGTAAGATATCGGCACACTATTCGGAAGAATTTACTGATTCTCTTGATATTACTTGGAACTCTATTGGTTATGTATGGACTGTTTCCGGTGGATCGACTTATGGATTGTGTCCAGATTATTATGATAACTGTCACGAATTCGACCAATATGGCTCTCTGCTAGGAATCTTTGAAGACGGGATATGGAAGCCGTTCCGCTGCGATGGTTATGAAATGGACCCAATGAGTCCAGATGCGTTTTACTTTGATAGATGGGAAACTGAAGTATATCACCCAGGTCACTTTAAGCAATTCGCAACTTCCATTTCCGGCGACCAATTACAAGTTAATGTATTTAAAGACGGAACTACAGTCATATCAGAGCCAACCTTCTTCACCCTTCCAAGCATTTCAGCCGCATGTACATATGACGAGGATTATTCCGTATTATGTGATGTGACGGGAACTGTTGGTATAACTGGTAATTTTACTTTAGCAAGTAGAGAAAATGTTATATATAACACTGCAACTGGATATCGTTTACATCCATCAACTGGTGGCTTGTGGCTATGGTCCCGACCAACAAAGGGTGAAAACCTATTCCACCCAGACAACTTTACCCCATTAACATCTGCCGACGATTTCCACACATATAACACCCCAACATCAGGTGACATATATACTTTCTACGTTACGCCAAGTAGGGGCGGATTGGTCCAGGCATTCTATGGCGAAAGAAAAGATAGTTTTATTGAGCAATGGAACAATCCTTACTCCACCAAGATAGCGGATATAACTGCATCAACACTATGGGACGGCGAAATAGTCGAAGCTTCTTCGATATCTGGTTTCTCTGGAACTACATCAGTAGGTAGGTTTATGACCCCAGCATTGACTGGAAATATAATATACTACCCACTCCCCGAAATTCTATCGGAAATAGTTGACATATCTTTCGATAAAGGAACATTCGAAATAGACGGAATAGACTATATTAGCTTTACTGACTGGTTCTACTCAGCCAACACTTCGGCATATCCTATCAGATCCTATGACAGCCATAGCATGTGGTTTAATGATGAAAACAATGTGATGGTTGACGGAATTTCTGGAAGTTCGATCCGTGACAGGGCTGCACTATTCCCATGGAATGAACTCATATGCGGCAATACAGACAATCATGCCCAGAGTGGAACCTACGCATGGACATGGGGCGACTCTGGTAGTATATACTTGGCTGAGTGTATATTCGCAGATACGGTGTCAATCTCTGGAGATGAGTTTGTAGATTCCCTTGGTAGGCTAGTAGCCATTTCTGCCTCCAATTACACAGATTCATTCTGGAGAGAAATATTTAGAATAAGGCATATATTAGCTAACGGAAATATAAGATTCGACTACTATATAACATACGACGAATCAGCGTCAGATGATATTGCATTAACAACAGTTGACTCTATAAGCGGAGCATTTACTCTATTTGGAAGAAACTCTAAGTTTAGAGAAGTTGAATATGACCTCTGGAATGTCAAAAACTTCCACGACCATAGTCAAGTTTGGATATCGGGCGGTCCAGAGTACAAAACCACAACATCATATGAATGGACAAAGGATTCGGCAGTTATACCATCCGAAACATATAACTATTCCTTTAAGAATCTTTGTGACATAACAAAGTCAAACTTTAACATCTCCCCATCCCCAGAAGGAATGTTTGTCGCTGCAAGTATATCTGGTAGTATACCTGTTTGGATGTGGTCAATACCATATGATACAGATACAACCAGCGGAACTAATTTCTTCATTCATGGTAGCAGCCTTGTCAACGGTGAGAGCGCAGAAATAGTTAAAACAAAAGTAACTTCAAGTAAGACATATGTAACAAGGGCAGTAGCCGCAGGATTATCGTCAAGTGGAATAGGATTCTTTGATATTGGAAAATCTTTCAGTATAAGCGGTCAACCATTTGACTATACAGTTGATAACTCTACTATCGTTCATCCTTCATATGACACTATAAAAAACTTCTTCCCATGGTGTGTTCTTGCTGATGGTGGAACACATGGACCAACTGCCATGGTTGACATGTATGACATATCAGGAAATTACTGGGTAGCAATCGGGGACACTTATAATAAAAAGAAGTCTACTATAACCGAAGATTACTATGTCAACAACTATACTATAGTTATGGTTCCTTTGGATAACCTTTCGGAGTTCAATAAGCTTGTACTAGCCAAAGAGAACAGAAGAATTGCTGAAGACACTTTTAATAATTACCCACAAGCAAATGGGCTTAATACTTCGGGAACATTAGCTAATAATAAATCCACAAGAAATAGAGAAGCTGTCATTGAACTTATTAATACAAAGAACAGTCAGAATATTTTCGGAGCATATGTAAAGATATTCGAGTACATATCCAATAACTCTGATACCAGCGACTATATGGATCAGCAAGTTGCTATTGTTAAAGATCCAACAGTATATGTTTTGCCATGGTACAATAACATAAGCGGGGACTTGGATAAAGTTCAAGAATTTGTTATAGCAACAGATAAAGACAATGAATGTATTGACTGCGATGTATGCCTTGGCACAGATGAATCGACTCTACCTCCGTGGACAGAACATATCCACGATGAATGGGTAACGAGAAATCTAGAATCGTGGGGCAACGGTCCATTTGGAAGATCTAACTTCAACGCATGGCTTGCTGCTGGATGTGACACTAAATGGGGAGTGTCACTATGGTCCACCTTCCAAGAAGGAAGAATCTGGTTCAACTACAAAGCATCTGATCTAAGAGTTGATATATCAAGGAGAATAATTTCTTACTCGGTAATAGTCGCTTCTATTAAGGTTGACGATCTAACAAACGATGTATATGAAAATGTACCAGCAATTGTTAGATATGACGAGTTCCATTTCAACATGGACGATTATATTGACACTCCACTTGTCCAGACTGCTCTTCTTAACAACCCATCCGAGATTGATAATGTAAGTTTCTGTAAGGCACCTTCGACCATATTCGTTCCTGAGTCCACATGGGCAACATGTGTTTATAGCTTCGACATTTCAGGAAACCCAGCAACATACATAACTACTGAAGATGTTGATCCAACCGTTGGGTATACTGAATGGGTCACAAGCTTTATTCAGGAGTATAAGAAAGACGAAGAAATAAAAGACAAGACGAATGTTGAGAAATACTTCAACAGATATGATATATCCTCACCGGGGTCTAACTGTTTAATAACGAGAGAAGAAGTCTCTAATCAAGAATGGGTTGGAACATCGTGGAGAAGATTCCAAGATAATGTGGGTATGGGAGGAAACGTCCCAATACTCAATACTCCAGTTGGTCCAAACAAAGATTATTTTGATTTGACCGCTTATAACTTCGGTCAGAAGGCTTTTGGTGATCCTGACAAGGCTATTATATGTGGCGGATATTCCATCAACAAAGACGGGGACTTGCAATCTAATAAGGGACCATGGGGATTCATGTCAAATGGTCCAACCTTCAAATGGAATCGCACAATAATAATGCCAGAAGACACTCTGAACGCAAATTACAAGAAACGTACTATTTCGCCATTCTATGATAACGGCAATAGCACCTTAAGTAATACAAATCTAGGAGCTATAGTATTTGATGTAGCTAAGCAAGTTAATATTGAAAGATTTGGAACAGCAACTTTCGATGGAAGTACAACAAGTGTAACAGTTACCTTCGATGCTGTGCCATCTTATATAACTGATATTACTAACTATAGCTTATCTCTAACCCCTAACGACAACATAAAAGTATGGTGGAGCGAGAAAACAGATTCCACATTTATAATAAATACAGAATTAGAGGGATGGAAAGGTTCTGTAGACTGGAAGCTAACCTTGATAACGGATGTTCCAGTTGATCAAATAGATGGAACGGAAAATGAAAGAAAAACATACGATACATTTGAGGAAGCATAAGTTATGACTATAAACACAAAAGCATTTCAGATAGATGGGCTGGTATTTAAAGGAGATGCTGCGGCAACCTCAACTGGTGACATATCAGATGTAGATGTTGGCATCTTCACAGACGAAGACGGCAATCTCATATTTAAAGATCAATGGATAACTGATATATTAAATAAAGATTATTTGACTTTTCAAGAAATATACTCAAGAGTGAAAGGAATATACTCTAAGAGAACTGATGATGGGGTTGGCTTATTTTTTAAGGACCAGACTGTTTCCAGAGAATATTCCCTTAAAGAAATAATAAATTCCTGTCAAAGCTGGAGAAAGTACCTAACTAACGGATCGCTCTGGTGGATGGGGAAATCATCCCTAGATCATAGTAAATGTGCCAATCTTCCACGCGAGTCCGATCCGTCTGGTCCGAATAGAACATGGTCAATAGACAAGTTTCTTGCTGAGTTTAATAGTTTGCCATATTGTGCGACATTAGTATCCCTTTCAAATTTCGAAAAGACATTAGATCCACAGACGGGAGAACCAAGATGGTGGGATATACAGAACCTTGAATTGGTCCTCCCACCTTTCGAAGAAGAATATAAAGCATCAATAATAATGTCAAAGATAGCATTCGCTGGATATAACGTAACAGAACCAGTTCTATTCAGACTTTATGATGCTTCTACCGGAGTTGAATTAACAAGAACCGCCGTTGTTCAGAACAATGGTGGTAAGGTGTCTTTCCCTGTTTCATTAAATTACTTTGGGACTCTTCCAGGCTTTGCTTCGACTGGAAGATTTGACACCACGGGACAGCCAAAGAGCAACACAGATTGCAATGCAGATTGTGGATGTCAAAAAGTAGAATGTGTCAATAACGATCTAAACTGTGTCAGTCCGGTAGTGGAGAAGCTACCATATGAAAATCGTTCACATTTAATCAAGGTGCAATTTAGGGTCATAGATTATCACCCAAATCACTATGAGCGTACTTTGGGGATAGAAATAAACAACGGTTCTGGTGGCGCTGAGTACTTGACAACATCTACTCTTGATGCTGTTTTATTTAACATAGATCCAAAATCTAAAGTACCTAGATTACACGGAACAGTCAACTTTAATCGTGACTTCACTGAATATGAAGTATTGTTCGAAAACGCAACTGAAACTCCAGACTATTCTATAAATCTAAGTTGCTCATCAAACATTAACGTATGGTGGACAGACAAAAAGACAACTGGATTTAAAATAAAATCCGAGTTGCCATTCGTCGGTAGTGTCGATTGGACATTAATGAATGTTAATGGTGGAGTTATTTAGCTATTATTGTTTTTAGCTAACATCTTTCCCATTCTTTTTTGTATAAATGACTTTAATGTGTCAAGCTGAGATGAAAGTATCTTAACGCTTTTCTCGTCCTTCTTTTCGGCAGCCGCAGAAATTTCGTAAGAAATATACTTTAACATTGACTCAACTTCGTGCTGAGCATATACATTCGGACTGTGCTTTAATTCGGTTTCCCATTCTGATGAGATTTCATTCCAATCTCCTATTTCAACAATCCTATACTTTATTTCCTTTTCTACTGTCTTAACATGAAGCTTTATTTCTGCAAGTTTCAACTCAAGCCTAGCTATATCACATTCGACAAGAAACGGATGTTCTGCTGTATCTTTTTTTGCAGTTAAATCTTTTATTTTATATGAGCATTCTTCTATATCAACATTTAGGGCTTTAAATCGCAACATAGCCTTTAATAATTCGTTAAACTGTACTTCTGCTTCTTTCTTACATTGCCAGAATTTTGCGTCTGGGGTTGGAAACCTAGAATTTGTTAAAACTCCCACATACTTTTCCATATACGACCTGAACGCAGGAACATCCGTGTAGGTTGATAGCAAAAACACTTGAGCCTTTTTAAGAATAGCAACTTCGGCTGGTGTGACTAGAGATATTTTATTTAACTCGTCAGCTACCTCAAATGCATTACTTGCTGATTGATCAATAAGCTTGTTAATAGAATCCTTATTGAATACGGTTAATTTATTGTCTGTCATTTCTTATTTCCTTTAGTTTTCTCTTTTTTCGGTGGCAACGCAATAAAGAAAGGCGAATACTTTCTAAAATCAATAACATGATCACATAGCTTAAACTTTTGCGCCTGTTCTGCGGTCAACCAACAATCATCGCTTAAAAGCTTCTTTCTAACAACTTGACTAGATAGATTCGTATTTCTCTTGTAATGTTTTTCGAGTCTAAGATATATGTTACCAAACTCTTCTTGAGTATGGACAAGATCCTTATATTTTCCCTCTATTCCCCAAGTATACTGGTGAGACATGATACTTGTCTTATCTGATAATATTCTATGTCCCCGTTGACCATTAATAAATATTGCAAGTGCAGCGGAAGCAACTGTACCTACTCCTATAGTATATACTGGCGTTGATATACAGTCCATTATGTCGCATATCTGCCATGCTGCCGTAACAGATCCACCACCAGAATTAATCATTAAGTGAATAGGTTGCATTATTTTAGTTAAGGCATTCTTGAAGTCAAATGCTAAAAGCAACTCCGATACTTCTTTTCCGGTTTTATCTGTAATTTCTCCATTAAGCATTATAAGGTTATACGGAAGGGTAAATTGTACCTCATTTTGGGCGTCATTTCCTTCTGGCTTTTCTTCAGCTTCATCTACCCCTTCGCCCTCGTCTTGCATTTTTCTATTTTTTATTTTACTAAGATACTTATGGGAGTCTATGTAGTTTAATTTCATTATTATCCTTCGGTTTGATTCTGTTGATTGATGTCATCGTCCACAGTCCCAATAACATTATCGGGGACTTGGCTAAAATTTAAAATAGCAAGTTCCTCAAAATCCACTCCACTTTTTCCACTTCTTTTTAACCACGAATTTCCTCCGCCTATTTTCAATTTTCCACATGAGCAAGTTTCTTCTTTTCCCTCATATTTCGATATCAACACATCTCCACATACCTTACATCTAGCCTTATTTAATTTAACTATTTTATAAGCCATATCCCCTCGCTATTGTAATTATTTCGGTTTTCATTTTATCTTCCCAATGTGGCGATTCTTCATTTATTATAACATGATCCCAATATTTTTTATCAATATCTGGTAGAAGATTGTCGGCACCATCTTCTCTGAATATGCCGTTTGGTCTATGGACCAGCACCTTGACTACCTTACATGATATATTTTTCTTTTGGGAATAGGTATATTCGTTTGGATATCTAAAGTCAGAAACAATGCCTACTGATTTATTTGAAGATGCCATTTCGTCGTAGACACCACTAGCCCAAATATCGTACCATATCTCTCGCGATCTTTGTCCTTCTTCAAGCAAAACATCTCGCACTGTTCTTTTTTTCGTTCTTTGTTCTATTTTAAGTTTCCCCGGATCCATAAAAACCCATTGAGGGACTTCTCTATTATTTTCCACATCCCAATATATTATCTTTTCTTCCAGCCAGTCTGGACAAGACATTTTATATTCATTATCTTCCATTCTGGAAAAATCAAGACCATACTTTTCAGCACATATCATCTTAAGTTTTTTAGCAAAATAAGTAGATATGTAACTTATATTATTTTCCCTAAGATACCCTTCAAGTAACAGTGCCGCTGTATTTTTACCGTGTTGTTGTCTATGCCCAAATAAAAATATTACGTTTAACATATTACCTCCATGTAAGCATTATATGCTGTCATGGGGGATTAATCAAATGATAACAGACGATTCGTTAATATTTTTCTTTACATATATTCCGTCGCCCATATGACGAATGGAATGGGTTTTTCTTTCTGTCATTATTATGTTTAGACCGTTTTTCAGACAATGTGGGCAAATAATTCCCTCATTAGTACGGGTAGGCAAAACCCCAAAGGTCTGCTTACCACAATGTGGACACTTGTACGACGATTCTATCATGATTTTCTCCTGTCTCTAGTTAATTCATCAAGCATACTCATTTTTGTATGCGCCTTTTCAAATATATTTTTTTCAGGCTTAAACGGTGACACTCCAATTGGATTGAAATGCTTATTTGTAGCGGTTGGCATCTTAAAAACCGGAGTTAGTTTATTATTGTCATTAAACGCACTAATAGTTGCATTTGGAACCTTCATTCCCGTTGGCAATCCGTTAGGTTGCAATATACCCAACTTTACTTGTTGCTTCATTGCCTCAATATGTTCCTTTTTCTCATTATCTGTTTCACCCAGAGATATTTTTACATCAAACCACGCCAAGTCCCCCAAATTAATAGGTTCATCTATATAATCATAGTTTTCATAAGTTTCTACCCAAGGAGCATTTAGCCATGTTTCAGTCATATATACCTCTATTTATAAAAAAATACGGGAGCCATAAGCCCCCGTATTATACCATCTACAAAAAATGTAGGTCAATTATCTTCTAACTTACCTTCGCCAATCTCAGGATATACACGGCAGATGTTCCTAATATACTGATAGATGTTCTCATATCTGTTGATAATCTCATCAATATCAGTTTCCCTTGGAGTGCTGCTTACCTTCAAATTAAAATCAGCAACTTTCTTAACCTTGAGGAATCTCTTGGCATAGTGAAAATAGTTACGAATATAGATTACACCCTGAAGAGTGCGATTGATCTTTTTCATCATCAAGCGTGCTTTAGTCAGGTCATGGTTCCTCAGAGAATCGCTAAAATCTTCCTCATCATATTCGTACCACACCTTTTGTGGGTTTGACAAATCATCACAGTACTTGACATCGTTGGGGATATTTCCAGCCTTGTAAGCCGAACTTCTGAGATTTCTAGCAGTGTTATACATATTTCCAATTGACGCCGATAGCGAATCCATATCATCACTAATCAGTTCATCCGACCCACCGACAAAATATACCGAATCCCTGCTTCCGCTATCTCCACGAATCTTTACAACATAGCGCACAGGGATGGGCTTAATCGCCCACTTAGAGCATACCATACCCCTCCTTACATTCTTTCCAATACACGAAGGATCGGCAAACTCCTTGGGAAGAATCCTATCATCGTCTGATCCACCGTACCACTTGAAAAAAGTGCAGAACGTTGCCAAAATGTCATCACTGCGCGACTTGAACAACTGATCAACAGTAACCAGTCCAAACTTAAACATGGTGGTTGCGGTTGCCCTCGTAGCATTATCGGGATCAACCAAGGCACGGGAATGTGGGATAAACCCATTAATCCACAAAGAACCCATTACACGCATGTCTTCCTTGCCGCCATTTTCTCGTTCCGCCTGCTCAATAGCAGGATAAATGAGAAGAGCATTATTAGGGCAATCTACAACTTGTTCTGGACGCCTAAGAGCGGACATCTGCCAGCCCTTTGTGGTGTATCCCGCGTCCTCGTCCACATCAATAATAGTCCCACCCATAACTGCGGTCTTAAGATGATTGACTCCAAGGACTTCGCTTGCGGTCATAACGGCTTGAGAAAAGTTGTCGGTCATTTTTGTTTCCTTAGTTTGATTCTATCGTGTAAATTTTATTACTCAAGGTATATGTTTAGTTTTTCTGTGTGCTGTGTATCACTCACCACACAGGAATGCCATCGTCGTTCCAAATCTTTTTTTCTCGCAAGAAGTTTCCGACCGAAACATTAAAGTTGACATCGGTAAGCATCTTCTCCTTGATATGCTTGTTAGCCTCGAATACGCTCGCAGCGTATTCATCGTCAATGATCGGGTTGTTGAAAAACTTCTTCATCCAATTAACATCTTCCAGGGTGATTTTATCCTTCTTATCCTCAATATATTGCTTAATCAATGCTACTGCCTTCTGGAGAAGATCAAGTCTAACCGTCTTCTCCCCATCAATCTCGGTCTTCAGAATACCCGTGATTTCCTCCTTGTTGTTATCATAGTCGATAAGCATGTCAAGGGTGATGGACTGTCCCTGCCGTGAGAAGTGTTCCATCCACGCATCACGGAAATTCTGACCAAGGTAGCACTCAATAATATGAGAAGCATGTTCCTTGACCCAACCGCGACCCATCTTACCAATGACCTTCATAACATAGTCAATAGAACGACGGGAGGGGGTAATGGTAAACGGAAGATCGAACTCTGGAATCTTAGTCCACGCAGGATCTTCCTTGAGAACCGACAGAGTTATCTTATCCATGCCAGTATTCTTGAGGTAGTCTACATACTCGGCATGAGTTGGGCGCATGATAACATGTCCCATACGGTTGAGAAGAGCCTTGTCAATCAAATCGTTAACCTCATAGTCCTCGGTGGGCGGGTTCATAGCCGCCATGACCGCATCCTTGGGTCCAATGCTGTGGGTGTGGAGAACACCATTGATGAGGAACGGCAACATGGCAGCCAGAACCATACGGTTGCCACGGTTCATCTCGTCAAGGAAGAAGATAGTGGGGATCTTTTTCTCATTCCACAACTTGCGGGCAGTGTGGAGCCAATCGGGGCAAGACCAGATCGTAACCTTGTCAACAATATTTCCGTCCCCGTCCTTCACTTCCATGTCGCGAGGAATACCAATCAAGTCGGCAACGTCCTGTGTAGCAAGGTGGAGAATGACTAGGTTATACCCCATCTGCTTGGCAACCTCTTCCACGGTTTGGGTCTTACCGACACCATGAAGTCCCCAAATAGCAATTGGTAACTTGATCTTTTCGGTAGAGTGATTAACCGCAAAGTGGATGCAGTCGATAATCTGCTTGCGGGACATTTCCTGTTGAGCCATGGTATTGGTTCCTTATGGGGCTTATTGTAGAGGGGATTTATGAGAAAGAAAGGGGTATGTGGTCTGAGGTTAGTTTGAGTGTGTGATACAAGTTAAAGAAAAACAGGTCCGGAGTCATCGTCACTAATATTACCACTATCATGTTTAGTGTCAATATGTAACCCATACTGCCAAAGATCCTTTATTTCGACACAAAATAGTTTCTTGACAGCCTTTTCAAGTAACTTATAATCACTTGAATCCATTTCGGCAACATAGTTGCTAAAGCTTGGCTTTTCTTCGGGATAGTATTTAAATCGCCTAAGCACGGCTCGCATATCACTTGCTAATCCACCAGGAATTGTGTCATTTTCAACAATGAAATACTCGGCAAAAACGGCAGCAGCACGCTCTCTGCTCATTTTTTCTTTTTCGAGCTTAAGTATCTTTCTTTCCTGCTTGGCAATGATCTTCTCCAAGTCCTTGACATAAATCTTGTCATTCATATTATTACTCCTGATCCTGACTGATGACCTTGAAGCCACGGTCAATCAGAGGCTTGGCATAGCATCCATTGCCCCTGCTCAAGAACATAATGCTCTTGAATCCTGGGTAGTCTTTCTGGAGGAAATCATCAATGCAACCATCAGTGAAGAGAATAAGCAACTTACGGTTGCCCTCTTTCTTCAACTTCTCGTAAACGACGCGCATGGTCGTTCCGCCAGTTTCGCAGATGGGGATTCGCTTGATGCGGCTCAAGATAACTTCCTTGTCAAAGGAAATCGTGTGGTGGCACTGAATAAGGCGAACCTTAGTCAAGTCACAGTCCTTGACAATCTTCTCAATCTGCCCAACGAAATCATTGTAGTCGTTGTAGTTGATAGAACCACTGGTGTCAACCGCAATGATAACATCAAGCCCGCGCTCACGGCGTTGTCCCGGGAATACCCCAGCAATGCGACGGTTTTCGCGAGACATGGTGTAGTCCTTTTCCTTGGCATTGATTGAGGTAGCCAAGTAGTTAGCAAGAATCTGCTGCCAGTTCTTGGTGGGAACCTTAAAGAACTCGCTAATGACGGTTCCAAGGTTGCCCATTCCAGGGATGCGCCCAAGGGCGCGAGCCAACTCTTCTGGATCATCTGGGTTAAGACCAGCACGCTCAAGAGCATCGCGAACGGACGCCTTTATTTCCTGACGGGAACATGCGGTAGTTACATCAAAGCCAGCATGCTCGGCACCCGCTCCCTCGCCCTTACCTCGGTCCTTGACATGAGAGCCATTCGCGACAGATCCTTCGCCGCCTTCCTTGCCTTCCCCCTCTCCACCGCTGGAGTTGCCACCATTCTTCGCCTTACTACCCTTTGGTGCTTTGCGAATCTGATCAATCTTACCCCCCTGTGCCTTTCCCTTAATCTTATTGAAATCGGAGTCTTCCCCCTCGTCTTCGCCATCCTTGCCCTTTCCTTTGCCCTTACCGTCCTTGCCTTCGCCATCTTTTTCTTCACCGCCACCTTCACCCCCTCCGTCTTCACCGTCATCGTCAGCAATTTCATCCCAAGTCCCGTGACCATCATAACCACGGACGCCACCATTGCCCTTACCATTGCCCTTACCATTTCCGGATCCACCCTGGAAGATCATAGTCTCCATGAGGACACGGTAATAGAAGTCAGATGACTTTCCTGCGGTCTTATCAGTATGGTTCCAGTTGTCGCCCTGAAGCATGTACTTCTCGAAAATCCTATCGACCTGCGGAAGTGCCTTGTCAATAAAGGCTTGCAGATTCGCACGCTCGTCCCCACCAGGGACCATGACCAACTTCAGTCCAAACTTGTCCTCAATCTCTGGACGAAGGTCGTTCTCAGTGATCAAAAGGTACTTGACATAAGAAATAATGAAACGCTGGAAGAAAGTTTCATTATCGCAGGTAATAAGAACCTTCTTTACTTCATCTGACCAATCAAGTTCCTGATTGATAGCATAGTCCTGCGCCAGATTCATCTGGTACGGGTCGCGCTTACCGTTGCGGTTCAAGTGGTTAAGAATAATGTGCTGCTCTTCGTGAATCATGATAGCAGTAACGTTAGTGAAAAGAAAATCACAACTAACAAGAGAGACACACCACAACTCCCAGCCACGATCAGTCCACTCACCAGTCTTTTCTGACTCTACAAGTTCCTTATAGAGATTTGGACTCCAACCATAATTTGCCTGAAGCTTAGCGCACTTGGGATGGGTGTTGTTAAGAACAGATTCCCACTCCTTCTCAGCCTTTTCGTTTTCCTTCTGAATGTCCTCTTCACTTGGAAGAGTAGCGTCTTTAGCTACTGGTTTCCTTCCCCTCTTACCACGATTCCCACCCATCTCTCTTTCAGTTTCCTTGTCAGAATGAAGATCCAAAGCGGCTCGCATGAGCAACTTGTAAGATTCAAGGGGGTTGAACCAAATCTTAAAACGGTGGGCGTTACCCAAAAATGAAGCAGCAGCAGCACCGTGAAACTTGAAGTCATCAAACTGCCAATACCTAGTTGATATATTTTTCCAAAAACGAGCAGTGGTGAAGCGATTACCCTCAAACTTCCCACGACCATTCGAGACTTCATAGACACTGGGAACTTCCTCAAGAGTCCCGTCCCGCTTCCTTTGGTAAGCAGCGCAGTTACCCATGATAAGCTTAAGAGTAGAATGTTTAGCCATATTTTCCTCGTTATAAACAATATAACAAGAAACCCGCCCCAATCAAGGGCGGGTTTCTTTCCCGTCTATCTGTGTATCACACAGACAAATTACTTCTTTTTATTAATTTTCTTGACATTGTTCTTAATGTCTTTATCCTTCCACGATGGTGCTTTAATAACGGGAACAGTATCCCAATATTTCGTCCATTTTGAATCTTTAGGAGCCAATTTTATCTGCTCCCCAGATATCGCTATACTTTTAAGAGACTTATCAGGAACTATGGTGTAAAAATTTTCTCTCTTATCGGGACCGCTAACATAATATACAGTTGAATCTTTCGATCCTTTAAAGACAACTAATTGCCCTACTTTGAATTTCAACTTAGACACATCATCGTACCACGCCGGGGCTGGTGGCGGCGATAATCTTATAGTGGAGAGACTCATATGGTCATCAGAAGAAAACCTTTCATCGTCCGTCATAGTCATAATATCGCGATAAACGGTAACTTCATCTTCTTCAACAACTTCTCCATTAATCTGATCGGGTATAACTTCAATAATATCTGTATTCAAAGCATCGGTTTTCTTACCAATGATATCATCATCTTCTATCTCTACTTTTTTTGTTTTCTTGGTAGATTTACTCTTCTTCATTTACTTCCTCGTCCTCTTTTTCTATTTCTTTTAAAATGATTTTCTTTAAGTTCTTTGGTGGTATTTTAGAAATATCAACGCTCCTATAAATTCCACGATCCCCGTTAGACCAATGAACCGACCACCGCCTCCCCACAACATCTCGCGATCCGACAGCCTTAGTACAAGACTGTTTCCATACTACCACTCCTTCGGTGAGATTCTTATCGGTAACATGTCGAACCCGACTACCAACGGACAGCGATTCGGTTTTTAATTTCTTAGACATACTTTTTCCTTTCGTAGTTAAGATAGGTTAGTATCTTAGTTTGGTTGTTGAACGCAGGCTCATCTATGATCTTCTGATGTGCCATCTCCAACAGCTTACCAACTACTTCCGGGTTTTCAATACCAAAAGCTGCCCTAATGATTCTTTCATCAATACAAAACTCAGATGATATAACGGGGGCGCTCTTTTCTTTCTTAATAATCTTAGCTAAGTTCTTGTATCCTAAGTTCTTAAGTAGTCTAACAGCGTTAGGTATCCTCTTTTTTTCTATTGTTGACAGAAACTTACGAGCCGATATTTCTGATTCATCTTCTATTTCATTGATAGCCTTCGATAACTTTAATACATGTTCTGTGTCTCTTTCAGCAAATCCGCATTTTTCAATCAATATAGGCTTCAGGTCTTCAAACTTGACTTCAGACAATACCACAGCAAAAAATTCAAAAACATCCAATGAATTAAAATGATTAACAATAGAAGTTTCCGTCAACTTAAATCCAAACAAAGCATTAGATAGCCCAAGAGTATTAAGAAATGATATGACTTTACGTGTTCCTCTTAACTTTACAGAATCAACCAAGAATCTATAGATTTCTCTTTTATCAAGGTCTTTAATTTTATCCCTATTGTTAAATATAATAGTTATGGTTTTGGGGTCTAAATGAAACCCGGTTACGACAGATAGCTTTATAGCTTCAAGAAGATATTCCGGTTTAATATTCTCGGCGGCGTCTTTTGTAAATTTTATACTTGATTTATTAAAATCCCTCAAGCCATTCTGCTGGGAAAGTATATTAATACTTCCATTGAGAATATCATTAACATCCAAATATAACATGTTGACAGTAAATATGTCAGGTATACAAAAATTAGGTTCAATAGTATATTTGATGTTTTTATATGTTGGTAAGCTATTTCTTAGTATCTCTATATCTTCACTTGGTGACGATTTAATAAATATATTAAATATCTTTGGTTTCTGTCTATTTATTATATCCCGCACCGCCTCGCCGTAGAGATAACACCCACGATTGTTGGTAACAGATTTTATTTCTTTAAGAAAATCGCTTATACTTACACTCATATCTCTATTATACCCACTTACAAAAGTTTATCAACAACCTGTCCTTCGGTCTTTTCCTCTAGTTCTAACTTGAGTTGATTTACAAGAGTTTTTAGCTGCTTATTTTCACTCTCATACGCTTTTAACTTAACGAAAACTCTCTCAAGCATCGCACTATATTGACCGAAACTTTCAAGTCTAGACATGCGAATAAGATCGTCGGTTGTGTAAAAAGCACCATTTTCTCCGTATTTTGCCATATTTTTTTCCTATATTCTTGTTGATGGGTAATCATTGTAACTCGCCGTCTGTGACCCCCACAAAAATCCCAGACAGAATGCAACTGGATAAGCCTTTCCGTTGTGTATTATAACAGATATTGTTTTAAATGGTGAAAACTTACCTTCTCTTCTACTCTTTACATGGGTAGCATATAACTCCTGCATATGTTCGGCAGGAATCTTATATATTATTATCTTGTCTCTTTTACCTGTCAACTTTTGCCTATCCATCCATTGAATAGTTTCATTTTTATTCGATGCGTAGTATATAAAATCGCTTGCTGCTTCGGTGGCATGTAAAGCCTGTTTCTCTTCGGGAAAATCTTCGTTTACGAAACATACTAATGAGTATGAATCGTGGACATTTATTTCTAGCTGCCTTTCCGCATCAGCAGTATACGCTATATTGGCTAACTTTTCGCGTATAAGTTCTTTTTGCGTCTTTTCGACTATCTTATCTTTTTTCTTCCGATTCCAGAACATTGGTATTGGTACTATCCTTGGTGATTGTGTTAAACACCATTATAGCATTACAAACTAATAAAACCAATAAAACTAACGATATGAAAAATCTAAGAGTAAATGCGGTTTTATCTTTATCTTCATCCTCACTAAATAACTTATAATGACCTATACCAATCCACGCAAATGTGGCTAGTATTAGCGCGGCAAGTGAAGATATCAATATTGTTATAAGCATTTTAGTCGTTTAGGTATTCGGGTGGTTTAAACTTAAAAGAAAACTCTTGTGCAAGTTCTTTTATTTTAGGCACCTTTTTAACAATGTAAAGAATTTTCTGATTCTCTGGTAGCTCAAATACTGGTAAAGGCTTGCGATTAGTATACTTTATATATGGTTTAATATGCTTATTCAAGGCTAACCATGCAATAAAAGAATTAACCGAAGGGACTCTAACAGACACAACCTCAAAGAATAGTTGTTCCTCTGTCTTTTGTGGCGAAGACTCTTGCCAGTTATTATAAAATTTCTTAAATCCCATACTTCTATTTATACGTTTTGAATGCTCTTGGACATTTCTTTCTTTTTCCAGAATATTCTTTTCTTCTTATTATCCCACATCATCATTAAAATTCCAGCGTCAACCAGCTTATTCAGTATCTTTTCGCATAGTTCCTTATATAAGCAAAGACGCAGCCTGTCCCTCTCTTTTAATAAAATATAGAACTCGTCATTGTTTCTTATTATACAAAAATGAGAAAGCCAGAATTCCATTAGCTCCATTGTCAATAATGAATCATCATAAACTCCAACAAAATCTTGAGACTCAGAAAAGGAGGATAAAAAAGTCGATATGACATCTTTCTTAATATCTATGAGAAATGCTCTCTTATCTGTTATCTTCAATATTGCTTCGGATTTATTCATACTATAACTCATCCGAATCTAAAATGCTTTTCATATCTTCATATTGTCTCTTAGCAAGATTGAACATTTTTTCTGCGTCGATATCAGAAACATTATCTATGTCGTATTCTGGTAACTCAATGATTATCTCGCTTATAGAATCAGAAAAACAGTTACCGACTTTGTATAGTGTAAGACAATATGTGTCGTCCTCTACCAATACAGTAGTTCCCGCCAGAGTTTCTGATGATCTTGTTATTTTCATTTTTGTATTATACCGCTTTTAGTGGTTTTATACGCCACATAAAATCTTCTTTGTACCAACAGATTTCCAAAATACCATAGTCCGCTAATTTCATCATCACAGAATCAAAAGTATCTATGGTTACATCCCTTATTATAATATCAATATGCTCCGGTCTTATAAAAACATCATCCTCGTGCAATGTTGTTGAAAATATATATTTTTCTATTTCTGCTTCAATAACTGACGATGGAAGAAGAGACTCGACAATTTCATCTTTATCCAGTATTTTTTTAAATTTGCCGGGTGTCTTATAAAAAGTAGTCGATAATCCGCTAAGAATATCTTTAACACATTCCATTCTAATAGATGAAATAAACTCATCTATGTCAGTAATATGAAAAACCTTATTACTTAAAGGTAGGTCGCTCATATAACATATTTATCCTAGACCCTGCCCAAGACAAGGTTCAAATCCTTAAAGTTAAATTCATAGGATTTCTTTGTTTTAAAGTTGGTAAATGTTACGTGACAATAATCCCCAACTCCCGTTTTCTTGGCGAACCAAATAAGAGTATTCTTGGCATCTTTGGCATTTCCCCAAAATTGAAACCCAAGATCACCTTTCCAGTAGCGAATACGTATAAATCCCTGCTTAAGAGTATATATAACTATTTCGTCCCTATTAATAACTGGATTAAGATGAGCCACCTTTTTAGACCTGAAAACCTCCGGTCTTTGCGTTGAATCGGTTGCATGCTCAAATATTCTTATTAGCTTTCTTTTCCTTCTATCGTAAAAGTAACCGTCTCCCAATGGCATAAAGTATATTTCCTATAAATAGTGTAGAGGGTATACACATGGATTATAACGGATATTGGATGAATAGCAAGAGCGGAAAGATAATTGTTACAAGCGACCACGGTCAGACTATAATAGATAAACCAGAATTATTTGGTATATCAAAAAAAGAAGTTTTGTCAATAATATCTAAGAAGGCGTATAACCCTCAAGGAACTAAAAAAACTGACAGCAGGGCAGTGCTTCTTAATAAGGCTTTTGATGCAGGGTGGGTTCGTATAAGGATAGTTAATTCTTCGTGGACTTGCGAATTTTCCGGAAACATGTCACTTGTAGTATCTAAGATTATAAAAAAGTTTGGCGATGACATGGGTCCATTTACAAGAATCAACCTCCATGATATAAGAAATAAAGATAATAGATCTTTTACCTACACTCAATTACTTGATTCGTATAATAGCGGAGAGTTTGACGATGAGCAAGCCAACACAAGAGATATGATACGACAGAAATTATTTCCATCTGGATCTATGGAAACTCCTAATTTTAGTCTTGAATCTTTAAAGAGGATGTTCAAAAAGAATCTTCTTAAATCTTCTTAACGATATCAAGTTTATTAGCTACACGGTGCCATATATTGTCGCACGATATTCTATCATAGTCTAGCCTCCAGTAAACCTCGCGAATTCCAACCTGCATAATTCGGACCATACATTTGTGGCAAGGTTTATGAGTAACGTATATTCTGCATCCCTCTTTGGGAAACGGGCAATTTAAAATAGCATTTTCTTCGGCATGGATTACCATTTCATATTTTATTGATCGGTCGTTCCAATCAGTTTCAGTATCATCAAACCCACTCGGTGGACCATTATAACCAACCGAACATTGCTTGTTATTTTTTGTAACAATAACAGCGCCAACTTTGGTAGAAGGGTCTTTTGATAGCTCAGCCGTTTTAATAGCTAAGCCAATCCAATGTTGGTGCCATGCTTCCGCACTAGCCATTAAATGATCCTTTTATGATATTTAAGGTGGTCTAAAGACCACTGGTTAAACTCCGTAGCAGAGTTATGTGGTAAATCATACTTTACTGCTATTTTTTCCCATACAATTTTTGGGTTACATTTACTTATTTTATCAACACTATCTTGCCATTCCTTTATAATCTTATTTCGATACTCTAAAAAATTATGAGTATATTGTTGTGGAATGGGATTAAATAAATTCTTACCAATCTCCTTAAATCTTTCAACATGTGTAGTAAAATCCATAATAAAGGCGTTGGAATCTTTTTCTTTGCATTTTTTAAAGCAGGCTACGGCATTATCTGATTCAGTAGTTAATAATATAGGACCGCTGTCTTTAACTACTAAGTATCCTTTTACTATTTGTCTAAATGGCTCTGGTTTGGTGACTTCTATTTTGCTTTTTTTCATTAATATTCCTTTAATAGTAAATGATTATTATTTTAAATAGTCCAATATTTCTCATTGAAATAAGGATGTATCTTTTTATCAACACAATCAAGATGATGAAGAAGAGCATCCCAATCAAAGAACCAGCAGGAAGGTTTGGTTATAATGGTAAGCCACGGGTTCAGAGTTCCATCGGCAACACATGTCTTGTCTATATACAGAAGTATTGGCTTTCTCTGATCATGAGCTTGAATAAGTTCATGTATAGTCCCAAACATATGGACATGGCTTGTGTAGGACGCTATAATAAAGTCTGCCTTGTCAACACATCGCAAATCTTTTCTACCGATTGGCTCGAATATCTTTTTCAACTCATCGAACTTGTTTTCTTTAATAAGCTGAATAAACAACTTCTTATCGTCTTCTACTTCACCCATTCCATTTGGTAAAGTCTTCTTTACTGGATTTTCTACGCTAATCCCGTAAGAGACAAGTTTTGGTGTTATAGTATCTCGCCACCCCGCACCATCATCATTACATGCGAACATCGGTCCCGCAAGATACACGGATTTGCCTGCTAAGTAGTTCATAGTTACCTCTATAAACCATTATACGGATTATATTTTGTAAATCAAGCAAAGGAATATTCTGTAACCCACTGATCGTATATATCAAGCGGAAGTCTTCCCTCTATAATGGCTTGTGTATTTAACATAATATTAAACTTATTAATAGCCTCAATATATTCAACCCCATACTTCTGTAACATAGTTTTGCCCCTTGGTCTATATGGGAATCTGAAGGGTTGCTTATACACCGAACTTGGATTTAGCTTAGTGTTTTCTATCTTAGATTGAAGTCTCTCAGGTAAACAAAAATACTCCCATCTCCTTTTTGTTTCATCGACTTTTCTTTTGGGCATTAGTTCCCAACCAGCGTCTATATAATATTGTATTATTTTCGCAAAGTCTATTGCGTCGATAGTCGGGTCAACGACATATATCTGATACGATGCTCCTGCTATCTTAGCATAATGCTCTAACGATAACTTCAAAGCTTCGTTTTGCTTCTCAATATCTTTAATATAGTTTTGGAGGTCATTAGACATTCATCTTTTCTTCTAGTTCTTTTTCTACTGATTTCTTTCTTGCCTTTTCCTCGGGAGTCAGTTCGCGATAAAAGTTAAAATCAATGTCATCAAGGTTATAAGGTGTGTAACCATACAATGGTTCAGAAGCCTCGTAAACATAACAATCAAGGGGAGCCTTTTCGTCTTTTATTAATCTACGGCGAACCTCAAGGATTTCCTTCTTTGCATCGTCAACAGAAGTGTGACCTTCGTATCTAATATGGTATTCGTTATAACTCTTGACGTCGTTGTGGGTAACTATAGCAAGCCAAATTGTCATGCATTCTCCTTGTTGATGTTTGTTTTGAATTCGCCATCCGGAAGCTTCTGTTTCTTCATCTTTCGGGCTTCTCTAAGTATCTTTTTTATCTTCTTCACTGACTTCTCTACGCTATTCCTAATATTGTTTGTTTCTATAAATTGTTTTTCGTCATTATCCCAATCCTGCTGAAGAAAGTCAACCAACGCATTAAAGCCAATTACTGAATCTATTGCTTCATCATTATAATGTGACTCAAAAATATTAGCCAATTCTGATGTTCTATATACTCCCTTTTCGCCTATCTTGAATACAAGCCAAGTTCCAAAACAATCTGCGAATTTATATTCTGGTTTCTTGCTTATTCCACTTCCATAAAGCATATTAACCCATTTTATAAAATTTGGGTGGTCGCTAAGTATGGTAGGAAGTGTGTCTTTTTGAAAATTTTCGTCAAAGATTTCGGGATCTAATTCTCCCTTCTTATCTACTGTGTTATCTTTGGTTATAGTATATGTAATTGGCATGAGTTTATTATATCACTCATTGCGAATTATTTCTTTTAAAAAGGCATATGACTTATCAGAATACTTATCATGAAATCTACCGATTTCTTTAATAATATCTTCTATCACTTTTTTGTCAAAAGCAACCATTCCTTGGGTTGGCTCGTCTTCGTGTGATTCTCTTTTAATAATAACTTCAATTCTTGCTATCTTTTGTAAATCCTTAAGAAGCTGATGAAACAACAAAAGATATCTTTTGTTGTCTTTAACGTGATCACAGCACTCTTTTTCTAGAAGACCCTGGAGGTTTTCTATTCTTTCTTCAAGCTCTTTTTGGTGACGAGCAATCTCCAAAGAATCAATATCGTTTTCCATAGGTTTGCCTTGGCTAATTCTTCTGTAATTATTTCACGACTTGTTACAAGATACTCTATATCTTTTTTTGTCAATTTTATTCCACATATATAAAACTCACTATCATATTGACTCGAAATATAGCATTGATTTGGGGATATTATTTTTGGTGATCCAATCGTAATACTACTCATAACATTATTAGTAGTAGCAGTAAATAAATTCTTTTTTTCTTTTTCTTTAATCTCATCTAACTCAAGACGAACTAATGAAAGACTCTCTCTTAACCTTTCATTTTCATCTTCGAGAGATTTTACATACAAATCATCCATCTTCGTCAGCCTTACTATACATATTTGCTTCTTTTATATGCTTGATATACCTTTCATACTCATTCTGCATGTTTGTAGCTGATGTGCAGATTGGATTGGTTAAGGTTGATGTCGTATAAATCTGCCAAGTTGGTACGCCACTGCCATGTCCTGGCGCAACCCACGGACCCGATCCTGGCAGAGTCTTGGTCCAATCATTGTCTTGATGATCGCGGACAAAATCATGAATATTTTTAGTTTTTTCCAGGGTATCTATGGTTTTTCTCAACTTTTCCACCAGAGCCAAAGCCTCATCAAGTTTCTGCTGGGCTTCCGTAAGCATATTTCTAAGAACTTCGTTTTCCCTTTCTACATTCTTAGTATAATTTACATGTATTTCACGAACCAATTCAAACATCTTTTTAAAATCTTCTTCGGTTATAGTCATTTTTTCTCCATTATGTATTTGTATTCTGTGGATGTAAATTCAATTTTATCATGAAAATTGGATTTGCTATTTTTTTTCATTTTTGTTCCATCGGGACGCTTTCCTATAAACTCCCACTTTCCATCTACCGAAAGACACTTATCAAAGTTTAAGCTATTATTAAAAGTAACTAATTCGCTACCCACCATCATCTTAAAAAATTCTTTTCCTTTCGGAGTATCTTTATTTGATCTTATTGGTTGATACTGCGAATCTCTAATGCCAAGAGTTCTAGCTACTTTTTCTTGGTTATTTTCCGTATTTCTTATAATGTATTTAACGCCTGGGGCTGCGTTGAAATGTATAGAAGATACTCTTCCCATTATTTTTTCTCCTGTATATATTTCAATTCATAAAATCTTACGATATTACAATCACGACGATTCATCACATGCAGTCTCCTTTATATCACCAGTGATAGTCTCGTAAATAACTTCTAACTCACCTTTTTTGTGGAGACGAGCCAAAAGCTTGATAGCATCTACAATTTTAGCGTGCATTCCTGACTTCCTACCTCTTGGATCCGGACGCAAATCCCTAACATAAATCTTGCACTTCGTATCTCTATGTGGTGAGTAATAAGATCTGGTCAGATACCGCTCGTGTATCTTTTCGTAGTTCAGAGTCCACCCCAACTTAGTCATATAATCACATAAACTTGAAGGATCTACCATTTCCCCGACGCTTATGTTTTCAATATTTACTCTAGTAGCTATGATATCTCGTAGAGTGTTGTAATGAAGTAGCTTCTGTCGAAGCGACTCATTTTCTTTCTCGACGGTGGCAATATAGTCCATGCCTGTATTGGTAACTCCTGTCATACTTGGTCTTACGCTCCCACAATTTGCATAATAGGAAGGTAAATAATGGGAAGGTATAGCCATATTAGACCTTTATAATCTCGGTGAATCCCTCTTCCAGCGAAGGGGGGGCAATGCTTGCGAACATGCGGTCCAGAACATCCTCGGGAACTACGCGGGTTCTTGCAGCGTTTCTCTGCTTGGCAACTTCCAGAGGAACCTGAAAAAATACAGCAATGACATTGTAACCATTCTCCTTGGCAAGACTTACCAGCGGCTTGCGGTACTTGACCGAAAGTGTGGTGTTGTCCCATACAATGTCCCTAGTTCCACACAGCATGGACTTCTTCAAGGCTTCCATTGCCTTTGCGGCGACCAATCCATTCTTGGACTGATCCGAGTGATTTCCAGTTACCTGAAACCTGATGTTGTCCATGTTGATAACTTCTACCGACAACTTATCCTTGAGGAAGTTTTCGGTCCAAGTGCTCTTCCCACACCCGGGTATTCCAACACATATGTATAAGGTCTTCATGTCCCCATTCTAAGGACAGAAACCCAAAAAGCAAGTGTTATTTTACTGTCCGAAAGTGTCAAGCTTCTGCATGACGCCGGATATTTCTTTAGGAACACCCTTCATGCCACTGTTAGGGTCCGAAGTCATCTCGCTAACAGCCGTTTGTATAAGAGAGCGCAGAACTGTCAACTCTTGCTTGGTAAACGAAACACTCACCATCTCGGGTTCTTCTGGCGGCAATCCCATTTCAGCTTCGAATATTTTTTTCCAGCCCTTAGCAATCTTGATATGGTCAGACATTATAGTTCTCCAAGTTTCAGGTTGCCTTCAGCGTTGTTGTCGCCACCACCTTGATTTGGTGCTGGCTTTCCACCCCGTGAAGCTTCAGGAGCCTTGCCGCCTCCTTCGTTATTAACCGCAGCGGACAGCACATCAAGAGCGTCCTTCTGTAAGCCAGATGCAAACTTAGCAAACTGGTCAGAGTCCATCGCCTTTATTGCGTCACCAACCTGGGTTGGGGTAGCGAACTTCAAGATGCCCTGCATTGCCGAAACTGAAATAGGATTCTCACGCTCTCTAATAGGAGATTCATAAGCAGCAGGAGGATCTATTACTGCTGGGTTGGCACCACCAAGAGTCTGGACATCGTTTCCCGGGGCTTCCGCTGCCTTGAGTGGTTGATTTGGTCCTGCTCCCGGCTGTCCTTCCTGATTCTGTTGATTTTGCTGTGGTTGATTAACTCCCTGTTGTGGAGCCTGTTGCTTTTTAGCAAAATCAAGGACTTTTTTATTAATAGCATCAACGCCATTAGTCATACTCTTCTTGAAGGCATCTACATCACCCTTAACAACTGCGGTAGCCACTTCAGTGGACATCTTCTTCAGGTCGCTATCTTTCAGACCGATTGAAACTCCGGATCCTATTTGATTGTTGGTCTTGATGACATTGCCCAAAGAAAGAAAAAGTCCCTTTACAGACTTTTCGACATTGGCTTGGTTGACTCCAGATCCACCCTGTTGTGGATTCTGTCCTGGCGGATCAACCTCGGGTATCATCTTTAGACCTTGCTTGCCAGCTTCCGATCCAAATGATCCACGAAGCTTCGAACGTATCATCTCTCTAAAGTTGGCATCTGGTTCCATAATAAAAACTCCTACGACTATTTATATAAAATCGTAGGAGTATTATATCAGTCCTTCCAGACGCCCTCGAACTTCTTGTAGTTGGCTTTCACCCACCAAGTAAAGTCCTCGGTTATGCCCTTCTTGGCAAGAACCGCTTCCTTGTTCTGGAAGAAGAATCCAGCGAACATCGGAGGAACATTCGCCTTGACCCACAACGCATAGTCCTTCTGGGAAGCTATGGTCGAAGGATCAATGTTCTTGGAAGCCGCAAGCGCCTCGTTGGTCAACTTAATGACCTTATCCTTGAGCTTCTCGGCAAACTCCTGCATCTGAGGGTGCAAGACGCCCCAAATGTCATCCAGCGTTCCAGCGAAGAACGAGTCAATGACTACATTCCTCGTGTGCTTCATGTCGCCTCCACCAACAGCGTGGAGAGACAAGTAGCGAGCCGTCTTCAACTTAGCGATAGGGGTAAGCCCATCGTAAATCACAAAGCCTTCACGATACACAGCGTCAGCCGTGTCATCCGACTGCTTATCGACCCAACGCTTCAAGTCATCAAGCGTCTTGATGTTATCTTCCCCAGCGAGCAGGAAGAAGTCAGGCTTGTATGCCTTGAAGATATCCCACCACGATGGAGTCTCATAGACGCCCGTCTTGTTGTTACGAGCCGTCAAGAGGAACACACGATCCGTGATGTACTTGGTGACAATACGGTTCTCTAAGCAGCAAAGCTCAAAGAGGTAGGTAACATTCTTGTCGCCCTGCGACTCAAGGATGTTCTTGTTCTCTTCTCCCAGCGTCTTCCAGAACAACGCATCGAAAGTAATCTCGTAATCACCAACCTTGAAGGGGGTGATTGCGCCCAGCGTTGAAGCACGCCAAACCGAACGAACGGAGTCGTACCAGACAGCAATAGCCGTTCCGTCTTCCTTGCGAATAGCCGAAAGCGCCGAAAGCTTCTGAGAAAACTCATCATCGTTGAAGATAGGGCAGTATCCCTCATGCTGGTTGAAGAACTTGTCGGGAGGCGTACATACGCGAGTCCAAGCCCCATCATAACGCCAGATATGCCCACGACACTCCTTGACGAGCGGGAACGAGAACTTGGCTGCCAACTGGTCGTACTTAAACTGCCAGAGGTCGCCCTCGTTCTTAACGTTGACTCCAAACTTCTCGAAGAAGTGGTCAACAAGGTTTACAGAAACTCCCTCAAACTCTCCAACGGAGCCAGAAGAGAAGTACTTAGAAAGGTAATCGTGTAGTGACATGGTTACATCATATAGATGTGCCAGAGAAGTCAAGAATCTTTTTGTATCAAATTGGTCGAGACTTCGTAAATGTTATTGACATCTCCATTTACGACTGATACATGAAATCTACTCTCCCAAAGACCCATCTCTGTAGTAAAGTTTTGCTTTATGTCAAATTCAACTGATTCTGATGACGGAATATCATCGAAAGAAAATCCATTTTCCTGTAATATTTTTTTTACGAGCTTCTTTTCTTTGGTTATTGCATAAAAGTCACCCATACGAAGAACTGGTAACTGGGTAGTTGCAAATCCATTATTAAGACAGTAATCTTTAGGTAGATCACACTCTACTATAACTTTTTGTTTCATTTATATCTCCAAGAAACTTATTATACAGACGGCTTTTCTACTGTCTGTGTTTTTTCTTCCTCATGTGACTTGAGAATTTCGGCAGTTATCTTATCCTTGCCCTTAAGCAAGTGATCGTATATTCTACGAACAAGTGCTGCTTTCTTTGGGTTCTCTTTCTTAACTTGATCGCGCAGTTCCTTAACAGAGTTGAGGACTTCTGCAATGGTATCGGTTGCGAGGTCGTTAAGATCCTCGGCGGTCAATGTAGCTTCTTCTGATTCTGGACCCATAACTTCGGTGCTACTAACGGATTCTGGCGAATCCTGATAGGAGTCCTCTGTCGCTACCCCGCATGAACTCTCTTGAGCATTAATAGGACCAAAAAGCTTCTCTCTGAGAGAATCTAATACACCAGAATATGTAGCTTCCTTGGCAACCGGAGCAACTGCTGGCTGTGGAAGACCCATATCGGATTCTTTGAGCTTCTTGCGAAGTACTTCACGGTAGCTATTGGCATTCAGTGTCATAACATTTCTCCTATATCAATGTTATTTATATTATAACAACATTCTTCCTTTATTTATTGTGGATACATGGCATTACCCATATAAATACTAATATGACTTATAGAAATCAAACTACTCTTGGTGTAGATGCTAATGGATTCATAAACTGCACAACACCACACCACGCATATATCTTAGGGTTTGCGTGGGCTGATGGTCATTTGCTGTATAAGTATAAAAGAAAAGAAATAAGAATTGAGATTGTCAAAGATGATATGGACGCAATAAAACCAACCATTGAAGCAACTGGAAAATGGTATCATGCATCAAGAAAGAGAAAAAATAGAAGGGAGCAGTCTATTGCCTGTGCTAATAATTCTATGTTATGTGACTATCTTCATTCAATGGGGTATAATGAGAAATCAAAAATATCTCCTACAAAAATACTAAAGCAGATACCCGAAGGATATCACCGATTCTTTTTACGTGGTTGGATTGATGGCGACGGTTGCTTTTATAAAAGTAAAACATCTAAGCAATTTAGTGTCGCTGGAACTCATGATCAAGACTGGTCGGTATTAGAAAATATATTTTCCTCTAATGGCATTAAATATACAATACAGAGGCGACAAGTAAAAAAGTTCGATGAAAAAATAACAAGATCATCGTGTGTCAGGATTACCAACAAACCAAGTTTGGTAATCCTAGACACATTACTCTATAGCAACTCATATGATGGAATAGGTCTTTATAGAAAATACGCAAAATGTAAAGATATTATATCTCAATGATCTTCTTTCCGTCATAGTTGCTCTTCTCGTGGGGATATCCCCGTGGATTGCAGACAAACCGGGTGTCACCAAGGGTAAACTCAGTTGGTTCATGCGTGTGCCCGAAAATCCACAAAGGAATCTTTGGCTGGAAGATTTCTGAGCAGTCGCAGGTAAAGTAGCAGTTAAGCTTACTTCCCATGAACTTCTCATGGATCGACTTCGGGTGTGGGCAGAAGTGGCTAATGACTACCGACTTCCCATCGAAGCTTTCCACCGATTCCTTGATGAACTTCCGTGCAGCCAAGTTGAGGTCAAGGCAGTGTTGCGGAGTAAACCACCCATCACCGTGCTTGATGGAGAAGAAGTCGTTGATGGCAAACGGGAGCCGCGACATAAAGATGTCAAGCGGAAGACCCGAAGACCGAACGAGGTCGAAGTTACTCCACAGAGTTGACCCAACAAACTGATATCCACCATAAACAAAGTTTTTGTTGTTGAGAAAGTGGAAGTTTGGAGTCTGCTTGGCGAAGTCCTCCCAGAAGTCATTGACGGTATGGAACTCACTGCCGTAATACTCGTGATTACCAGTGATATACAATACCGGAACCTTCCGGGTGATCCGACCCAAGATGTTCTTCATCCGACCAATGAGCTTGGGTGGGCAGATGTCCCCAGCCAACACCAATACATCGGCGTGGTTATGGAGCTTGAGGGTGTATGGCTGATGCTCCAGATGGAGGTCAGAGAGAACTTGGATCTTCATTTTTTTATTATAACCGCCGATAAGAGGAAGTCAACTACTTATTCCCAGTAGCTTGCCCAACTATCCGCATATACTTCCTTGAGTCTCTTTAAATAGGCATCAGTCTTAATTTTTGCTCTCCATATCTTATGTCCAGATCCACCTTTACAGACAACGCCCTCTACAACTGGATACTTACCGGATCTAACATCGGCAATAAAGGACGCATTAAGGTTTCCTTCATATATGACTTCGGCGGCTCTGTTGCCAAGAGCCTTACAGAATACTTTGACGAATTCTCGTGGACTAACAAATCCCTTCTTATGAATATCTACATCAATCAATACAAGACGCTTTGTAGCATCGTCGGGTTTATGTTGACCCGCGAAAGATTGGTCGCCAAAATATTCACAGAACACCACAACCTCTTGCGAATCGCGATATTCTTTCTTGAAAATAGCTTCAAGGTCGCTTGCCAAAGTATCACGAAACATCTTGATTGCGGGACCAAAGTCAGGGTCCGACTCGTCAAATAGACGCTTGCGGGTGCCGAACAAGTGCCACCCTCGTTTCTTAATCCACTCGAAACGAAGATTAGAACCGTCGTACTTGTAGAACGCGATGCATTGGTCATTCGGGGCTTTAGAAGAGCCTTCAATACTTGGATACGATTTCATACAGTTTCCTTAAAATTAATGATAAGAGAGACTGTACGGAAGTCAACTACTTATTCGCCCCTGATAGCGTCTGGATCTACCTTGTCAAGCGACCCATCGCCCACAAAAAAGTCCCGATAGGAGTAGTCGTGAGTTTTTCCGTTCCAGATGACTCCCTTTGGCATGAAAGCGACATCATACTCGGGGTTCATCCTCTGCATCTTGGCAATGGTCGCTTCAACCACTTCAATAGACACGGGAGTAAAATCCCAACAGTCAGTGCCCACATCGAACGAATAACCCCAAGGCTTAGCCGTTCCGTGACAATGACCAAACAGATGCCTTGCCCCGTGGACCGAATAGTTCCATGAACGCTGGGGATAGTGATACAGAACATAACGAAGATCGTTGACCTTCAGAGTATATTCAGTCTTGACCCAGTTCCACTTTAGTTTCTTGTGAGAATCAATATCATCGTGGTTGCCAAGAACCAGATGCTTCTGACCGTTCAGACGATCAAAGACGCTCCGGATCTTCTCAGCATTGCCCCAAGAGAAGTCGCCCATGTGATAGACGACATCCTTGCTCGTAACTACAGAGTTCCAGTTGGCAATCAGCTTCTCGTTCATTTCCTCTACGGAGGCAAATGGACGGTTGCAATACTTGAGTATTGAAACATGGTGAAAGTGCGTATCACTGGTGAAAAAGATAGTCATGCTTACTCCGCAGGCTCTATTGAGCAACCGATGGGTCCATTTGAAGTCTTTCCCATATAGAACATAACTTCATCGGCACCATAAGCAGTTACCTGCTCCTTGTAAAGCTCCGCTCGCTCCTTGGAGCAAGTCTTGACAATCGCCAAGCCCATCTGATGAACTTCAAGCGTCAGAAGCTCGGCATCTTGCTCGTTTTTCGCAAACACTTCACGAAGAAGCTTAGTGACATAGACGAACGAATGCTGGTCGGAGTCATGGATGATGACATTCCAGTTCTTTGCGTTCTTCGTCTCAACGCTTGTATCTTCAATGGTATAGGTGCCGAAGTCTTGCTGTGCCATGGTGTGTTTCCTTAATCCACATTATATGGAATATAACCAGAAGTCAATAGTGATCTTTGACTGGTCTTATGACTGGAATTGCCCAGTGTTTTCCAGATACTCTATATTCAGAAGGATCTGAATTTGAGTAGCTACTTACAGTAGCAAGCGAATTAGCATAACTTTTAAGTTCTTGGATAAGTTTATTTTTTATAACACTTCGTATTGTATCAAGCTGCTTATCACTTCCAGAAGGATTCTTGGGATTTGCTAGTAACTCAATATCATTACAAATATCATGGGTTCCTTGTATTATTTTCCCAAGCATCTTTGTTATGTTCTCTCTATCCTTGAGGAAGTCTTCAATAACTCCTTCTTGCTTTGCGATAGTCTCTTCGAGAGACTTGGTGTAATCATCTGACATATAACACTTTAAGAGTGGTGGACACGGCAGGGTATGATCCTGCAACGAAACAACTTTGATTAGAAAGAGCTTTAGTCATAAAGAGCATTCAAAGTTACTTCCGCTTTACTTTAAGCTACGTGCCCATAACACTTGTATTTATCGCTTCGACTTTGACTTCTCGAATTCCTCGGCATACTGCGAGTAGTCGTAATCCTCGCCCTCGTCTTCACGATAGCGGTCGCCATACTTGGCACGAAGGGCTTCTTCGCGCTTGCGCTCGGTATAAGATCCGGGGTAGTAGCTGTATGGCTCGCTGCTGGCGGAATTCACCGAAGTGTCGCGCTTGAGGATGTAATAATCAAATACAATCCTCTTTTCTTCGTAGTTGACCTTTCGGAGCCAATCGAAGTAGCACTCATCAAGTGCTTCGCATGCCTTGTCGGGATCAAGAGATTCGGTAAGCCAGCCGCGAGAGCGACTATATACCGAATAAAAGACATATCCCTTCTTCGGTGGCTCTACTGGAGTATCAACATTAGCTGACTCTACTGGAGCCATCTTCTTATTGATGCGCTTCTTGGGTTCCGCTACATTCTGGACAGCGGATTCGTCCTTATTCTTTGCAACACGGGGCATTGTATTCTCCTTTGTTGAGGTTATGTCCCTGAGACTTTATTATGGTGAGTTTATTCAATAAGTCAAGAGCCATCTTATCGGATGGGCTTGACATTGGAAATACGGCAACCCTTGGGGACGATGAATTCGGTTTCATCGCCAACACCAAAGACCTGTCCATTGACCATGAGAGTGCAGCCAGTAAAAGTCTGCTCCTTAGTCAAAACATATGACTCGTCAATAGAAGTAACCATGGAGGTCTGTGGAAGCGGCTTGGATGGCTCGACTTCCTTGATTTTCTTTTCTGCCTTGGCAAGACCAATCTTCTTGACAATGGTCCCCTTTGGAATCTTTATAGCATTGCCGAACTTCTTGGCAATCTCTCGCTTAGCTTCCTTGGTATTGGCGGCAACGATCTTGCCACTATCGCCCTTGTAGGTCCACTCGTAAATCTTCGCCATGGTGTTATCCTTGGTTGGTTATAACACTAGTATATGGATGAAAAATTATTTACAATCTGTATTCTTAACAGATGAACTAGCGTGTGATACACCACCAGCGGGATCTTCTGGACATGACTTAGATGGGATTATATTCCCAGTTTCCTCTCCAATATTGATATTCGAATCAAACCCGTTTGGAATGTCCCCACTGTAGTTTGATATACCATTGTTGAGAGCATTGAAAAATGCAACAGCCCCTATTGCGAGCAACCCAGCGCCAACCGCTGCTGAAGCAAGTGCCGCTGAAGGGGGTGGTACTTTCGGGGCACCGCACATTGGTGAGAAAGTTAAAGTTTCATCAATAGTAGATGTTTCTATTGATTGATATCCCATTAATTTTAAACAGTGACATTCCCATGGCTTTTTAAACTTGATAAGTGAACCGTGTCCACCGACAGGTACAGCACATGTTATCCAATCTGGTACAGTGATAATTCCCTCTGGATGCCAGCACGCTGAACACACCGGAAATGCATCAGCAATTGGACTAATAACAACGGAGTCATCGGATAATACTATACATGCAGTATAAGGATTTCCATTAATATATCCAATATCTAAAACTTGATACACATTACCATTAATTGACATAGTTCTATTGCCATTTGGGTCAATAGAATACATAGGCTGATCGGAAGCAGGTTGTGGAGGTAAGTCAGCCATCGGCTATAAGTTTCTGTATAAGCCCCATGGCTTCTGGATAATCTTTATGGCTAGAGTTTCTCTCACCAAGATTTTTTTCGAGCCATCGGAATTTAATTGGGTTCAGGTCTTTCTTCCTATTCCAAGGCAAGTCCATAGAGTGAAGTAATTTTTCTAACTTACGCAGAGATTCGAAATCCCTCATTGTTTATGTCATCCTTCTAATTATATTATATTGGGTTATCATAATTTATCAATACCACGAACTTGATTTGTTTGCCATTCCCCCACAAACTTTACATACGGAACAGAAACCAACCTTGCCATTTTATGACTATTGCATTTTTCGCATATTACTTTTTCTGTCGGACCAGACATAGGATGTAACACTTCTTGTATATATTTACACTCTTCGCATTGATAGTCATAAAATGGCATAGGTATATTTTATCCTAACTTAAATTATTTATTTGTCTATTCGTTTTTCTTTTGTTTACTTTCAATCTTTAATACAGATTCAAGAGAAGATTTAACTTCTTTCAGTTGCTTACCTGTTACTTCATATGGTCTATTGTCAATATAAATCAGATGAATTTTCTTATCTTCCTGCTCTGCAATGTTAGCTTCCCAAGCTTCTTTAGTTACTTGCTTACCTTCAATCCAATACTCGGATGGAGTCTTTTTATCATGATAAGAAACTTCTCCATGAATTTTACCATTTTTATATGTCTCGACCTTTGTTCCGTCGTCATAAGTTCTAATGTCTTCGTATCTGCTATACGATTTAACCGAAGGAACAGAGACATATGGTAGTGCGTTTCTTAGTCCATGTCTATTCTCCACGTCACGAAACGCTGTGTCAATGACAGCGAATGTTCTATTCACATCGTCAAAGATTTCTTCGATAAGTGATGGGTAGTATCTCATTTTGTTTTTCTCCTTTTTATAGGGTTGATGTTAAGCTTCCCACAATGGGAAACATATACATCATATAGGCAATCGCCGTGCCAAATAAAATATGCCAGAAAACAAAAAAAGAGTGTCAAAAAGACACTCTTTTTTCTATATTATGTCAGTATGACAGATTATCAGCTATTCTTCTCTAACCCAAACCCTCACAGTAAGATATGATATTTCAATTTTCACTTCTGTGTTTCCGATATTATTATCACGAAGTCTCTCACCAAAAGCCACGGTTTCCTCTTGAGTATCAAATGAGAATACTTCCTTTCCCCCACATATTTCCTTGACATACCAGAGAAGATCCTTATCGGCTATAATCTGCTCGGGTTGGGTGGTGGGCTTGGTGGGTAAAGTTTTTCTCATGTGATTCCTTAGTTGTCGGTTCCGGCGAGGTAGATCGGGTCACGCTGCTTCAAGATAAGTCTCCCACCAAGAGTCTCGTCCTCTTGTTCAATCTCGGGAGAAATAACAATACCCTCTCGGAGAGTCTTGTAAATCTTTGACTCTCCGTTAGAAGCCTGAACGATGGTCTTGCCGTCGAGCCACTCACGAAGCGTCTTGCCGTGTGAAAGGATAGGAGCATGACTGTATTTACCAGCCCCGAAGTTTTGGTCAAGAAGAGAGAACATGACACCCTTGCTGACAAACTTGCTTCCAATCTTCAGGTCGAAGATGAAACCAGTAGGTTCGGTCAGCTTATAGATGTTGCCCTGGATTGCGGGACCAGCTACCTCGAAGTAGAGGGTAGCGACTTCGCCGTAGAGACTGCCGATGGTCTTTACAAAGTCAATGAACTTCTGCTTGCGAGCAATAGCCCACCAAGCATGCTCATGTCCATCAATCTCTTCAATGGTGTGTCTGCGCTGGTTGACGAAAGTCTCACCAGTAGCAGGGTTGAAAGAAACTGACCCGTTGCTTCCCTCGACCTTCTCAAGAACCCAAACCTTCTGGTCCATGAGCTTCTCAAGAGGAACATAGAAACGCTCGCAACCCTCAATGTCGTAAACACTAAGGTCACATGGAAGCTGCTTCAAGTTACCAGCCTTGTCGGGAATGACAGGAGGCTCGTACTTGGTAACTCCAAGGAACTGCGTGATCATTTCGGGGGTAGGAACTTCCAGCCCCTTCTCCAGCTTCCAGTGGGCGTAAAAATCAGGATCATCAATAAGCGTGATGTTACCGACAAGTCCCTGACTGAGAACTCCCTTGAGCTTAACAGTTTTGATACGGTCCTTGGCGTTTCCAGCCAGCTTGCCAACAACTCCAAGACGCTCCTGAACAGGAACGGGAAGAACAGAGTCGATGGGGAAGTAAAGGCACTTCTGCCCGACTTCAAACAGACCCTTGCCAACAACGAACGAGAACGCAACATTCTTCAAGGTAGCCTTGACGATTCGATCAGCGCCGACGATAGGTTCGATTGAACCTATCTCTTCAATAGTTACTCCAAAGAAAGCCATGTCATATCTCCTAAGTTATATTACTATCATATCCAAGACGGCAAGAAAGCAAGTTTTATTTTAGTTGGGAATAGAACTCAAGAGTAGCCTGATTATGAATATAATCAGCCCACTGCTGATTCACTCTTTCAGCCATTTCTCTCTTAGCTTCCATAGCCTCGGCATATTCCATAGACAGTATCGTTTGCTCTTCGCTAAAATTTTTATGATGATACTCAATAGACTCTGGAGATATGGTTGGATATAGTCGATTAAATTTAGTTGACAATTGTTTTAACCTATGTTGAATTAGCGGTAACTGCTTAATAGTCTCTTCAAGACATGCGAGTATTATCCTCTCTTTTGTAAGAGGCTTTGGCTTTACAATACTCCAGTCTTTGTCAGGGACGCTCATGGAACATCGTGGACTATCTTGTTAAGGATAGACTCTTGACCGACCCTATCAGTCATCTCCTTGGCATACTTGAACTCGCCAGGAGTCATGATGCAGATTTCGGGCGCAGTCTTGTGATCATATACCATGAAACCACGAATGTCCCCGGGCTGGTCAATGCCTTTAGCCGCACACTTGGAGCATACATGGGAATCCAGTAGCTCGACCCTATCAACCTCAACCTCTGACTGACATGAACGACACTTACGCATAATGTCTCCTTCGCCATATTCTAGATATATGTATTAAAAGTCAAGACTTATATTTCTTCTTGACAAACCCAGGAACAAGCCTAATTCCAAATACTTTGTATATGAATTTCTTCCATGCGGAGGACGATATATCAGCCAGAGTGTGTGACATGCTGCCAGCTTCTAATCCTATGATGAAAACAATGATATGAATCCAATACTTTACAGTAAACGCTGTGATGACCCCAATTCCAATAGTAAATGCTATAAACAAAATAAATCCCAATATCAGTGGACTTACCCATAATAGCCTTGTAGCAGTTCCTCGTATAAACCCATGAGTCCACTTGGACCTATGTCCAAACTTCCTATATGGCAACCATATCCATTTTAATATATTCCAACGATGATACGGTGTGCTTTCAATATCAAGGTCGCCATTAAACATAAGTCCCGAAAACAAATAAGCAACTGCAAAAGTAACGGCAATTTGACTACCAAACAGATAACCAACCAAAGATGCCAACGGTATGACCGTGACATATGTTATGAAATCGTGGGTCTTTCCGTCTGACATTTATATCTTACTCATCTTTTTTCTTTACATCCAAAGACACATGTAGTCTTACATGAATGTACCAGCAAACAGATGCTACGAACGAACCGATTATAGTGGCAAGTACCCACCATAGAGTATTCTTTGTTTCTTTAAGTGGTGATTCCATAGTTGGCTGTTCTGGTTCTGTTGGGGCTGGAGCAGAAGCAGCAACGTCCATTGGCTTTTCGGGGATGTCTTCCGCTGAAGGAATCTCAACTGTCTTGCTTATACGAACTCCGGGCGCTCCTTGAATCTTTTGCTCAATCGTCGCTACAGGAACAGGCATAACTTCTTCTTTCTTATCTTCTTTCTTGAAATTCCCGACAATATCCATAGTCGTATTAACAATACCACTAAGAGCCGTCAGTATTCCACCAATCATGAGAAGATAATTAGAAATCTTTTTTAGTTTCTTCATAAATTAATCCTTATGAATAGTTGCCAGTTTGGTGTAATATTCCGGATCCTCCCATAAGTGATCCAGGGCTATCTCTCTTGCCTTGGTGGGGTCATCAGTATGCTCTTCTCTACTTCCAGCCCCATTTCGAATTGATGCTTGAGAATGTAATATAAAGTTGTATACTTTCTTCCTGTTGAATTTCCAGCATGATGTGCTGCAATATCCTGAAGTGTCTTTCCGTCAGCCTTACCGCCACTTATTTTTTCTTTCTCTAAGATTTTCTTCCAAGACTCTTGAAGTTGCTTTAGTTGCTTGTCCATATATACCCCAATGCTATTTATAGTTTTAGCAGAGGTTCTCGAACTCGTCAATCACCATGAACAAAATAGCAGCAAGTTCTTGTTTTGTGTAAAGTATAGTCCCAACATCACTTAAAAGCGGATAATGTTTAACTATATACACACCATATTTCTCTCGGTTGACTATTGTGCTTCTACGGACAATACTTTTGTAATCTTTATCAGTTGGTTCGTTAGGATCCTTCCCGCCAACATAACCATACCGTATCATACTGTTTCTCTTGGTGTGTAGCTTTTCCAACTTGATAATCTCATCAAGAGACTTTCCCTCGGTTATTTCCTTATTCCAACCAACGACGCCATGATTAAACAATTCCCACATACCAAACGCTCTTATGGTTTGTGTATCAGTTGGGTTAAATTCTCTGTGTCGAGTCAGGTAATGCATGGCATTCCCCGATTCTCTCAGGATTTCTAAGGCATAATCATTCGCCGTCTTACCCTTGTTCCAATCTGATAGATGTAGGTTCTTAAGGTTATCACTTCCACCCATGGTGTTAGCATATACCTCTTTTTCCCCATACGGATAATAACTGAGTATGGGGAGATTCGAGAATTCTTCGTCTACTTTGGCACTGAAATATTCTTTCATACATCTGCTTCATAAGGAACTTCGTAGCACCTTACCTCAAGATTGGGAAGTCCCTTCTTTTCCAGCCAACCCTTAAATTCTTCAGCCTCGCTCTTCATCTGAAAGAAACAAGCACCAACTTGATGGTAATTTTCAAATACCTTATTTTCCTTATTCAGCAATTCACACTGGTCAACAACCATGCCACCAATGATCTTGGAGAATCCTCTTTGATTCTTGTTGATAACGTAGTAAAGATTATAACCTTCGAGGTCATTCATGGCTTCTCCATTGGAATCATGTCTCGGGTGCCGTCAGAATAGACACGGATCTTCGTCATAGCCTGATTCCACCCGTTGGTGAATTGCTCGTCGCCGCCCGTTGGAGCCAACTTGAAAGCTTCAAGGGTGGACATAACATCCTCAACCCGGGTGTAAACTGAGCATTGGAGAAATTCTTCCGTAGTATCGTAGTCACTTCTCATGATATGCTCATGTTCCTTGACAATATTCTCAACGGTGTCCATGTATCCGATGAATTGGCGAAGCTCGGTCATTTGGTGTTCCTTATGGTGTCATTCTATGAATGGGTAAGTAAAGTCAAGCAACAAGTTACTGACGGATGCTCGCCAGTAACTTTTCTTTTTCATTGACCAGCGTTCCAGCCCACAGAGCCGACAGCATCGCCCTCTGAGCCTCTCCTATCCGCTTGCCATCCTTGGGCGACTTGATATCCAGAGCAACTATAAGTTCCTCTCCAGTGACATCAAGTTCTTTTGCAGTCAGTGGCGTGGCTATCATCTTCTCGACTTTAGCCGCGAATCCACGGAAGCCGTCTCCTTCTATCTCACGGGCAACTGCCAGCAGAACTGGCAGCAGAGGCTTTACATTGCCTATGAAGGTATGGGGCATCTCGAAACTGAAAGCAGCTTTACGGGCTACTTCCAGAAACTTGACATGAACCGCTTCCGGCTTCATAGCAGCAACATTGCCGCCTCGCAGGAAAAAGGCTATCAGCATACCCAACACACGGCTTTCATCATGCAACCCCCCGAGACTCACTTTCAGTGGCTTGAAGTCTCTACCAAACAGCGTCTCACCGACACCCGACAGCTTCAGGACCGCCGCAAAGTCACCCGAATCGGCTGGACCCTTGAGCCAAGCCTTTTTGAATTCCTCCAGAATACGCTCACCTGAAACCGTCTTCAGGCTGTCTCGCATGTTGAGAATAGCTACTGCCGTCTCTACCTCCATCTTGAAGCCCATTCTCACAGAAAATTGCAGCCCACGCAGCATACGCAGAGGGTCTTCCGTAAAGCGAGCCACAGGATCACCAACGGCTCGCAGGACGCCAGCCTTCAGGTCTTCCATGCCACCAAACGGGTCTATAAGCCCCTCAGAGCTATCAGCCAAGAAACTCCGCAGCGGAATAGCCATGGCGTTGATCGTGAAGTCTCTACGACCCAAGTCACTCTCGACAGAAACCATAGGGTCCGTTTCAACCGCAAAGTCGGTGTGTGAGACACCCGTCTTCACTTCCCGGATCCGGGGTATGGCAAAGTCGAACACTTCGCCTTCTATCGTTCCCTTGACAACGCCGAACGACTTGCCCACTTCATCAGCCGAACCCAGGACACGAATAGCAACGGCTATCTGCTCCAGCGTCAGCTTACGAACCAGAAAGTCTATGTCTTTTGGCGTCTTGGACAGCATGCGGTCACGCACGGGTCCACCGACCACAAAGACTTCCCCGCCAGCACTCTCAAGTGCCGTCAGTATCTTGACTAAAGTTTCTTTCGTAGGCATATGTCACCATTATAGAAGCAAGAAGGAGAAGTCAAGTTACTTCTTTAAATCTCCTTATACATTCTTACAGCAGACGGTTTATATCCATACGATTCATATAATGTCTTAGCGGGTATATTCTTATTTGCAACCATAAGTTGTATCTGGTTGCATTTCTTTTTCTTTGCTATAGCGTGGAGTTCGTAAAGCATCTTCGACCCATGACCCCGACCGCGACAAGCTTCATCAACAACCAAATCAGTTATGACAAAAGTTTTTCTTTTAGGAGTCTTATGTAGATAATACATTGCCATTCCCACAAGCTCTCCATCAATCTTATATTCATATAAGAAGCTATCAATCAGCTTATCCATAACGATTTTTTTATAGTTTCTTTCAAGCGTATAAGATTCCGGAGCTATCTTTACATGTAGCTCCATCATTTGCTTGTAAAGAGATTCAATCGTCGGCATCTTTAAGTTTCTTCCACTTTCTTCCAGTTGCCCCATTCTGGATGATCACCACCGGTAACGACTTTCCTGGCTGCTCCCGTAACAGGATCAGTTGAATCAAGGAATATGATGAATCGTTCACTAGCCCATTCATAAGCCCACTTGCCCGTGAGCTTCTTTTTCCCGTTCACCCATGTTGCTTTACGATATACCATCATGGTTAGTTATCCCCATGAACCTTATAGTAGCCGTATTCTTTGATATTGTCTTGTATTTCTTTACGCTTAACATCGTCTGGTTTAATCAGATGCTTATATGGTTCTCCACGAAGCATAGCGTCGGTTGCTGCTCGTCCTATTTCAGCAATAGACAAGTTGTAAAGATAGGTATCGTAATCAGACATGGTTATCTCTTATTCTCAAAGTTAATTTTAATGTTGTATTTTAAAGTATCTGAATAGAATTTTATTCTATTTTTATTCGTATCTTTACATGTAGATACTTTTATTATTTCTTCTGTAAATTCTCTTTTCATTGAAGTGTAACTCATTTCATTCCCTCATTTCCCTAACCGCCTCGGGGTCTATCTTCTCAAGCATCTCAAAGGAAACTGTAACCTTACTCATTATCGTTCTCCATAGTAACTTCCAGAGAGAATATCCTGCTTTATTGTTTCCCTAACTTGGGTCAATACTTTACCAAGAAGGTTTTCACCCCTCCACTTGGTTTCATCAAGAATGTCTGGATTGTCCTCTGACAACCCAACACCCCACACTTTATCATACGGAGATGCCTCCACAAGTATCTTATCACCAGTAGCAAGTAGTAACTCGCGACACTTCCTACTCTGCATAAACCTAGCAAGGTTTCCAGCCAATACTATTACATACTTATTCATATCCCAAACCTCTTGGTTGAAATTCTTTATTTGTCTACCAAGTTTCTGATGATTGGCTGGATTCTTTTCTTCCATAATTATATCGGCTGATTTGAAGTCCTCCATGAGTAGAGCCTTACGATGCATCATATACTGTTCACAACAGTTGTAGGTATAACTTTCACACTTGAAGTCAACTATATGCCACTGGCTGAGACGGTGCTTCCAGAAGAAGAAATATTTGTCGGTTTTCATCAGTGAATCCTATACACAGTTAGAGGAATCTTACCCTCACGGTCATATTGTTCCTTATATTCTTCATAATCCAAATACTCACCTTCCCAATCGGGTTTCTGAGAAACTACTTGGAAAGCATCAACATTGGTAATGTTATTAAAACCACTACCATCAGAATGCCCATTAACGACAATAAGAGCATCGTCGGGGATGCCTTCAAGCAACTTGAGTAGTTCGATTTTGGTCATATGGTTTCCTTAGATATATTATAAGCAACTTTAAGCGGAAGTCAAGTCTGGATCTTTAGCATCAAAAGACCCTTTAAGGTAATAGAAACGAGCATTGAAACTCCTTCGCTCAAAAGGAGTTACAGAAACACATACCGTCTGACTAATAGTGTCTATATACATAGGCAAACCAAGCTGAACCCCAGGTCCATAGACCTTCTCGGCAGCAGCTTTCATAGTAACTTGGTCAATGTCGCAGAACACTACCTCTTCTCCACTTCCACAACAATGTCCAGCTTCTTCATGTATTCCACAATAAGAGCATCTCTCATAGCGGCTTCTTCCTTCATGACAGCATCATATATCTTCTGAAACCGCTTCATGTTATACTGAATTTCTTTCTCACGATCCCCGTTCCGAATAAAGATGTTCTTGGCAGCAGCTACATTGGTCAGATGTTGAGCAGCGTTAGCAGTCTGTTGCCTGACAGCAGCAAGCTCAGCTTCATACGAACGAAGCTTCTGAGCAACATAATCCTTGACTATCTGCACCTTGAGCCACTTATCAGCAAAGGAATCTTCTGCCATAAGACAGGTGGACATACAGAGAAGCATGAGAATGAAGCGCATGGAGAGTTCCTTATACAGCCCATTCTAGGAGCCGTAAGAGGAAGTCAAGGGTTAATATAGGTTAATATACCTCAAATCCCTGGAGAGCCAAAAAAATCCCCCGTAAAATTTTTTTCAGGTAGGGGAAACAGGGGGTGGGGGGCTTTATTATGCCCTTGAGAGCAGCTAAAGCGACATAAGAGTTACTTGAGAGCAGATTAGCTTTTATCAAAAGACTCACCATACCAAGGATACTCCGAAAGAAACTTACCGAGACTTACGAGTAACTCTGTTAGCGATAAAGAGTTACGCTTATGCTTCTCGTGATTCTCCGTCATAGACATCCATTCCAAGTTGTAAGGCATCGCCACTATCCAAGGTGGTATATGATTATCGTACCCGTTGCGGCAGGAGAACTTGTGGTCAATAGTCATTCCTTCCTTTATGTCAAGTATAGAAGAGAAACGAAGAAGGTTCTTTTGGGTTATATCGTCGCATTCTTTCCTATAGGTATCATATTGTTCGTAAAGATGTGGCTTATTTTTTTTTCGGTATATTCCACATTTGGGGCAATCTGTTCCCCCGCTTTTGACAACATCCATAAGTCTATCAAATTCATGACCACAGAACTTACATGTACACTTGAGTCTCTTATGGTGGTTTATTTCATCCATAAAGGCGTTTGTTATAATAAGGTTGGGACATATGCCACTCTTGTTATATTGAGCTACTATTGCTTCTCTCCTGCATTCTGGACATAACTCTTTTATTTTCCTTGTATCGGGAGTTATTGAACTCAAATTTCTTTCTATTGTCTTATTATGTTTCTTACAGGTAATATGATATGACTTATCAAGTATCGTATAAGGTTCTTCCAGAATAAGATTTTGCTCTTTGATAAAAGTAAGTATTTTATGCTTTGGGCTTCTTGCCAGCTTCTCTTGAGCTACTATAAGAGCTTCTTCACGCTTCTTCTGTTTTTCTATAAAAGCATCTTGAGTCTTCCTTATGCGGTGTAATACACGAGAAAGATTTGTAAAGTGCTTTAGGTTGCCGTTAGGAAGCTTTATAGTGACTGGTCCTTCACATGTAGTATATTCTACAAGAGTATACCCACGAAGCTGTAAGATGCTTCTCTGGTTTTCGGTGCCTAATAAAGATTCTTCCATAGTAACTCCTTCGTAATGTTTATTATACCAGTATTTATAAAAAAAAGGTAGGGGTTTATTATATAAAATTCCTAGAAAATCAAAAAACCCCGTGTTTATATTCTAGGTGGGTATAAAAATACCCCCCATATACCCCCAAAAGGCAGTAAAATACCCGCCGTTTTACCCGTAAAAATGCCCTCTGGAGGGTGGCTAAATGCCTGCCTTTTGAGCCTATTCGCCGCCTTCACCAGCCTGAAAAGACGATCCCCTTGTTTTGCTTCAGGACCAGCCGATATGCTGGTGAGATGTTATCCTTCTTGACCTTAGCGACAGGGGCGACGGGCTTGGAGGGGCTTTTGTTGCTCATGCCTCTATTATAGCAACTCCAATCCCATGTCAAGCCCCTATCAAGCCCCTATCAAGCCCCCATCCGACGAGCCTCTTCCAGCCCCTCGGAGTAGCAGGAGGGGCAGACGCAATCCCCATCATCGTTGCAGCCGCTTTCCTGGCACACTTCCGTCTTGACCAGATTGCCCAGCCGCACCAGCGACTCCAGCCGCTCCATCACGAACTTAGCGGGCTTGACCAGCACCACGGAGTTGGCACCCTCGCACTCATCGCCGCAGTGGTCGCACTCGTCCAGCACCATCAGGGTCACATTGCCGTCCGGCTCGTAGCGCACCGCCCGCTTGCCGTGATTGGGCGCGAAGCGAGCCATGACGGTGTTGAAGGCGAGGTTGGAGTTGATGTTGGAGATACGCATGGGAGGCTTGTCCTTGGTTGATGGGTAGAGTATAACGCCTTCCTGGCGTTGTCAAGCCCCCTTCCCAGCCCCTCTTAGCCCCTTAGCCCGTCACCTGTTCGATGATGCCTTCAGGACCGCCCAACTGGTCGCAATACACATCCTCCTGCTCCAGCATCATCTTGCCTCGGCTCGACATGATGCAGACTCGGTAGGTGTCACTCGGCAGGAGCGTGATCATCACATTGCCACCCTGCTTCATCTTCGGGTTGCGCCCCAGCTTGAACGCCAGCCCACCCAGGATCTTGTCGGTCGCTGGGACGATGCCCAACTCGTGCGCCCCGATGCACATCAGCGTGTTGGTGCCGATCTGGTCACGGATGGCGGTGGCGATCTGCTTCTCTTCGGGGGTCGGCATGTCTTGTCCTTGGGTGATGCTCAGAGTATATCAGTCAGCGTCCAGAGTCAAATCCTTTTTGACTTCCTGGCGCAGCTTCTTGTGCGCCTTCTTCTTGTACCACCGGAGCGACTTGCGGGCGCTCTTGCAGTCGATGGCATCGTAGGACTTCCAGCCGCTTGCTTTCTCTTGGTGGGTCATGCTGGAGAGTATATGCGTCGGGAGCCTCTGTCAAGCCCCTATTCAGCGGCTATAGAGCCACCCACCGAAAGCGTCCATCTTCGCATAGCTCTCAGCGTTGAAGATGCTCGCCCGCTCGCCCTTCGCAGGAGCCGCCCAGCCAGCAGCCTTGAAGATGCCTCCAGTCGCCTTGCAGACGAAGCAAGCGACTGAGCCGCCCTCGTCGTTGCCGTTGGTGCGGACCACACGGATGAACTTGGAGCCGACCATCAGCTTGACCTTGCCGTAGTGCTTGAAGCTGCCGTTCTGAGCGTCCAGAACCTTCTGGTAGGCATTGGTGAAGGCGTCGAGAGCAGCGTTGAAGTCGGTCATTGGTTGTCCTTGGTTGATGAGCAGAGTATAATCAGATTCAAGCCACTGTCAAGCCCCTATTAGGCGACTCCAGCGATCCGCTTGGCGACCGCATAGATGGTGCCGTCCTCGTAGACGCAGAACTCTTCGCCCAGGAAGGCTTCCAGCTTCTCATAGACAGCGGCGTGGTTGGGTCCGTTGAACTCCTTGCGAACCTCACGCTTGAGGTCAGAGGGGACGGACTTGGCGTAGTTGCTGATGCTCATGTGCTTGATTGTAGTGGCTTCCAGAGGAAGTCAAGCGACTTTCTGCCACTTCACATGGACTCCAGCGAACTTGCTGAATCGCCCGTTGCCATGTGGGACGTTCTTCTTATCCTTGTAGTAGAGGACTACACGATCCCGACCATATGCAGTGACACCAGCGAACCAGCCCTCGCCGCCATACTTTTTGGTGATGCCGCAGAGAGCAACGGAGATGCTGTCGTTCTTCATGTGCTTGATTGTAGTGGCTTACGGAGGAAGTCAAGCGCGAATCCAGATCCAGATGTCCTCGGGAATGCTGTCTCGCACGATGGTGTCGAGCTTCTCGACCAGTCGCCGTGCCTCTGATACATGCCCAGCCTCGACCGCTTCCCGCTGCGCTTCACGCTGTTCAGCCGCTTCATACGGGTCAGCGTTCTTCCGCTCCCATTCGGTGCAATCAGCACACAGATGCATGCCATTGAACTCGTCGGTAGCGAGGACTGCCCGCCCTTCGACCAGACACATCGCACACGGATGGGAAGGGGAGTTGCTCATGTGTTTCTTTCTTGTTGGGCTTAGTATAGGCAATGGGAGCCGCTGTCAAGCGACTTTCTGCTCGGCAGCCCACTCGTCGTATGCCTTGTAGTAGCCCAAGGCAATCAGTTCCTTGCGGATCCGGTCGTGCCAGTTGGTTTCCTTGTTGAAGATGATGTACTGCTTCTCACCGTCAGCATCCCGACCCAGGTAGGACTCGTCGTAGTCCTCGCCGTACTCCCGAATGAAGTCGTAGAGAGCATCAGCGTAGTAGATGGTGAAGGGAATGCCGTTGATGTAGTCGGCAATCGACCGACAGATGGCAGCGTCATCGACCTTGCCGTGAGCGTTCACATGCTCGGTCAGGATGCTCATCAGGGAGGCAGAGATGACTTCGTTGCTCATGCTCGTAGTATATCAGGTGGGAGCGAATGTCAAGCGTCAATATCTTCCACCAGTACCTTGATATGGGTGGGTGGGATTATCCTATCAATGGTTGCTTCCCATCGCACAGTGTCACTTACAAGCCACTCGTCAGGGACTTCCAGTTGCAAGATACTTAGCCGCTGGACAAACTCATCGCCCAGCCAGTTTGACAGAGCATCTTCTAGGGAAACCATATCAGGGAAAACATAGACACGGGGTATTTTTTCTTTTGCTGACTTGCTCCGTGGACCGACTCTCGGTTTCAATCCACCTTTCAAGATACTCGGAATGTTTCTCTTGGGAGTGACATGAAATACTGTTGTCATGCTCGTAGTATAGAGCCTTTCAGCCGTTGTCAAGCGCCTTGTTGAGCCAATCCCGCAGACTCTTGGCTTCCTCCAGGCTCAGCCAAGTCGGTCCCACGCTACCAGACTCCCTGGCGGAGATGTTGAAGCCATCGAAGGTGCCAGCGGAGTCAGTGGCTTCCAGGGCAACCTTGCCGTTGTTGTCCTCCAGCGTCCAGTTGATGCGCTTGTGGGCGTTGATGCTGATCGTTGCCATGTTAGCAGACTCCAGCGATGCTCTTGGCAACCGCATAGATGGTGCCGTCCTCGTAGACGCAGAACTCTTCACCCAGGAAGGCTTCGAGCTTGCCATAGACAGCAGCGTGGTTGGGTCCGTTGAACTCCTTGCGGATTTCCCGCTTGAGGTCAGCGGGGACAGACTTGGAGAGGTTCTTGATGCTCATGTGTGTGAGTATAGGAGCAGGGAGCGAATGTCAAGCGACTTTCTGATTCTTCGCCGCCTTGATGACAGAGTGGAAGCGTGTGACCATCAGTAGGATCTTCCCAGCATCCTTGTCGCCAGCCATATGCTTCTCATGCATGGCTCCAAGTAGTTGGTAGAGCTTCATATAGCCCGACATGTCAGCCCCGTTGAAGACATCGGCAATCTCTTCAAGTTGCTTTCTCAGGATGGGAGCGTCTTCGAGCATGTCAAGCCCCTTCCCAGTAGCGGTCAGCGTTGGTCAGAGCAGCCTTCATGCTCGCCACCCCGACGCTATTCTGGCTGTGGATATGCCACTCCAGCTTCGGGATCTTGCCCAGGTAAGCCGCTTCCTCAATCCACTTGGCGACCATGTAGCCGTTGCCAGTCTCCCACTCGGGACCAAGATCGTGATCCAGGCTCACCTTCTCGACCGTGCCAGTCTCCAGAGCAGCGATAGCAGCCTGTGCGGTGAACACATGCAGATCGTAGCCCTCGGGCATCTTGCGCTTGTCGTCCAGCCAGAGGTTGATGCCGTTCTTCATGCTCGTATCGTATCAAGCGGGGAGCCGCTGTCAAGTGACTATTCGGGCGTCAGGTACTTGACCAGCGCCTCGACAGCCTCTTCGACACTCTTGGAGCCGCGCATGCTGATCGGTGCCGACTCGCCCTTGAGGCGAACGAACCAGAAGCCGTCCTCTTCCTCAATGTGGGCAAGCGTCACCCAGCCGAGTGACACACGAGCATCTACATCGCTGTCCTGAGTGATCTTCAGGAGGGAGGCAAGGGCGTTGATGTTCATGTTGGTATTGTAGGCGTTGGGAAGCAATGTCAAGCCCTATCCCAGCCGATATGCTTGCTCAAAGCAGCGTCCCAGCCGCCAAGCTCCTGAAAGCGAGCGTTCAGGTACTTCCAGTAGGGAAGCGTGCTGTCGAAGTAGGGGTGAGGCTCGCCGCAGGGATGAAAGCGCATCAGCCGCCCGATTTCCTCTCGGGACATGCTGTTGATGGTGTCAATGTTTTTCTGGAAGTCGGCAGGTAGGTCGGTCACTTCACCTTCTCCGCCAGATACTCGTTGGCATACTCAATCAGGTCGTAGTCGATGCTCCGCTCGTAGGGATCGCTGTTTTCGTAGGACTCAAGGATCGCGCCCAGCAGCGCCTTAGCGCCCTTGAGGTTCTTGGGGTAGAGCGACTTGAGGCTCTTGGCAGCATTCCGCCGCTTGATTTCGGCTTCCAGTTGCTCGGTGGGGATTTCGTTGATGTTCATGAGCGTGAGTATAGAGACTTCCAGAGGAAGTCAAGCGACTTTACCGCCTCGCTTCCAACCACACCTTATAGACCCCAGCCGCAAGATGCTTGGTGCAAATGTCGCAGGATCGCCCCTGTGCCATAGTCCAGCCACCAGTGGACAGAAGCAGCTCCTTGAGTGACTTCTTGTCACAAGTGGTAGTCAAGCCGCTACACAGAGCGTTGAGGATGTTGTGGGTCATGTCAGTATCCTAATGCCTTCCGCCTACGTGTCAAGGTTGGGAATGTTGTGGCTTTCGATCCAGTCCATACACTCGTGGGCAAGGTTCTTGCCAGCCGTGCAACCATCTTCTCCACAAGAATACTTGATAGTGTTGAGGTTGTGATGCAGCGCAATGAGCAGCCCTTCCAGCTTCTTAATGCGAGCCTCCGGTGAGACGCTGTGGAGCAGCTTTTTAGCCGCTTCCACACGCTTCATGTTCTGCTTGGCTTCGTATTCCATCTGCTTGATGCCGCTTTCCAGCGTATGGGCATTGCCTCGGATGCAGGCTTCCTCTGTGTCATACACATGCATGGTGCCGATCCAAAACTCATTGTCGGGGGTTTCTGGACGAGCGACCCATGCACGACTATCAGGATCCTTGCGCTTGAGGATCACTTCAACGGGGGCGTAGGCTTCGAGTATGTAGGGCATGCCAGCAGTATAGAGACTCCCAGAGGAAGTCAATGCCTAACTTGGGCTGATGATAGGGTCCGTATTGCCACCGCACCAGAGACTTATCTTCTGCCAATGCTCATCGTGGTCAGTTTCGGGGTCTGAGTCGGTGGTTCCGCCCCATGCCTGCTTTCTATACACTGTGTCTATTAAATGGGCATATTCGTGTCCAAAAACACGACACAGATACTTCCAGCGTGTCATACGCAGCTTGCTGAACGCAAGTGGGTTGATTTCGATGATCATGAAGTAGCGTCGGTTGCCAATCTTGGTGCTGGGGTGGACGCTTTCACGCAAGTTGTATCTTGTGCGTAATGAGTCAAAAGACCGCAGGCTTACTCCTACGGCTTGTCCAAGGGTATTTCCCCTTCTACCACATACAAACACTAAAGGATTGATGGTTCTGGCGACTTGCTTGAGCCGCTCGGGAGCCGATGAACGCTGGAAGCGCCTCTCAACGGCTCGGAGCGCCTTGTAGCAGTTTTCCTCGTTGATGCAGACAAGGCTACCCATACCTCTATTTATGATACGAGTAGCCGAAAATAAATCAAGCCACTATTCTGCTCGTATGGTGTTTATATTGACCGCATCTATCAGCTTGCCGTCAAGTAGCCAGCCGCTCACGGTCATGGATGTCAGACATTAGTGTCTCCCTTGCTTGCGGTGAAGCTTCTTCCGCTTCTTCTCGGCTTGCCGCTTGAGCCGCTTCTCGTTCTTGATCTTGCCGTCACCCTTGCCCCAGGTCATGTCGAGGTCTGGAATCGAAGGAACGACAAAGGGTTTATTCAGCCCCGGAATGGGAATGATGAAGCCGCTCACGCAGGCACCACACGCTTCCCGGCGAGCAGCCGCGACTGGACCGCCGCATCCATGGACAGGAACTTGCCCTCGAACACCCAGACGCCGTTGCTGTTCACTTCGATCCGGTCGCCACGGCGCAGGGTCACGCCCTCGCGCTTCTGGGTGACAACGGGGATGCCAGCGGCATCGAACACACGCAGAACGGACTTGATGTTGCTGGGCATGGGAGGTTCCTTGGTTGGTTGTTGGGTTGAGTGTATCGGGTGGCAGCGAATGTCAAGCCCTTAACTTGAGCCATTCGTCGTACATGCGCTGGAAGTCGCTTGGCAGTCCCTCATCGATGAACTGGACATCACCCTTCTCGTAGAGGCGCATGAGCCGAGCATTGGTCGGGTCGTGATGCTTCTCGAAAGCACCCACTTCGCCAGGGTCACGATCATCCAGCGAGAACCCCAGCAGCTTGCCGCCCATCACGAACCACATGCCACCAGGGCAAGCCAGCAGGGGAGTCCCCTTCGGGATCACAGCCGCCTCGTAGGTCGGGCGATATACCTGGGAGTTGCCGTAGTAGGAGTTGGTCGGCTTGACCTTGCCGTCAGTGACGAAGGCGTTGATCGGCACATGCGTGGCGAACACACGCCCGCCGTTCACCATGAAAGTGTCGTAGAAGGTAGGCATGGTCAGTCCACCCACTCCACAACATGCATCTCAAGGATGCTGTCATAGGAAACCCAGGAGGTCTTGCCCTGCGCCTTCAGTCCGTCCATGAAGTGGGTCGCCCAGAAGAGGTTGAGGAAGGTCTTGATCTTGCTCATATGAGTGGAGTATAGCGACTGGGAAGAGAAGTCAAGCCCCTAAATCGCAGCTTGCTTGGCAATGCCAAGTTGCCTGGAAGCCCTTGTCAGTCGCTCGGCAAACGAAGGAATAGAAACCATAGCCAGCAGTGTTGTAGCCGCACGTCATCTGGACATCAGCCGCGTCATGTAGCGTGATGGGATGCTCGGAAGTTGCTCGCCAGTAAATGCGGTCCCTGGAGTCGCCCCCAGTGACTTGACGAGTGACTCGGAAGGTCTTGCCGTTGATCGTGAGGGGAGCGATCACCAGTCGCCCCCGTCATCACTCCAACCGCCATAACTCTCATTCTCGCCCATACCAGCAGAGGTCATGGCGTCCTCGTCAGCCTCGGCATCGGTCATGAACTGGTCCTGCTCGCAGTCCATCTGCTCCATGTGATCCAGATCGGCGTTGTCGAGCGCCATCTCGTAGGCATCGTCCTCAAAGGGGAGGTCGATGGTGTCGGGGGTGTCGTAGTTGCTCATGCGTATGATTGTAGCGGCTGGGAGCCAATGTCAAGCGTCAGATTCGTTCCTTCACATCGTCCCAAGCGTTCTGAGCGCGGTCCATGAGGTTGTGGATTTCTTCGATGGGTAGATCCATGCTCTCAGAGAGCGCCATGAGTTGATCGTGGGTCAGATCAACACAGGCGACCATCTCACCCAGCAGGCGGGCAAACTGCAAGTGGTCGTTCTCCCACGGGTTGCCCTGGAGCTTGATGCGTTGGAAGGACTCGATACGACCGGGGGTGGTGATGCGCTTGCTCATGTTTTTCTTTCAGAAAGGGAGGGTTGCTTCGAGCGACTTCAGCGCCTTCGCCACATTCATCAGTTCCAGCTTCGCCATGAAGGCGTTGAAAGCGCCCTCACCGTCCAGGGGAGCGCCGTGAATGACCGTGAGAAGCTCGACCTTCTTGTTCAGAAGCTCAGTGTAGGTGGGGTCGTTGTCTTGGCTCATGGGGGTTATTATAGGAGTCGGGAAGCAATGTCAAGCGACCATTTCGCCAATCTTGACCTTGATTACCCCATCCCGTATCATCCCCATAAGATCACTCTGGTAGAACCGCTCGTAGCCAAACACAGCACGGAGCTTCGGGTCGGTAGGAATCAGGCGCACCTTGTAGGTGCCGTGGATGCTGTCAAGGTCATCCTCGGGCTTGTCCTCAATCTGCATCTCGACGGGAACTTCCTTGTCACTGGAAGTAGAATATGCGATTGGACCGCAAACACGAATCGGTCGGGTGGGAACAATGAAGGTCACATTGGCGATCCCACCATTGCCGAATACGAGGTCTTGGAGGGTGTGGTAGGTGATCATGCGTGTTATTATAGGAGTCACTTGGAGATGTCAACACCAAAGTGCTTGCCCAGCACTTCACGGATCGCACACTCAGCGCCCGAAGTCCACTCGCCCAAAGGCATCAGGTGTGGCTTGAGAGTGTCCCGTATGTCACACAGCTTATCCACGGACTTCATTCGCTCAGCAGACACTTCACCCAGCGCCTTGCTGGATCGCTCCATCTGGTCCTTCATGTCTCTGACGCATTGCTTGAGGTAGGCAAGTTCCTGTCGAGCCGCATCTGCCTCTGCCTCGGTGGCGAGGGGTGGACCGAACACTTGGTCGATGCACTTGTTGAGGTATGGCGTATCAAGACATGGATGGAGAGTATTGCTCATGCTGTTGCCTTTATCTTTTTCATCGCATCACGGTAGCCCTGCTCCCACTCAGCCGCTCGGGTGGGGAACCAAGGATCGTAGGGGTTGGTGAATGGACTGGGTGAGACACCGTGGAAGTCATCTTCCATCGCCTGGGTCTGCCCCTCGACATATTCCTTCGATGGTTCGCTCATACCAGCATCATAGCAACTCCCAAGCAAAGTCAAGTCCCTATAAATAACCAAGTCAGGAGATACTTATGGACCCTATTCGCGCAAAGATGCTGGAAGCCCTTGGACTTGTTGATGAGGCTATTACAGATGCAGGACAACTACGAGCCATCTTATTATGTGGCGGTCCTGGCAGCGGCAAGAGCTACGTTGTCAAGAAGCTCATGGATAATGTCTATCCACAGCCAAAGGTCGTTGATAGCGACAAGCTATTCGTCAAGAAGCTCCAAGTCGCTAATCTGCCCCAAGTCATTCCACCAGAGAACGCGCCAAGTCCAGAAGAGAAGGATTTACGCACCAAGCAGCTTGACATACGCAATAAGGCACTGGAGAGTATCAAGCAGTTCCTCAAAAACTACCTCAACTCCTATCTTCCAATACTTATAGACGGCACTGGCAAGAACTACAAGAACATGGTTATTCGCAAAGAGAAGCTTGAAAGCCTCGGCTACGACACCATGATACTTGTTGTTTCTACCTCGCTGGATGTCGCCCAGGAGCGCAATGCAAAGCGTGACCGCAAGTTGCCTGCACATGGCTCGGGAAGTGTTGAAGAAATCTGGAAGCAGGTTCAGGACAATATACCCAAGTATCACCAACTATTCGGTGAGAACTGCATCGTAGTCGATAACAACCCAGGCAAGCTGGACGTTGACTACATGGTTGAGAAAGTCAATAAGTTTTTCTCTGGCACTCCCAAGAACCCAATCGGTCAGGAGCTTGTCAAGAGTCAGGCAGCGAACCGTGAAGTGCCACAGGCTGACTTGGACACCTTCTAAGCCTCCAGATTTATCTTGACACCCAGAGTCAGGAGTCGGTCGAGGTTGGTGTCCATCAGCATCAGTTTGAGGTAGTGACTCAGCCCAGGACCGATGACATAATCATCGTTGTGCTTCCAGTATTTCGCAACTTCGTTGGGCATGTCTTTTAGAGCAACCCGCCCGCCACCCTTCTCGTTGCCGATGTAGGCTCGTATCAGGCTACGCCACAGAGGCTTATGGCGCAGCTTCCAGCAGCTTGCGATTTTCATGCGGTCGATGCTCATGTGGCTTTCTCCTTTCCTTACGCTTGTATTGTAGGGATTGTGAAGGGGAAGTCAAGGAGCGTTGTGAACGATGGTCGCCCGCTTGTTGCGGATATACTTGGTTCCGTTTGGCATTTTTTCTAACGGAGGTTGCCCATCGTGCGCCCGCATGCGATTATAAGTGTCAAGTGCATCCTTCCGCATGGTCTGCATATAGCTCGCAGCAGCGTAGAAGGCACTGGCACCCTGGTCACGGGTGGGTGGGACATTGACGGTGTATGAGTTTCTCATGGAAGTGATTGTATCACTCGGGGAGGGAAGTCAAGCGACAGCAGCGAGCGACTTCTTCGGCACCACTTCCAGCAGCGCACTTTCCCACCTGTTCAGGTCAACATCGCGACTCGCCAACAGGTTCCATTTATACGAAAAAGGAGAAAAGACTAAACCCTTGTATGACACACCATTGGTACGGAAGTCATTTTCCATTGCAATGTGTCGCCCCAAGCCGCTGTCGAAGCACTGGTAAATCGCTCGACTCTGGCACTCGGGATGGAAACTGATGAGCAGCTTTCCCGCTCGCCCATGAGCGACTACAGGAAGCTCCCAATGCTCGCCCTGCCGCGTGCGGTTATGGTCACTTTGATCCTGTACGCCACCATGTCGGGTCAAAAAGCCGCGAACTCGGTTCCAGTAGCTCTCCAGGCTCACAGCACGACCTCGGTGATGCGACCAGAGTCCATATCGACCATTTCCAGCTTGGTGCCAGCAGCAACCTCGGGATGGTTGTCCTTGATGTAGCTCCGCATGCTCGTCTCATTGACGAAGCGAGCCACGACAGCAGGAACGTTGGTGAACTTCCTCGGCTCGACGCTCAAAAACTCGTTGTGGGTATTCTTGACCATGAACATGGCTTAGACTCCTTTTCTATGATGATTGTATGAAGCAGGAAGCGAAAATCAAGGAGAGTCTGGTCAGTGCCTCTTGCCGTTGATAAACTCGTCAATCACCTTTGGCGTATCAAGAATGTACTTGATGGTCGCCAGAAAGCGACGAATGACGAAACAGATGGCGAGCAGCCCGATGAGAGCCAGAAATCCGATGAGGAAGTAGAGGACGGTCACTCGAACGACTCCCGCTTCATCACCTTGCGGTCGTAGCGGTTCTTGTCCTTGAACACGCGCTTCGGGGGAGGCATCCAGCGCCGATTGGCGCGGGCAGCTTGCTGGTCGGTGGTTTCGTGCTTGTGCTTCATGCTTCGTAGTATATCAACAGGGAGCCAATGTCAAGTGTCTGTATAGCGCCAGAACTTGCTCCATTGCCTACGGAGAGACACCATGCCGTCAAGATGCTTGAAGAACGGAAGTCGCTTGTCAAGCTCTATTGGCTCGACTTCCACTGCATCCAAGATGTCAGTTTCAGCGAACGGATCAGCGATGCGAAGTGGCTTCTGGGCTGTCGCTTTCGACTGGCTCAGTGTTTCGCTTGACGCTGCTAGAGTAGTCATCATTGTCATCCTCGTCATCCCACTCTAGGTGGTTGCGCTTGACTTTGATTTGCTTCTTGGCTGCGCGAGCGAACTTGTCCGCGCCCATTTTCCAACTCTTCGACACTTGTGTTCTCCTTGTTCTGTTAGTATATGATAAAGATTGCGTTAGGCAATCATTATTATTTATCGCTGGCTTCCAGTAGCAGGGGGTTAGTACCGACCTTGGTAATCTCGTGGTCGAAGAAATGCTCGGTGTAGCTCCTACGAGATGCTCCACGCCATTCCACGATCCAGCCACCCTTGGCACGATGAAGCAGCCTACCCTCGCGAATGGTGGTCTTGAGCCGCTCGGGGATTACCTCGCCGTTATTGCGAACATGCTCAGGCTTGAGGACGGTGCGCGAGGCGATTACTTGGTCGCCAGATTTGAGAATGTTGGTCACTTGGAAGCCTCCACCGCGTAAGCGGTTGATGCCTTGTATGACACACTGCCGTTGTCAGTGTTGTAGCTCATCTTGACAAAGGACTTGCCCTTGTAGCTCACGACGCGGGGCAGCGCCTTGTAGGTGTCGTAGCCCAGGTCAGGAACGAAGGTGCGGAACCACTCGACACCATCGTAGGTGCCGATGTCGCTGACGGTGACAGATCGGGGGATTTCGAGCGCGATGTTCATGTGTGTGAGTATATGAAGCGGCAGGAGAAGTCAAACAAAAAACTCCCAGGCATTTGCCCAGGAGTTTCGAGATACTGGGATGGGCTTGGTTGGCTACAAGCTTACGGGAAGTGACTCCCGTGTTCTTTGACGCGCCCGAAGAGGATCACTACCCCTCTCCTACTAGCGTCCTCACCCCATAACGTCCTGCTTTTTATTAGCGAGAGTGCAGGCGTATTACGTCCCAGTCCTCTGGTCCGCCGGACTCGTCTCTCGTTTGGTGTCGGGCTGGGGTTCTTACCCCCAGTTCAGGAGCGGAGTCATGACTTCCGTCCTCTATTCGCTATTGGCACCCAACATATGTCAAGGGGACTTACGGACATTTCGGCTTCTACTCTGCCCCGCCCCTTGACGAGTGTAATCATAACACCTATTTCAGCAAGTCAAGCATCTTGTTGATCGCGTCCTTCTCGCCTGGATCACACGCATCCTCAAGCATATGCTTCAGCTTGTTCTGGAGGTCGTAGATGCTGACATAGGAGCCATACGAACTCTCAACCATGTCGGCAAACATGCCGTTGCCCTCATCGCACTCGGAGCAGGTGTAGCGGGTGATCTTGTTGCTCATAAGTTTCTTTCAGGTGTGTGAGACGGGCGCGCTTGCTGTGTGACTCACCGACTCGCAGCCTCTCGGTAAGCCTGCTCGGCATCGACCAAGGCTTCCAGCGCCTTGTTGCTCTTGGGGTTGTCGGCAAGCGCCTGACGAGCAGCGTCGAGCTTCTTGGCAGCGTCAGCGAGTTCTTTTCTCATGGGCTTGATTGTATGGCTCGGGAGCCGTTGTCAAGCGCCAATCTGAACGATGGTCACGCCGTAATACTTGGTCGCCGCTTCCATCAGGATCGGGAAGTCCTTCAGGTGGAAGTCATGCTGCTCCTGAACATTCTTGCTGGTGCATCGCTTTTTCGCACGCTCAAGGACAACATTGTAGTCCCGTCCCATGACATACTTGACGAAGCCGTCCTCGACTCGGGCAGCCGATACGCGGGTGACGAGCAGCCCATCGAAGGTCTTGTGAGTGACCATCGACAGCCGCATGCCGTTGGGCATGGTGGCGTAGCTTTCGATGCGCTTCTCGGTGGGGGTCAGGCGGGAAAAGGTCTGAATGTCGGTCATGGGTTTGATTGTATGGGTTGGGAGTGAATGTCAAGCGACTATTACCAGCAGCCCCGTCCAGCATCCTCAATCTCTTGCTGTCGGCTCGCCCATTCATCGTTGTGGGCTTCTATGGCGACTTCAGCGCCATCCACGAGGACGCAGTAGCGAGCGACGAGCCAGCCATCGCCACAGGCGGTCCAAGTTTCGATCCAGCGATCCGCCTCCTGCATCCACTTGCGGGCGGAATCGAAGCCCTTGGCTCGGACTTCCCAGGTGAGCAGCAGATCGCCGTCCTCGGTTTTCTCGGAAGCGACTCGGCGGGTGATGGCTTCGGTGTTCATGCTCGCAGTATAGCGACTTTCAGCCGCATGTCAATCATTCTTCGTGAGCGTGTCGTAGATGCCAGGATACTCGGCTTCCATCTTCGCCAGATACTCGTCGGCTTCCTTGAGCTTCTCGCCCTTGGCGATTGCGTCAGTCAGGCACGCCAGATCAGTGTCAGCCAGAAGGACATACTCGTCCGAATACTTGACGAGGTTCTCCATGTTGCCGATGAGCGTGGCATAGGTTCGGTCATCGAAGCAGCGCCAAAAGATCGTAGTATCGAAGATGCCAGCGTTGCGATGCTCCTGCTTCCTTTCCTTGACCCATGCGTGGAAATCAAGGGGAGTTCCGCCGAACAGGCGTACTCGCAGGCGCAGCATGAATGACTTGCGATAGACCTCGTAGTATCTCATCAGCTTATTCAGCGTATTGGCGTGGCTGACACGCACGATACGCTTATACAGCCCGTTGATCATGCTGGCGAGCTTGGTGACGGGAAGACGGGCATAGGATTCGGGGTTGTTGCTCATGGTTTCTTTCGTTGTGTGGAGTATATGGCTTTCAACCGATTGTCAATAGCCCTTTGCCTTCCACTCGGCAGCAGAGTCGATGTTGCGCTGGTGGACCGTGAACTTGTCGCCAGGGCTGGCGTACCAGTTCTGCCCGAAGTCCAGGCAGACCTTCTCGGTGCCGACATAGGCGCACTCGTACTCGTTGCCCATGAAGCTGCGGGGATCGGCTGGGAGCTTGGCACTCAGGATCTTGATGGGCAGACGCTTGCCGCAGATCATCGACTCGGTGAGGGTGCCAGCGGAGAGGGGCTTGATGTTGCTCATGTGGGTCATTGTAGGAGTTGGGGAGCCAATGTCAAGAGAGAGTTTTGATGAGTTCCATGAACTCGTCGTTTTGGAGTAGGGCAGCCGCAACTTGCTTGAAGTCAGGCTCCGTGACCAACACGATGCACTTGGCGTCCTTTTTGTGGGCTTTCGTGCAAAGCTCCTGGCGAGCGACATTCCACAGCACATGAAACAGCTTGGTTTCGTTGGTTGGTTCGCTCATGACTCAGCCAACCTTTACAAGATAGTAGTTGTAGCAGCGGTTGCCAGAGTTCTTGATGCCAGCCTTCAGGAACTTGTCGATGGTCGCAGTTTCGGTCACGGTGCGATCCCAGCAGCCATCGCTGCCTAACTCCTGGGTATAGGAGTAGGTGAAGGAAAGCGACTTGAGCGAGGGGTCAGCACTGACCCGCTCGCGCAGGGGGCGCATGTCACCCGAGAAGATGGCGTTGGAGAGGATGAGGGGTAGGTCGTTGCTCATGCTGGTAAGTGTAGCGACTTCCCGCCAATGTCAAATGCTAATCCGTTGTCAGCCCAACCCACAGAATGACAATGGGAACTGCTACGATGCCCACTGCCAGCGCAACAAGAAGAATCGCAGAAGTAATCGCAATCACCAGGGCGAACAGAAAGACGATCAGAGCCGCTGCCAAGATACAGGCGGGGATTGAGAGCAGGGCGCAGAGAAGTCCAGACAAAATGTTCATGTCAATCCCCTTTGTCCAGCTTCCCGTCGAAGCAGATGTGGATCAACTCGTCCTCGGGAATGTCGGAGCCGTCAAGGTTCTTGATGCTCCACTCCAGGCACCATTCGCGCAAGGGGGCATCGGTCTGCTTCTCCAGATTGACCAGAGCAGCCTCCTGGGTCGCTTCATGGCACCAGAAAAGCATGCCACGGACCTTGACACGCCAGAGGTACAGCTTGCGGCAGTACATGGCTTAGCCGCTCATGCCTTGTGGGTGGCTCTCGTCAGTCTCGGGATCGGAGATGCTCTCCAGCCGCTCCAGCAGCATCGCCTGTTCCTCGACACACTGAGCCTCGGTCCCCTCGACATGAAGCTGCGTGCCATTGGTCAGGTAGAGGGGGAAACGAAACCGCTTCTCTTCTTGGCTCATCATGGCAGGAGCGATCTTCCCGTAGCCGTCGATGCGGTCAACGAAGAGCGTGTGGGAGCCGACTTGGATGAGGTAGTGTCGCATGGTTCAGTTCTTGAGGGCGCTCTTGACGAGTTCCACACCAGTCATCACGAACAGGTTGAGCAGGAAGCCGCCGATGATGACACCCCAAGAAGCAGGAGTGACGCCCCAGCCGACGATCATCACCCAGCAGGAGATGCCGAAGACGACACCCAGCAGGAGGACGATGAGAAAGAGAGCAGCGAGAACCTTCATGTGTTTGTTTCCTTGTGAGGTTGATTGTATGGGCTGGCGGCGAAAGTCAAGCGGGAAGAACCGCTCGGAACTCCTGCACGCCCTCGGGGGTGTCGGGGAAGGTCATGTTCATCTTCAGGTCGCCATTGAACACCACAGACACCACAGCCCCCTCGTCACGAAGCTCGACCGTGATGCCGCTGTCGGTGCGGAGAGCATCGGAGTTGAAGAAGCGCCCAGAAGCGCCCATGCAGAAGCCACGGTTGAGAAGAATGGGGACGAAGGGGGACATGGGTTTCTTTCTTGTTGGGTAGAGTATATCAGACGGCGACGGAAGTCAAGGAATAAGTTTCAGCTTGCGAGCCACAACCTTGTCGAAGACATAGTAGTGCTGGCAGTATTTCACTACACAGAACGAGATATGGTCCTCGTTATGCTGCTCGTTGAGTTCGTCAGCATGGTCCCAGGCACGCTTCCACGCCAGATGCCCGTTGTCTTCATCGCCGCTATACCACGCCTCGTAATGCTCGCGGAGGAAGTTGCCATCATCAAACTTCTCGGTGATGTCGGGAATGGACATCTTCAGGGCATATTCAGCGTCGGAGGGCATCACAGCAAGTTGTCCTTGATGATGTCGTAAGCCTCTTCCAGCATATCGTCGCGAGCATCTACCCCGACGATCCCAGCGACTTCCCGAATGTCTTTCAGGGCGTCTGCCTTGGTCTTGACCTTGCCCCCGCAGCGCACGCCGACCAGTCGCACGCTTGCGCTTGCCCATTCGCAATCTTCATAGTTTATACACGCATCAACTAGGTAATCTAATGCTGCTTTACGATTGAGTGTCTGATTGGGATTGCCCGGAAGGGAATAGTTTGTCTTCATGCTTCATATCATATCGGGTATTCATCATTGTCAATAGAGTTCTTATTGACATGTCTTTCCATATATTCTATTATTTTTCGATGTTCCTCAATGCTTCCGCTACTTTTTAGATTATTAGCCCGGAAAGATATAACCTGAATATTTCCCTTGACATAGCCTTTTGTGTTATCCACTCTGTCAATAGAAGGGCAATTGGCTAGATTTGGATTTTCTACGTCAGATTCTATAGGAATGCCTAAAACTGGACATATTTTTGGTATAATAACATCTTCTATACTTATGTCAAACTCTAATCCATTTTCTCTTGCTCTTCTCTTTGCCCTTCTAAACAATGCCACCGCTTTATTGTCTCTAAGCCATTCTTTCTTTGCTTCTGATTGACATTTTTTACAAACACTATCTTTCAATCCTGCTTTTTTCATCTTCCAAGGAAACTCTTTTATAAGTTTCTCAATACCACAACAAGAGCATATCTTTTTTACAGGTAATCTTTGTAATATTTCTTCATCAGTAAGTTTTGATACTTCTATTTCCAGTTTTATTTTTCGTTTCTTTTTATATTTCCTATCTGCCTCTACTTCTGTTATTCTTTGTGTTATGGGTGTATTTGCTCTATACAATCTCTTGTCTTGACAAATACACGATTTACATTGTGAATATCTATTGTAATATTCAGTTTTAGGTTTCTCTAAATGACATTTGATACAAACTTTTGTCTCTTCCATAAAATAACTCCTGTCCCACTGGTGGTACGGAACCCTGGATGGAACACCCAACCAGGGAACAGGCGTTATAAACTTGGACTTTCCAGGGTTCCGTTTATGTTCCTGCTATACTTATTTATACCAGTATTATAGCAGGTTTTTACTTTATTTCTCTATCGCTTCGCAACCTCTGCCAAGCAGTCCTCACCAGACTTTTGCCAGCCCTTCGCAGTATCCAGCAAGTCGTTCAGAGCATTGGCGTTGCGGGTCGCCAGGATGATGCTTACAGCCCGCAGCATTGCCCACTTGTCGGTCATATGCTGCTTGACGCTGGCACTCTGCATGCCGTTTGCTGCCTTGTTGTAGCACTCGGCAGCGTCGGTGAGAGCGCGGGTGATCTGAGCGTAGGTTGCCTTGCGAGCCATGATAGTGTCCTTGGGTGTTGAGCAGATTATAGGCAGCGGCAGCCGAAGTCAAGGCTTCTTCATCCCCAACCGACCCATAACCTCGTCAATGGCTCGCGCCTTCTCGTACTCATGGTCCAGATGGGCAGCGATCCCACGATGGGCGAAGCACTTCCGCCGCATCTCGACCAGCATGGCTCGGACCTCATCGAAGTTGAGGAACTCACCGTCCTTGGCAGTAGTCAGTCCCTCACCGCACGAAGGATCATAACGCTTGAGAGTCTTGAGGGGCATGGCTTGTTCCTTGTTGCCAAGATTATAGGCACCGCCAACAAAAGTCAAGCCATAATAAACAAGCCACCCAGGAGTGTTGCGCTCCTGGGTTTCATATGTTATACCCCAGTCTGGTTGGGGCGAGGCTTACCTTTAGCAACAATCACTCGGATCCGGTAATAGAGCCAAGACTCCTGTTTTTTTACGCCTCCAGCGAACGCTCGAAGGCTCGCTCAGCGCGATCCATGTCCAGAACCGCCAGCACCTTGCGAGGAACCTTGGCAGCCTTGAGGATGCTGGCGAGGGTGTCCTTGCTCGGATCCACGACGATGCTGCGACCCTCGGTGCGCTTGACGATCAGCACATGGCGAGCAGCAGCGCGGCTCGGGTTGTCCTCGGGCGAGCAGGCAGCCACGAAGGCGACCTTGCCGGAGCCAGCGGAGTCGATCTTGACCGCCACGAGCGGGTGAGCGCCGGGGTTGGTGGGGAAGGCGTCCTTGCGGGTGCGGACGAAGAAGTGGGACTTGGGAAGGGTCATGTAGTTTCCTTGTTGGAGGTATTGTAGGAGTGGGGGAAGAAAGTCAAGCGTCAGATGAATGGGACGCCAGCCTCGTTGCTGAACGTTTCCATGATCTTGGCAGAACCACGAACCGCAAACTCGTTGCGAAGGTCGTAGTTGCCCGTCTTCTCATGGCTCGCCAGGATCTTGGCAAACTGGAGGAAGGAACCGAAAGTCGCCTGCTGAAGCGTGCGATGCTTGTGGCTGAGAGCAGTGGCGAAGACCTTGATTTCATCCTTGTCAGCGCCATTGATCCAGCGGGTGAGCGCCTCCGCCATCTTCTCGGCGCGATCCTCGGCTTCCATCTTGCGCTCCTGCCAGCGCATCTCGGCGTCAGACATCTCGGTTTCAGGCATGGTCAGGGTTCCTTGGGTGTTGAGCAGAGTATATCAGTTGGCGGCAGAAGTCAATCAACAAGTTCGTGGCGAATCTTGGAAATCTCCGCTTCCAGTTCCTTGATGCGGGCGAGCTTGCGACTGCGGGCAGAATCAACCCCAGGCATATCATCGCATCGATAGAACCCATCAGCAGCGAAATATTTCTCCATAGTCTTTGATGAAACCCCATGGCTCGTCTCGAAGGCGTCAGCAGCCCAGCGAGCATGCTTGCTCCGCATGATCCACTCGACCTGTTCCTCGGTGAACTTGGTGAGCAGGAACTTGATGTTCGCCAGCCACGACGCCTTGCCGTATCGGTCGTAGGAGTAGGCGTCCTTGGTCTTCTCAGCCAGCGCCTTCGCCTGGGCGTTGAAGGTCTTGGCACACTTGGTGAAAGCAGACTTGGCAGCGGGCATGTTTGTTTCCTTGTTGGGTAGAGTATATCAGTTGGCAGCCGAAGTCAAGACACAGCATTCCAGAAGGTATCGTGAGCCTCTTCACGGGACGCCGAATCGTTGGCACCCCAAGGCTCATACTTGCGGAGAACGGCAGCGACTTCCTTCCAGCCATCCATGACATCTTTCTTGCCAGCATTGACCAGATTGACTTGAGCCTTGATGACGGCGGCAATGTCGTTGGTGGCTTCCTGCCAGCCCTCGACATTCTCATAGAGGCAGAAGGGGTTTCTATTCATGTTGATTAGTATATGGATTATTCGTGGGTGTCAAGCAGCAAAAAACTTTTCCCAGCCACCAATCGGCTCTCCATTCTTGTCGGTCACATACTTGACAGACCCATCGGGGTTCATCCAGTAGCGCACCTTCTGGTGCGGCAGGAGAGCATCGGGGTAGATATACAGACCCTCGGCACCATCGTACACCCGCACGAAAGCCAGCACCTTGCGCTTGCCGACCTTGCCATTCACGACGGCATCAATCTCCATCGTTCCTGCGGGGAGCAGGTAGCACACGTCATCCTCACCGAAGTCGAGCCAGATGCAGGCAGGACGCACATGCGCCTTCTCAGCATCGGTCAGGCGGCGGAAGGTCGGGTAGGGCTTGTTCATGTGTGTCAGTATAGGCGTTGGGGGTGAATGTCAAGTATTACTTGGCAGCCTCAATCTTATCCCCGATCTTGATCAACTTGCCCATCTTCACGAGCGACTTGATCAGGCGCAGATGACGGTCGAAGGCAGTAGGATCGTCAGGCAGCCCATCCCATGCACCCAGATCCTTTTCAGTGATCTGCCCACGGGACTTGATGAAGTCAAGGAGATTATTGGTTTCCTTGACTTTCTGTTCCGCACGCTGCCCGCCAGCCACGCCGCCCTGTGAGCGACTGGTCTGGTTGTCCTTCGAAGAGCAGTCAGCAATCGGGTTCTCAAGGTCGAAGCCGGAAGCCGACATGCGGATCAGCAGTTCGCCAGAACCGCCGAAGCGGTTCTTGTCCACCACGATTTTCTTCGCACCGGGTCCGAAGTCCTTTTCCTCCATGTTGAAGATTTTGATACAGGCGTCAGCAGTATGCTCGACCGCAGTCTTGCCCATGGCGAGCTTGCCACCCTTGCACATGTGCTGGACAAGGAACACGACGCACTTGTTTACCTTGGCAGCCTTGTAGATTTGCTGGATCGCGTAAACCTCGACATCACTCTTATTGATTTCGGTGTTGCTGGTGTGCAGACCAGCGAGCGAGTCCACCACGAGAACACGATACTTGGGCATGATCGCAATGATATCCTCGACCGTGCTGATGTTGTCAGCATCGACTTCCGTCGCTCCGATGCGCTCGGCAGTGAATGCCAACTGCTCAATTGCCTCTTCATTGGTGGCGAACAGCGTCTTGACGCGACCATTGTACTTGATGGTCACAGCCTGGGCAAGCTGGAGCAGCAGAGTAGTCTTACCCGCACCACGACCAGCACCCACGGTCACGACCATGCCAGGGACGAAGTTATTGAACAGGTTGTCCAGAGCCTCAAGCCCCGTGGAGATACGATTGTAATACTCCTGGGGGATTTCTACATCGCAGAGCCGACGAGGACCGCTGGAGGTAAGCCCCAGATCCATGCCGCTGGCACGCTTGACGATGGGCATCTTCAGGTCTTCGAGAGCAATGGCAGAGTTCATGTTTGTTTTTCTCGCGTGGGTTATGACAACATCATAGCGACTTCAAGCGGAAGTCAAGTCCCTATCCAGCGAGTATCACACCCCGATGAACCTGGGTCACAAAGTCATTGACAGCAGCCATGTCAGGCGCTTCGGGCAGCTTACAGGAGCTTTCAGCAGCCTTCATGCCCCTCAGAGCGATTTCAAGTAACTCAATAGTCTGCTCGTAGGTGTACTTGCCCTGCTTCATGTCGAGAGCTACTTCCCGGTCCTTGCCAGTCATTCTCGGTGACGCCATTCCCAGCGTCATCCACTCGACAGCCTGGACCGCGAGCCGATAAACGTGGCTGGAGCACTTCAGATCGTAGCCATGCTTCGCAATCATTTCCGTGCGGTTGTTCTGTGCCCTATGCTCACGAACCCGAACGAACTGGTCCTTGGTGTAGCCGAAGAACGCAGGAAGAATTGCCTTGGTGATGAAGTGCTTGCGTGCGAAGTCACGAACAGAAGCCCACAAAGGATCTTCGTGTAGCACACACTCGCTCGGGATTTGAGCGATCAGTTCCAAGACTGTGGGGTTGCCCTTAGCCAGCAGAGCATAGAACTTCGTCAGCGAATAGACGACCGTATCACTCGGCTCGGACTGCTCCCAGTGTCCTCT